TTCCCAGAAAGCCGTACTCGGAAAGGAATTCCGATAGCAAATTTTTCCCAGAAAGCCGTACTCGGAAAGGAATTCCGATAGCAAATTTTTCCCAGAAAGCCGTACTCGGAAAGGAATTCCGATAGCATACGAGAAAACCAAAAGGAATTCCGATAGTGTATGAGGGAACCAAAAGGAATTCTAGCATCAAATTTTTCCGAAAATCGGATTTGAGAAAGGAATTCCGATAACGTATGAGGAGGCTGCCGCCCCATCTTCCTAGAAAATGCCCTGCGCTTTGAAAATGCCCGCCCCCTCCGGCTTGACATCCCGGTCCCGCTTTTGCCAACCCGCTCCCTTGCTGCATCCTGGCTTTCCTGCTGCATCCTGGTTTTCCTGCCATCCCGGTCCCGCTTTTGCCAACCCGCTCCCTTGCTGCATCCTGGCTTTCCTGCTGCATCCTGGTTTTCCTGCTGCATCCTGGTTTTCCTTGCTGCATCCTGGTTTTTTTTACCGTCAACTTGAACGTCTGCGGAGATAACTCTGCCAGTCCTTCATTGATATTCTTATTAGTTAGTATTCTTAGAAGCTGATTACCTAAAGATTGGTAACCGATGTTTAGGTCACAACCAAGCCCTGAATACCTCGTCATCCATCTGCATCATCCCCGAGATCCTCGCTGTCTCATTCATCATTGTGGTAGTCTCTCTCCTCCTTTTCATGGCTAGTCTTTTCTTAACGTTATCAATAACTTATCTAGGTACAGTGACTTTTCTATATGTGTTGCGGGGATGGGGGAGAGTCCCGAAAATCTAACTGACAGCCTTTTCCTGGAACAAGTTCTGGCTTTTCCCGTATCAAGTTCTGGCTTTTCCCGTATCAAGTTCTGGCTTTTCCCGTATCAAGTTCTGGCTTTTCCCGTATCAAGTTACGCCTTTTCCTAGAACAAGTTACGCCTTTTCCTAGAACAAGACCCGGAAAACATGAGCTGTGCCCCCTTTGCCATCTCGTTTAGCTATGAATGTTGCTTCACATAGTACAGTACGTTTTTCGTAGCCTACTTTTTCACCGCCGTACGGAAAAACATAGTACAATACGTTTTTCGTAGCCTACTTTCAGATGAGCAAGCGAAAGGTGTGCTGAACTCCCCCGCCTCCCCTGCCCTTTCTTGCTATGTAAGTCGCCTCCGTCAGGCCCTTATCCTCCAGCTCCAGTACGTGATCCCGCATGTGGGAAGCTTTCAGACCGGTTTTCTCAGCCAACTGAGCATACGTCAGCACGCATTCAGCCTTGCCCTCTGCCCCGACGCACAGGAGAAACAAGACCTTGAACGCGGAGCCCGACAACAAGGCAGCCTTCTCCTCAAGCACCTTCATCCTATCCTCCATAAACCCTCCGAGCTTGTTATTCCTTTCCCGTAACTGATAAAGTACAGTACGTTTTTCGTAGCCTACTTTTTCACCGCCGTACGGAAAAACATAGTACAATACGTTTTTCGTAGCCTACTTTTTTCACTGCCGTACGGAAAAACATAGTACAGACGGAAAAATATAGTACAATACGTTTTTCGTAGCCTACTTCTCTTGCCACGCTTCCATCTCCTGCTCACCGCGCAGACTTGAAAGCCTCGGTACGATAGCCTCCAAAAAGGCCTAAGAGCCTGTATTTACAGGGTTTTTAGACCTATAGGTTTTTCCGATAGCTGCTATAGGGAGAGGCAAAAAGGCTGAGGGAGGCGAAAAACCCTCCCGCTCTCTCCTCCTGTATTTCCTAGATTTTCCATTCTGTTTAGTCTTATAAGGCTTATGCACAGTAGTAGGGGGGATAGCTCTTCCATGTATATACGCTATTAAGGTCTGTTTAGTCTTAGGGGATAGCTCTTCCATGTATATATGCTATCAGAATCCGTTCAGTCCTATAAAGCTTATGCATAGCGGTAGGGGGATAGCTCTTCTATATATGCTATCAGGATCTGAGTTTATCGCGATATCATTCCCTATACTGAATCTATCCTCTTTTCATGTTGAATAGGATTGAATCTACTTTCTCGGTTAGGCCCTTCTTCTCTTTTATTATAGAGCCAAGTTCTGTATTTGGTTCTACTTTTGCCGTTCTCTGGCTCCTCTTTACGTCTTGTCCTAGCCAGGTTGATTCCTTACTGACTTGCCTTTTCCCATCTATCCATTTCGTGTTCAGGCCGCTGTCATTGCCCTTCTTCCTCTACTTCTCTTTCCACTGTCTGTTCTATCTGAATATGTTTGCCGTCTCCGAATAGGTCCGTGAACCTGCGCTTTTCTATGACTTTAGTCTTTTCTGCGGGCTTCTTTGGCGCTACGAGGTCGGCTATGAGCAAGGCCTTGTCCAGGATTTGCATTAGGCTTTCCTCGGACAGTTCGTGGTAGGGCTTCTTATCGCTTGGAGATGAGATAGCGCGGCGTTTCAGCTCTAAGGCTGCCGTACTTGCCAGGTCCAGCATTAGTTCCTTGAAGCTGCCAGAGGTATCGCCCGCGAAGACCTCCTGCCACTTCGCTATCTCGGCATCCATCAAGGGATGCTGACCATAGGTCTCTATCTTATACTGGGACCAGCCCAAGGCCTTGCCCGCCACATCGGGATCAAGGCCTCTCGCGCGAAGTTGAGAGAATAGTTTCTGTTCATCGGTCAGTTCTTTCTCGGCATTGGGATGCCTGCCCACGCGAGACTCGGCAAAGCGTTTATCAAATGATCTTGATAGCTTAGGCCTCCTGACAGGCTCTTTCGACTGGTCATCGGAGGCCTTTTCAGTTCTAGTCAGTTTCTGTTTGTCTTCCACCTGTCTTTCCTGTCTGGCTATAGCTTTCATAGCCTGTTTTCGTTCTTTTTTCGTCACGGCAATGATCTCCACAGTTCCGGATCGGCGACATACGAATTGCTCCACTTCATACAATTTTCCATTTCAAATCCGGCAATCAGGGGATTTATCCAAATGCCCATGCCGTTGCTCGTTTCCTTCCCATGAAAATTGACGATGAATCCCGCCTGAATGTCATCTCCTTTCGGCCAGTTCTCCTGGGAAACGAACTGGGTCTGCCCATTCGGGCCAGAATTGTCTATGACCACCGTGACGATAAAAGAGAACTTAACGAGTTGGGCACTCTCGGTACCGGATACGTTACGGTAGTGCTCAGCAAATGTATTCACGCCATCTTGAAAGGTTGACCTCAAAGGTTCACTGCCCCCGTCGTCAACAAGGCAAGCGGGCAGAGCCAGAAGCAAGCAAAAAACACAGAATAGCTTCTTCATTTCTTCCTTTCCATTCACCGACAGATTGAACCAGTGCTTATCCACCTTTCTTAGGGATAAGCACGACACCCCAAAATCCCTCAAAGTCAAAATAACGCCAATACGCAGCTCGCAAGGGACGGAGAAACGCCCTCAACAAAGTTCTCTGTATCCCCTGTCTATAGGATCCCCGCAAGTACTGCCAATACGTCTCCTCCTCTATAACCTCCCATCCACAATGCGCAAAGACCCGCTTCCAGTCACCAGGGCAAAGCTCAAACACGTGGATGTCCTCCTTTTCATCCCCCAGCTTCGGATCCAGGACCACCCTACTCCTTCTGACATAGGGGACAGTCAAGATAAAGGCCTTCAGATCTGACCTTTTTGATAGGGATTTCAACAAACGAATCGGATTCTCAATATGCTCCAAGGTCTCGAACATAAGGATTATTCTACCCTTCTCAGAAAAGGGAATATAATCGAGGACATCATCATCTTCTGCATCACCTTCTACAGCCGTAATGCCAATAATAGCTGTAATCCGTCTTATTGCTTCCTGATCCACATTGACGCTGACATAACCGTCAACTTTAGGCCAGCCGTCAGTCTCCTTCAGCTTAAGATACTGATAATGTGTACCCGCCGAATCTCCTATGTCCAGGTAGTTCGCGGAACGAGCACCCTCCAAAATGTCATAATTGAACAAATTGAACAAACAGTAAATCTCATAATTGAACAAACAGTCGTAAATCAGGCGCATCTGGAAGGCATGCAGACCCCTGACCTTGGCCTGTAGATACGGTGTATCGACGAGCGTTGAGGTATACTGGCAAGTAATATCTATCCCGGAATCGCGCAAGTCCTCGTACAGAGGCCATAGGCCTTGCTCATAAAGAGCATTCTCGATAGCCCTCTTCCTTGCCTGGTCGTAGGCATTCTTGAGAGGCTTGATTTTCTTTAGCAAGAGCTTCATTCGCATATTGACCATCCCATCTCCCCGCAGAAGCCTCTCGCCTCCTCTTTAGTATCAAAAGAGTCCATCCAAAAGTCACTGTTCTCGAACGTAAGAGACCATTGCCAATCCCCCGCCTCATCATTCTCGTATAGAATTACACAAAGTTCCTCGTCCCGTAATGCCTTATCCCTTTCCAGAAATTTCTTGCGGCACCAAGGCAAGCATTCGGAAATCTCCTTCAGCCACTGCTCACGAGTTTTCATACCACCTTCCTTAAAGCATTGTTCCACAGGATCTGCATCTCATTCCTTGCCTCGCATAAAGCGGCCAATTCACCAGGCAGAAGAGAAAACAAATGATCCGGTCCAGGCAGATCATTATCCAGAGTGAAGTGCTTCTCGATTATCGTTGCACCAAGAGCCATGGCCGCGATTGAAAAATTGATTCCTGGCGTATGGTCAGAAAAGCCAACTACTTTCGTCCTCGAAAGCCTCTTACCAAAATAGGGAAATAGTACTCCCTCGTAATGATCCGCGACATCGAAAAGCCTTATGGCATCCAGTGGAGCGGCCTTAGAAAACACCGTCACGCAATGAAGGAGAGACACAGAGCCCCTCAAGAACACTTCCGGCAAACCTTTATCTAGATTGAACATCCCAAGCGAGGCTATGACGGGCTTCCCCAAAGAAATGATCTTGGAAGTGAGTCTATCATCATACAAGCTCTTACTCGCTATCTTATAGCGACTCATACCTATCTCTTCGCACCAATTAATACGGTCAAGATCGAACACCGACGCCATAAACTCTATCTGCCAATAATCACAAGAGGCCTTCAGCTCGCGCAAGAATCTTCGCGTCACGACTGATTGCAGAAGCACGTCTTTCCAAGGATGAGCATTTATGTCAGGCCTTTTCTTAGGATCATATAGCTGGAACTTGGCCACATCTGCGCCTGCCTCCTTAGCCTTCTGGATCAGCTTCTTAGCCATGTCCAGATCACCATTATGAGATATTCCAATCTCGGCTATGACCTCGATCTTGTGTGAATTCATATCATTCTTTCCCTGTCTCAATTCGATCTATAGCCGCGATTGATGCTGCCATCCAGCATTCCCACCATACGTCCCAATCCTCACGGTCATCGCCTACCCCTTTCTTGTCGGACCATTTCTCGAACTGCTTCCATCCATATCTGTCTGCTCCACCAGGTTTTGCTCTCATCTTTGTAGCTCCATGTTCTTACGCAAATCGCCTCGGCCCTGTCTCCATCTCCTTAGCCTCAGCCGCCTGCACCGCAAGGCTCTATAGATGGTCTCCCCGCCCCAATGGCCCAGGTAGAAGCACATAAATCCCCAGGTCAGCCATGCAATTACCTGAAACAGCGTTTCCATATCTTTATTATAACTCCTTTCCTATATTTTCACCCAGACACTGAATATCACAAAATGCTTCCCGCTCCGCTGTTTCTATTCTTTCCTTATCTACTCTTTCAAAAATCTCAAGGGCAAGCCTTCCGATGCAGATCATCTCGGCAGCAGGTCCTTATCCACCTTGCCCCTCAACTCCTTCTCGATCCCAGTCTCATCCCCAAAATACCGCATGGCCTTGATGAATGCGCTCCGGTAGACTTCCACCGTCTTGTCTATCATCCAGTCCTCGTGCGCCGCCATCATGAAATGGTCCCTGCCATAGAAAATGCCCTGCTCGAACACTTCTTGAAGGAACATCCATTGTAGCTTCCAATGCTTCTCGCCAAAGACAAACGCGCTCCAAGGCCCAAAGCCTTTCAACCTGGCGAACTCCTCCGGCACACCCACATCACCAAACACCCAAAGAATAAGGCCTTTAAGCCTCTCCCCCTTCTCCCATAGCTTGAGAATGATGCCTTCTCTTTCCAGCTCACCTATCGTATCCAAAGCAGAAACAATGGAAAGTATCTCCCCACAATAAGTGCCCGAAACCTGCATGTACTCAAGCTCACGCATCATCTCTCGCCTTCCCACAAGGCAGGATAGAGGCCACCCATTAGACATCGCCTTGCCGAAGCATGCCAGATCAGGGACAACGCCATACAGTTCTTGCCCTCCCGCCATTGCATACCGGAATCCCATAATCATCTCGTCAAAAACCAAAACGATGCCATGCCTATTGCAGAGTCTGCGGACTTCCTGAAGATATTCTGCATTAGCCTTTTCCGGGCACTGGCGGCTCATAGGCTCAAGAATGAAGCAGGCAGGCTTCCAGTGAGAAAATAGCTCCTCCAAATGCCACAGCTCTCCATAACCTGTCGTAATGACAGGCTGATGCAAAATCCCCTTTGACTTTGGGTCAGGAAGAATAGAAGCATACCAATCATGCCAGCCGTGGTAGCCACAACAGACTATACTTTCCCTTCCCGTCACAGCTCTTGCAAGACGGACAGCCGCAGAAGTCGCTTCCGAACCTGTCTTGAAGAACCGGACCATCTCCGCGCATGGAATGATCTCGCACAACTTCTCAGCCAAATTAACTTCCACAGGATGAGAAAGAGAAAGTAAAGGAACAAGGCTCCATTCGTTCCTTGCCGGCCTATGCCCAAGAATCACAGCCCCAAGCGAAGCAGCCCAGTCAATATATTGATTATCATCAATGTCCCCGACTATGGCCCCCACTCCCGTTGATAAGAACGCAGGAGCGGCCCCTTGCACAAATCGCCCGTACATCTTGCTCAAGGTCTGTGCCCCACCTGGTATAACATTTCTAGCCCGTTTATATAGCTCAAGTGACCTGCTATAATCTCTCATTAATCTTCCTTCTTAACTCCCCGTAAGTCACCAACGCCTCAACTAATTCTCGCATTCCTCGCCTCCCAAGTCCTGTAAATTAACTTCAGGAACAGCCACACCAAATGCCAATATGCTGCCTGCCTTTGGCCCCGAGTCAGCCTACGCAAATTTGTAGCCTTTCGCACAACATCAATTTCTTCCCAGGTGCATTCAACCTTGTCCATCCGCGTCTTCTGTCTCTCGTGAACCCGATGATAAGCCAAAGGTTCCGGGACATAAGCGCACTTGTACTTCGCAGTAATCCTTAAAATCCAATCATAATCCTCGGCGGCGGCATAGAAAAAGTTCCTTCTCTGCACAACTTCCTTCAGCCTATCCGTCCGGAACATGAGCGAAGGACAAGGCACGAAGTTGTACCGCGTCAGGAGCGAGATAAACGGATCTTTCATCAATGGAGGATAGCGTCTGTGAAATGTATCCCAAGATACGGCTTCCTTATCATTCAGCTCGAACCATGCCGGATAGTCCCCAGCCTGCCTGACCTTGCCCGCCCGGCTCGCGTAGTAGCAATCCGAGAATACGACACCGAGATCAGGATCGCTCTCAAACAGATCAACCTGCTTCTTCAACTTATCGAGTGCCCACCAATCATCTGCATCCACTATGCAGAAGTACTTGTACTCATCAGGAGTGGCAAGAAGCTGGAAAAGCCGTATCATGCCAAGCGGAAGAGGCAAGCTACTGTAGATTCCTTGCTTCTGGTATGGAGAAGCATCGCAAGTCAATATTTCTATAATATTATTACTTCGCGGCAGCCTTTTTATCTCGTCCTTAGCAATTTCAAGGCTCATATCAGTGGACTTGTTATCTGTGAAGATCAGGCCCCATTGCATATAGATCTGGTGTCTGAGTGACAGCATGAAATCCTCAATAAAGGACTCGTGATTGTAGCTTACAACAGCAACCATGACTTTAGGATTCATATATCTTCCTCAAATATTCTTGCACGTAACAATAGGATCTTCGGGCAAAGGATCTGACGTCCTTGACTGTCTCATTGTTCGTGGCAAAGGATCTGATGTCCTGTTTCCAAGTATTTTCTCAGGCCTAAGAGGCTTGAATCCAGTGTGTCCAACAAGGAAAGGCTCAAGATGAACCTCTTCAAGACAATCTTCCCTTCTCCTTAACACCAAGGCCAGCAAGACATAGTTCGCCAAGTCCTGTAAAGTGACGTCAATATCCTCCTCCTTTACCACAAACTCCCCCGCCCTGAGAAAGTTCTTAATCCTGTTATACTTGTCGCCTACTCGGACCATCGCACCAATCCAGCCAAAGTCCTGCATGTTGGAAAGACAATCTTCCCCGCCATAGTCCCGACTCTTCTTCTCCATCAACGGCAGCAGCTCATCCTTAAGCAATGCCAGGATCTTGTCTCTCAGCTCGTCAAATGTCATCCCTATTCCTCCCGCCTCTCTATTTGCTGATTCAATCGCTATCTGCATATTACGGCCAAGGCTCCCTATCATATCTTGACAGTTTCCTTCTGCTGCATCTGTCAATAAGCCCGCGTATCCACTTCTCGGCCTTCGGATTCTGATTCGCAATCTGAAGGTAATGCGCCGCCTGGTAATGATTAAATATCTCGATCAAGTAGTATTCGTCCTCCTTCTTGGCAAGGCACACCTTAAGGCAAGAAAGAGCTTTGTCCCCGACAATCCCATCCTCCGCTATATCCTCCCATAACGTCATTTGCCTGTTCAGGAGATTCAACGCCTGCTGAAGAAAAAGCCCGGCCTTGTGAACTCCGCCAGCTATGTTGATTGCGACATCAAACATCTCCTCCGCCACGTAGTCAGAAGGAATCTCATCACCACAAAACCTGTCCCAAAACTGGGTCTTGAGATACATAACCACCAGCTCTTGCAGATCATTATCCTTACGAAGTTCCCTATTCAAAAGGATAGTCTGATCCCTGGAAGAAGGAAAAGAGCCAGAAAAAAGCCTGTTTTTGCACACACCAATGATCTTCCATCCTTGGAATGACGGATGATACTTTCGTGCTATGCCCCTGTAAGTCTCGCCTCCTGGATCATCCGGATCACAACTCCAATCACCCTCAAATGAGTCCAGGACAGCAGGAATGCATCTTCTATAGTCAGCCATCGTCCTCTTTCACCTTTTGTTATTGGATAGTCGTCATATCTATCGTAGTCCCGGACTTGCGGCACACATCGGCAGATATTTTGTCCCATATCTCCTTCTCAAACAGGGAATTGCCATGCTCTTCCATGTAGCTCTCGACCTCATCCTTGAAGGCAGACAGAAAAACCACGAGATTATTCAGGTCCTCAATAGCCTCGGAAAGGTCATTCCCTTCCGCATGTAGATTCAGGTTGAACTTAGCCATACTTGTTCCTTTATTCTTGGATGATTGGGAAAGTTGATTATTCTTTTGCAGATAGATTCGGCTATAGGACATGATCCCGAGACATACCCAACCCTGGCTAAGTCATTGCAGCCAAACACGGGAGAATCAAACCATCTGCCCACCCTGACATATTTCCTATGCTTAGCGATGAAATATTCTGGATTTCTCACTTCCCGCACTTCCCTCAAGATTCCTTCAGGCCAATATTTTTTTTGCTTTGCCAGATCCTCTCTGTGCTTCAAATTCTCCTCCAGCTTCTCCAACTGCTTGACGCCAATATAAGCCTGAGCATTGGACAAAGTTGACGGATAGTGCTTAGGCCTTACTTCATCATTCTCATCCCGAAAAAAATAGAGAATCCGCATCTTGTCCAGCAATCTCCTGATGGGATCCCCAAACCAGTAGACCCTCGGATGTGTCAAGAGAACCTCCACCAGGAATGTCAGAACAATCTGCCACACGCGCCAGTTAGGAAGTAAAGGCTTGTCCATAAGGGAAAGCTCCTCAGCAATCCCCCTATCATTTGTGAAAGCCATTCCTCCTGTAGAAGTCGAAATCATCTTGGTATGGTCCGATGACCAGAACCCCGCGTCCCCAAAGCTCCCCAAGGGCTTGCCATCAAGCCTTATACCCACAGAATGCGAGCAGTCCTCGATAACTTTGATTCCTCTCAGTTTGCATATCTCCATGACTTCCCTAATGCGACCTGGGACCCCAAACGTATGCTGAACAATGACTGCCTTGGTCCTATCCGTCAGAAGATATTCCAAATTGGTCAGATCCATCCCAAAGGTATTTCGGAAATTAGGGGAGATGTCCACATAAACAGGCTCAGCTCCTGCAAACCTAACTGCATTTGGAACAGCCACACAGGTGAACGCCTGAACTATCACCTCGTCGCCCTGGTCTATGCCCATCGCCTTCAGGATCGCATATAAAGCATGCCTGCCAGAGGCGAACGGCCAAACATAGCAGCACTGCATTAGATCAGATGCCAAAAACCTATACTTCCGAAAGGCATTCCCTCTTACAGTAAGTCTATTCAATGACTCTCTTCTAGAGAGAATCTGATAGAGCAAACTAAAGCATTCCCCGACAGTATTCGTCCCGCAAAAGAAGTCATATTTGACGAACTTCCTTCGCCAGAACACATCGCATATCTCCTGCAAGACCCTGTTCAATGCGCCTTCCTCCTCATTAGGAATTCCGCACAGTCGAAATCAAGTTGTGTGTCAATGTCAACAGCCCTCTCTTCTGGCAAGACATATCCTACCTGCCCTTCCAGAAAGAAAGTCTTTTCCTCAAGGAACTGCCCGACAGAAGCAATAATGAAGGCCCCAGCACTCGCATACAGTGTCATGGCTGAAGAAATAGCCTGCTTGACAAAATTGACAGGAATCAGCCCCATCTGCTCGTTAGCCATGTACCAATAGTTCCTGCTTCCTCTAACAATTGACCGGACAGACTTCCCTGTCATCCTGTAAATAGTATGAGCATTCACGATGTCGTCCGCCTCAAGCAACGGACAAACAGACTGGACAAGAATCAAGTCCGTGTATTTTCCGGAGTCGGATTGGCTCAGCACATACAGCACGACATCCTTGAGCTGGTACGGGTCCTGGGACAGGAAATAAGGCCTCTCCATCAGCAAGACCTGGTCCATGAGCGTGAGATCTTCCGAGAACAAGTGAAGACTTTCCATGACAGCTTTGCTTTCCGTGACGACCATGACCTCGGAATCCCGTATCCGTTTGGATGCCTTCATTGCTGTACCCAGGCTGTGCCAAAACAAGGGTTTACTGCATAACGGGAGCAGGTTCTTTCTTGGCAGTCGCGCGCTGTCCTCTTTCACTGGGACAAGAATAAGGACACTCATTCTTCATTCCTTATGAAATCAGCGAACGCTTGAAAATCAAATGGCTCCAGCAAGGCCATCCTCCTGCGGAGCTCCTTGACTATGTTCTTGACAATAAGGAGTCTCCCGTAATACTTGTTCTGTGCCACCAGCTCAACATGCTGCAAAGCTTCCATGACACATCTCGTCCTTTCGTCTACCAAAAAAGACGACTTCACGTTATCTGTGAGATGGCAGCTCATCTCCCCTTGCCACATCTTGTCAATCCTGCATCTTATCTCCGCACCGTCAAAATAGCTATAGTCTTGCCTAAAAAGAAAAGCCCTCATAGTAGAATCATAGAGCATCCCCTTCATCAGTTCCTGAGCAATGCACCCAGAAGGCAGCCCATTAGACAGCTCGGGGAAGTTGAACCTGAAGGCTTGTGGTGCGAACATAAGGTCCATGAAGTCTGTGCCCTCTGGCCTCTTCCAAAGCGGAAAATATCTGAGAGCCTCGTCCGTGCTGATATCAGCTATCCAATACTTCAAACAGTCAACAAGCCACCAGAAGAACCCCTTGTCGCCATAGACATAAAGCCACATCCATCCGCCCACCTTCAGCACGCGGCAAACCTCAGCTATGCATTTCCAAGGGTTATCCGTATGGTGGGCTACGCCATTGCTCCACACGACATCGAAATAATCGGAAGGGAAGCACAAGTTGAGAACATTGCCCTGTTGGACTTCCATCCTGTCCGAGACACCAAACATCTCTGCCGTCCTTCTCGCAGACTCGACATTGATCGAACTCAAGTCAACAGAAATGACCTTCTTCGCCCCAGCCAAGGCCATCATCGCTGACGCCCTGCCACTGCCGCACCCCGCGTCAAGGCAAATCTTATCCTTGAAAATAGACAGAGGAATATTATTCAGGGCAAGTCGTGTATAGATAGGAGCCATCGTCCTTTCGATACCTTCCTTGGAATACCCCGAGAAGATATTGCCAAACAAAGTCATCACTGTCTTTTCCATTTCACTCATTTCCGAATCTCCTCATTAAACTTGAAGTACCACTCTGTGATCCTCTCCTTAGAGAACTGTGACATGGAAAGCTGGGACTCGCTGAACTTGCCATCGCATATTGCATCCTTGGAATAGTAGCCCTTCTCGATGCAGTAGTCCCTGAGCACCGTTCCCCTGTACGGCTGGAATACAGAAACCGTATGGCTATCAGCCTCTATATGCCTATTCAGCTCTACCGTATCCATAATCAGAGCCTCTGTCTCGTCTGGGAAGCCTATCATGCTATTGACAGAAAGCTGGATTCCCGCGTCCCTTATGATTCTCGCTGCCTTGATTGCTTCTGCATTAGTATAGCGACGGTTCAGGATTTTCTTCCTGAACTCCTCATTTCCATGCTCAATGCCCATGGATATGCGATGACAACCCGCGCCCTTAACAAGTCGTATTTTCCCCTCAGTAACAGTCTCAGGTCGGGTATTGAACCAAAAGGGAAGACTCCCATTCTCTGTCTCGTGAGTCTCGCAAAAACTACCGAGGTTATCTTCTGAAAGAGCAAGAAACGACTCTGATATAAAATAGAGATATTCTGCTAAAAGATAATCAATTCCCACTGCCACATCGCGCAAGGCACGCGGCATATGCCCCTGTCTGAACCATCCTTTCATTTTTTGGGCATAGGACGGAGCTGAGCAATACGAACAAGCATAAGGACATCCCCGTGAGAACTCAATCGGAAGCATCTTATACATCTTGCCCGCCATAGGCCTATTCATAGCCTCATCCGAATAGATACGGAAATCAGGCAGCGCAAGATGATCAAGGTCCACCAAGGAAGAGCAAAAGGACTGCCCCGCCATCAGATTCCGAAAGCCCTGTTTCCCCTCTAGGAATAAGCAAGTCCCCATCAGGCCCTCGATGAAGATCTCGCCTTCACCGATACACACACAAGGTTCCATGCCAACAGATGAAAAACGGAAATGAGACCGGATGAACTCAGGAGCAAAAGTAGCGAATGGCCCTCCATAGACTATGAGGTGCGGTATCCCGACTGACTTGTTGGCAGAATCAAGGATCGTGGCGCTCGCCCTGAAGGTATTCTCGCAACAACTGACTCCCACGACATCAGGACAAAAATCATTCAGCAAGTCCTCGAAGTCCCTTATGAGAGAATGCCAGGACTTGAGAGAAATATTACTTCCGGACTCCACCTGTCCACTTCTCTGCCTATCGACCTCATCGTCAAGGCCAATATCATAGAACATAGTATCGAATAGCCTGACATCCGCGCCTGCCCGCTTCGCGTAAGACGACAGCAAAGCAGGGCCGAGCGCGGGGAACGGCTCGTTCGGAAGGTTCACGTAGAGCAGAAGCAGCTTGGAAGGTCTGTCCCCTTTCATTTTCTCCTCCTATAAGGGCTTGTAGGATGGGCTTTAGAGCAAAATTTCCGATGCAAGGCGTTAACCTGTACCTTGCCCTTGACTTTTCTTCTGGAACTGTTTCTGAGCATTGAAATGCCCCTTTTTAGGGACGGCGATCCTCTGCCCAGGACGGAAAGGCCACAGAGGGCACAAGTGGGATACACACTCCGCCGCCTCCTTATAAGAATGTCCTACGCACTCAAGACAGTTCAAGCGTATGGCCCGCCTTGGCGTCAAGTTAACCTCGCGAACTGTCTTCCAATCCTTGCTGCGAATCTCGTGCGTTATGGGCATCTTTCTGCTCCTTCTTCACAATCCAGTTGTTCATGACAAGAACGTCCAGGCTGCTGTTCTTGAATGTTCGCATCGCTTCTTTTGGCCCAAGGACTATTGGCTCCCCATGCAGATTGAATGAAGTATTAAGAATAGCTGAAATGCCAATAGCATTCCTGAAGTCACTTATGATCCTTTCATATTCTGGATTCTGCCCATGCCCAAGGACTTGGGGCCTGACAGTATAATCCGCCGGATGAATGGCTGCCATCAAGGAATTCTGCGCCGTAGCGGTAGTGTCAAAAGCCATCGTCATAAACGACCCGTCAAGCTTTTTCGGATTCTTGATGTAGTACTTCTCATTATCCGCAAGGATGGTTGGTGCAAAAGGCATCCAATAATCTCTGCGTTTTATGACCTCGTTGATCCTCCTGATTATCCTAATATCTCGCGGATGAGCCAGTATCGACCTGTTGCCAAGTGCTCTATGCCCAAACTCCATCCTGCCGGAGCACCGCGCTACTATGAAGTAACGAGACAGGCAAGAGGCAACAATCTTCGGAAGATCGCATTCCGCTATCCTAGAAATTGAATATTTCTCATCGGCATATTCTCGGAAAGACTTCTCTATATCCTCCTCTGGCACATCAGGCCCAAGATAAACATCAGTCAATGGCTGAAGATCCAATCCCCTCTGCCACCCAGCATGATAGCACGCGCCCAACGACAATGAGGCGTCCCCGGAGGCGGGCATAACGCGGAAATCCTCAACCCCTTCCACCTCGGACATCGCCTTGCACGCCTTGACGTTCTGGGCAACGCCACCAGAAAAGCAGACCTTATGTATATCGAATCTCTCTACGCACCTCTTGATCCACTCGCAGAGCAGGACTTCCGCGAACCTCTGCACAGCCCCCGCTATGCCGTCGAATCTATGCCCTTGCAGCACCTCTCGGAAATGGAAGTATAGATCCTTCGGCTTCTCCCCATAGACAATATTCAAATCATCCAGCTTCAGGACGTCCTTGAACATCTCGAAACTTCTGTTCAGTTCTCGCTCGCAGGCATAAGGTGCAAGCCCCATCGTCTTATACTCATCCCTGTCTGGCCTCATCCCCAAGAGCAGCGTGATGTACTTATAGATATGCCCAATATGGTTATCCCTCGTCCTCGCCTTCTCGTCGCAAGCAAGATCCGACATAATGGAGACTGTCCCATTAGAGTAGTCCCCTATGCCCTCAGAAGTCAGAACCAATGCGGTCTGGCCTGTAGTCCCATATGCTCCAAAAAAGGCATAGGCCTTGTGGCATTTCTCATGAGTAGCGTTCTGGATCTTGTCATCAGGAATGCCTAATTTCTTGGCTATAACGCTTTTCCTAGCCTTGTTGACCTTCTCCATCTCGCCTTGATCCATGTAGCCCTTACACAGCCTGCGCAAGTTATAATGCCTGTCCTTCACAAAATCCTTGCGTTTGCCAAACAGCTCCCAATAATCGGGCTTTTTGTCAGGGAACTTCCCGAACAGCTTAGGTCTCCAATACTTCTCCTGCTCAATGATCCAGTCATCTACCTGAAAGTTAGCGTTGCGCTTGATGTAGGTCAAAATTGGGTTCCAGCCATGCGAGGCCAAGGCCACCGTGTCAATGTCTCTACCTTCTATTCCAGCGGACTTCAGGCAGAAATTAATAGCATTCTCTGGATAGCCGTAATCGCCTTTCAGTCCAGTGAACCTCTCTTCCTGTGCTGCTGCCACAATCTTGCCATCAACCATCAGCGAGGCTGAAGCGTCATGGGCGTCATGTATTCCAAGAATGATCATATGCAAAATCCTTCAATTCTTCATAAAGTTTCATAGGAACATGTGGTTCCCAATCCGTAATCCAGATACAATATCCCTGAGTACCAATGAGAAATCTGTCTTTTTCTATCTTGTAAATCCTGGCTGATTCCCCAAAATAATATGGAGGAACTGGAATCAACGCCTTTTTCAGACTGATCTTATGCCCGTTCAGGAAAGAGAACGCATAGTAATCAGGATGGGCCAAGGCCCTTATCTTGCTGACGACATTCCAGGCCAGCATATTCCATCTAATAAGACTGTCTCTCGGAAACCTACGCGGATAGTAACAAGCATCTCTTTCCTTCTGTTCTTCGCCAAACTCTCCTCGGCCTCTCCTGCCCAAAGCTGTCATCATAAGATCAGGAAACAGACTATCCGCAATTTGCGTAACACTAACAATATCCTTGCCGGCAGCAGAAAACGTATCGCGAGCAACGACCCTTCCTGTATCAATTCCCTCATCAAGAAGAACAATGCTCAGGCCTATCTCTTCCTCGCCATTAAGCAAGGCCCAATTCAATGGAGAACATCCACGATATTCTGGCAATTTGCCCGCATGCAAGTTAAGAACTCCTTTCGGGAACAGGTCAAGGAAGTCTTTCTTCATAATAAAAGACCATCCGGCAAGGACACAAATGTCAGGCTTCAAGACTGCTACAGAATCTTCCTTGTACCAAACTGCCTTTTCTTCTTCTGGCGCGCCCAAAAGCCAAGAATGCTTGTCTCTTCTATCTTGCAACACGCCAATGACCTCATATTCGCTTGCCTTGAGTCCTTCCAGGCAAAGCCTCCCCCTTTCCTTCCTGCCCCCGAATAGAACTCTCATTTACTTCTCCTCTTTCGGCTTCTTCACCTTGACCACTCATGTCTTCCATAAGGCCCGTAATAAAAACCAATTTATCACAGTAGTACTTCTCGTAACAATACACCGCATCCGAGTACATGCTAACAGCAAACTTGATCAAAGGATTGAATTCACAAGCCTGATTACAAGCGTACGTAAAAATAACAAATAGATTCGTATGTGAATACTGATATTCTTTCGTGCCTATCTTCCTCTACTCATATTATAGCACGGTTTTCCCTTTCTTCCCGATACCAGAGCGAATATTCAACAATGCCCTCTTCCAATGGCCATTCAGGAGAATAGCCCAGCATGGTCTTCGCCTTACCTATATCCAACGTGCCTCGAAACGGCATCAAGTTAGGCCTTTCAACATGGAGATGCCCCACGCCATAGATTCTGCACACGAGGTCCGCAAGCTGATTAAGACTTCGGGATTCCCCGTATGTCATATTGAACACCTGCTGATGAGCAATATCATTATTCAACACGAGCGCCACGCCCTCCACGAGGTCATCAATGTATGTAAAGTCAAGCCTTTCCTCCCCATCACCCTGGATTAGCAAATCATTGCCATCCATGGCAGCCTCCAAGAAGATCTGGACCACGCGCTTGCTTATACACCGAGGCCCATACAGCGCGGAAGGCCGTATGACAGTAACATTCGGAAAGCCATAGCACCTACCATAAGCCATAACCATCAGCTCCCCTGCAGCCTTTAATGATCCGTACACATCTATGGGATCAAGAAGGGAATCCTCATATACCCGTTCCGTCCTGAAGTTTCCGTAAACCATTGACGACGAAAAGTACACAAAGTGCTCCACCCTGTCTAGGCAGGCATCGAGGGCGTTCTCCAACGTGCGAAGAGAATGATCAAACGTAGCGAACGGCCCCTTATAGGCCTTTCCAGCATGTGCCACAGCAGCGAGATGTACGACGACATCCGGCCTGTGCTTGCCTATCGTAGCAGATAAAGCATGATAATCACGAGCATCTATGACCTCCAAAGGTATTCCCGCACTTTTCAGCAAATCAAGTCTGTTTTCAAGGAACTTCATATACCTATCGCCATAATTGCCAGAGGCTATGCGTTGGTAGATGTTATTCACGCCAAGACTGTCCACGACGATAGGCTCGTACCTGCCTTCTTCTTTCAGATATAAGGCAAGATGATGCCCAATAAATCCAGCGCCACCTACAAGCAAGGCTTTCCTCATTCAACCACCCTTTGCAAGACCCGCGCGGCATTCTCCGCATAGTTCTCTCCAAGATGAGGGCCTATTGGCAACGCAAGCGAGCAATCAGCCACCCTCAAGGCATTGGGAAAGGCCTTCAGGTTGTATCCATACCTCTGCTGGTAATATGACAAGCGCGGCACAGGATGCGGATAGTACACACTCGGCTCTATCCCGACCTTCTGAAGTTCTATCTTGGCTTCGGCCCTTTTCGCTTCATTTGGGAACAAGATCCCAAAACAGTAATAGTTCCTGGCAGATGAGTTATCCAAAACAGACATGAATCTACTTCCTATCAGCAGACGTCTAAGACTCTCATAATTCCGCTTCCTCTTCTCCAGCAGTCCAGGAAGATGCCTAAGTTGCAAGCGGCCTATCAAGGCATGCAGTTCCGACATTCGCAAGTTGGAGCCAAGATGCAGAATGTCGTAATCGAAGTTACCGCCTTGCTTGCCGAAGGATCGTATTCTCCTGGCCCTATCATAGATCCCTCTATCTCTCGTCACAAACATCCCACCCTCACCTATAGTCAGGTGCTTGGTCGGGTAAAAACTGAAGCAGCCAATATCCCCAAGCAGGCCCGCATGAGTCTTGCCATAGTCATCATGCTTAGCACCAAGAGACAGAGCACAATCCTCTATCAAATAAAGATCCTTATCCAAGCAAAAATCCCGTATGGCCCGAAATGTTCTGCATAGACCATAAACATGAGTAAGCATAAGTGCCTTAGTTCGCTGACTACAAGCCTTGCCAACATACCCAATACCACCATCATCCAACCTACAATCCACGAACACTGGCCTCGCCCCAACCAACTCCACGGCATGTACAGTAGCGACATGCGTCATCGCCGGGACTATGACTTCATCGCCAGGCCCTATGCCAAGCGACAAAAGTGCCATATGCAGCGCCGCCGCGCAGGAACTTGTAGACAGACAAAAGCCTCCACCGATGAATTGTCTAAACTCATTCTCGAATCGCTTGCATTCCTCACCATCACTCAGCCTTGTGGCAGTCTCCAAGAACTGCCTAACCTCTTCCAAGTCCTCGCCAGGCAGGATATTCGGCCTTGCAAATGGATACTTTATCTCGTTCATGCTCCCTCTCAGTTTATTGATGATGTCCTAATTGATCATTCATATTCCCCTTCAGCTCTTGCAATTCCCTATATGCCTTTCTGATCCCCTCGAAGTCCCTGTAATACTCCACTACCACATAAGGGTTCATCTTTCCCTTCAGCATCCTCAAGACCCATTCCAGGTAGAACTTCACCCTGCTGTCAGGATATCCATGCACGTCTACCAGCTTCCACGAATAGCTTGCTGGAGTGCTGATATGAATCTCAAGACATCGCTCTATCGGCAGCCTGCAGATATAGGCTGCCTTGTCCTCCTTCATATTGTTCGCCGCAATCATGGCATGAGCAATATCCAGGCAAAAGTATAGGTTATTTTCCTCGATGATCTTCTTAATAAGCTCAGGGACGGCGACAAAGTAATAGCAAGAATTATTCGGCACATACTGCCCATTCTCTAAGGCAATAAGCCCTTGGTAGTACTCGCGGATGACAGAAACCGCCCGCCTTACCCTCTCCCTGATCTCGCTCGGGTAGAGGATCTTGCCATCAGCAACGAATTCCCCGTTCTTAACCAGGACTTTCTCGACCGCTGATCCCAGATTCAAAGAAAATAGAGTCACATGCCCATTGTCCCTTATCTTCTCAAGCTCTTCCCTATCTACCCCCTGAATAGCTCCGTCGTAAGAGCTGTGATAGATGGATGAAGAATCAACATGAGGCCAGGACACAAACCCATCAGAATGCCTGCCCCGGAACTGGAGAATGTCAATCCCAGGCACGTCCTTCCAATTCTCTTCTGTAATCAAATGGCTGACAGGAAGGGCTGAAAGAAAACTCATTTATCAGTCTCCACAAAATGATCTTTTGGCAACAGAATACTCATAAATGCTTCTTTCCTATTTGTCTTGACTTACCTAAATTCCTCCATAAACATCTTCGCGCTGATCAAGCGAAATAGCATCTTGCTCTCCTCATTGTCCAACTCAGATTTATCCAGTAAGCCCTTGACCACCCTTCTATCAACCCATTCCCATATTTCGGAATCAGACAACAGCCACGCCCTATTGCCCAAGCTCTTCCTGTCAAATAAAGCCTCAATAGGAGCATTGAACCCAATCTTCCTTTTACTATCCAAGACCGCCTGCGGAACTATTCCAGCCATCGCCTTCCTCAGCACCGCCTTCCCAAACCCTTCTCTCAAGTCAAACAGTCCAGAATCAGGAATTCCACTCGAAAGCTCATACAAAACATCAGACAAAAAGGGGGATCTGTTCTCCATTCCAAACATTGCACAGTTTAGATCATCCTCGTGCAGTATGACCGGGATAATCTCCTTGACTATCTCATCCCGCATCCTGCTCCTGAGAGTTGCCCCTCCAACGTTTCCAATGAACTTCTTCCAATCCCTGAATTCAGGGTTCCTAACCATCCGCAAGACATGCTGCTTCCAACTCTTCAGCGTTTCCAGAAAAGAACCATCCCCCCTATCTCTATACAAGTCAGCCATCCTGTAAAGCCAGTGGTCATAGTATCCCCCGAACAGTTCATCCCCACCCGTACCCGAGACAGCAACCTTGAACCCCATCTCTGCCATCATCTTGACCAGAAACCAATGGACATAGTAGCTGATCGTAGAAATGGGTGACTCATGATATTGAATCATCTTCCGAAGGTCCGAAAGGAAAGTCCCCATTCCAAGCCGAACGATGACATGCTCTATGCCAAGCTCTCTCGCAGACAGAGCCGCAAGCTCCTCTTCATTATAGCGAGCATCATCCATGACAATCGTGAATGCCGTAATATCCCGACCATAAATCTTCTTAGCGAGCGACACCAGGACATTAGAATCGACCCCCCCACTCAGGCAGAACGCAAGAGGCACATCAGCCTCAAACCTTGACCCAAGGCTTGTACAAAGAAAATCATGCAAAGTTTCCGTTGGATTCTCAAGAAGATTGCCATTCCGCTGCTCAAAATTATGATATTCCTTCATTCTCGCAGGAACATTAGGCCTATAGATCTCATAAGTTCCAGGAGCGATCCGAACCAGCCTTTTGAAGAAAGATCTTACTCTCTTGCTGAAAAGTACCTTGTATCCGAGCAGCAGATAGTCCTTAAGCAAACTGTCGTCTATTGGCAATCTCCTGCCAAGAAGAGCAAAGACATACTTCGGTTCAGACCCGAAATACACCGTTTCATTTTCTTGATAGACATAAAGTGGCTTCTCCCCAAATCTATCTCTGGAAAGAACTAAAATCTCCTTGGAAGGATCATATAACGCGAAGGCCCACATGCCGTCGCATGTGCTTAGAGATTCTCCATAAGATAAATCACACAAGGCTTTCAAGAATACTTCTGTATCACTTTTGGTGTTCCACTCCCCACCAAGAGAACCCCTCAAACCATTGTGGTTATAGAGTTCCCCGCAGAATACGAACGCTTTACCATCAGGAAAAACCATTGGCTGGTTCGCGGAATCACTTAAGTCCAAAATCTTGAGACGAGAATGCAGAAGGAGGCAATTGCCCTTTTGGTACATCCCTTTGGCGTCAGGGCCCCGAGAGTCCATAAGATCAAGGCAGTGTCTGACTTGAGGACTTGTAATATCATTCATTGCTGGACCAAAACAACCGGCTATTCCACACATAACTTCTCCACACATAACTTCCTTGCCTCTTCAATGTCCTGCGGAGTATCCAAAAAACGGACACTTAGCCAATTACCCTTGTCCAGCGTATCTCCTTTATCGTATTTGAATACCTGAAGAACACAAACCTTCTCAAGCCACCTGCCTTCTCTTTGCGGATATATCCGAATAGGAAACCATGCGAATCCAGTCCATATTCTATAATCTCCATACATAACGTACTTCCATCTCATTTCCACTCCTCCCACGGAAAAGGGTCCGACCTGTGTTCTATTACAGGGACAGGCCAAGAATCGTTTTCAATGAACCCCCTGAGCACATCTTCAACTTCCATTATAGCGTCGAATCTAAAAATTGAATTGCCAAATCTTTCTGCCACCTCTTCCCTGACCGGCTCTGCCTTCCTGTAGCAGACACATAGCGACGGGATCCCAAGCTGGACTGCATCATAAATCCCGGTAGAAATGCAGTCCGTCACGAACCAAGAGCACCGCGACAGTAGCCTGTCAAACCCATGAATTCTGTACTTTATACCAGGAAACTCCTCACGAATGACCTCTCCAATCGGGTCGTAGGCATCATCGCCTTTCGGGAATGCCTTCCAGATGACCTGTATATTGGCCTCCTTCGATAATCTTTGAAAGATAGGAAGCAAGGCCTTCCTGTGCCTAAACCGCAACGTGTCCGGATACAGGCGCACCCATCTGTCATTGCAATAGAACGCTGGGGCGAATAGAATGATCCGTTTCTTGCTTTCTTTTCTCTTTCGAGGCCTTGGCCTGATCCACTCTTTGATATCAGCCACAGGTCTTCTATTTTCTCCCATCCCCCGAACCAAGGCAAGGGCATATCTTCGCATGTCGAAGTCATCGAAGTAGGAGTAATCGAAATTGAGCAGTTTGTCCCATATGAGCCAATCCTGGTAGATTCCAGTGCTGCCATGGTCCAGGTAGATCGTGACCAGCCCAGACTCTTTCGCAGCTCTAAGAGCCGCCAGGCAGGACAAGCTATGCCTCGGCTGACGGTCCACGACATAGAAATTGCCCCCCGATACCTTGAAGAATCCCAAGTAATTGTCGCATATAGCTCGCAGTTTTTGTTCTTCCTCTTGTAAATCAAAGCATCTCCAATCGAAATTAACTTGCCTGAAGGCAGGAAGGAACAGGACCTTGCCTCCGTTCCGAATCACGGATCTGTAGACAGGGAATAGAGTCCTATTGAAATGAGGGAACACGACAGAGAACTGGCTCCTGCCGATCTGGGCTTTCTCGAATAGAAACTCAAGACTGTTACGTATGAACTCCTTCACTGCCTCCATATGAACTCCTTCACTGCTTCCCCCAGAGAGACTTCATCCTACGATTCAAAACCTTCTTGAAAATGGGAAATCCCTTCCCCAAATAGGTCGCACGAAAGACCCCAAAGTTTGACACCAGCTTATCAAAGAATCTGGTCCACATAACCTCCGTCTCGTTCATCTCGAAGGCATTGACCAGGAACTCCACAGAGAATCCCTGCCCAGCAGTATTCAAGAAGACATCCCAATCTATGCGCTCCGGATATGATATATCCTCCATCGTCAAATAAGCTATTCCCACCCTATCAAATCCATGACATGCAGCAGGAGACAAGGCAAAAATGGCATCAAACTGCGCATACCATGCCCGGACTTCCTGCTCCGCCTTATCCATAATGGGCGAATCCCCTATACTGAAGAACATGGAGCGAGCTGGTACCATTGCATCTTCAACGAAAAGAAACTTTTTCATGCCGTTCGCCTCAAGATTCTTTTAATAGGATTCTCTGGAACTCTGCACAAAGATTTTCCATCTAAGAAAATCTGGCACTGAACTTCATCAACCTCCTCGTCCCAAGACATAAGCATAATTTCTGTGCCAAATTCCAAGGACAGCCTTTTGCAGAACTCGCTCGCCCCTAAAGCCTCGGCAATAATTACACAACTTTCTTTGCTGCCAATCAACTCCTGTGACATGTTCACTAGTTCCACGTCCAAGCAAGTAGGGAAATCTCCTTCCTCCATTTCAGCAACAATCTTAGAAACCCTGGCCTTAAGGTCGCCCATATCAGTCTCATCCGAGAATACCCCACCAGTGCGCATTCCGATCATATGAGATATGCAATGGCTCATAGTCTTGCCTGGTTTACCAAACCTGCCTAAACTACAGCAGGGATGGAAGGCTGCCTTTCTTCGGCCATTAAAACAGCTCTTGCTGTTTCGCCTGCTTCAGGTTGCCCAAGCGCCTGCCAGACAATAGGGGCAACCTGGGCTTTCCCGATCTTCCGCGTGCCGCACAGCCACTCTTGTTTTCCCTCTCTGCTTCGGTAGCCAACGCCCTGAGTAAAGATTCTTAATCTCCTTATGCCAATATCCTACCCGTATTCTTTTCCACCTTGATGACCCTATCGTCATACAGCCGCCTCATCCCGTGATCCTTGACGCAAGTCACCTCAAGGTCAGGCAACCTGTTGTCAGCAAGCCACTTCTTAACGTGCCTAATATCAGAAGGAACACAAGCCCGTGCGGTGAAAATCCTGACCTCGTACCCTTCCCTTTCTCCCTGCTCTATCTCCCCCATAAGAACACGGACCATCTCAGGAACAGGGGAGCCTATATGATCCGGGCCTTGCCAATACTCATACATGGCAAGAGTCCCGTCCAGGTCGAATCCTACCCAAGGCTTGAATCCATGAGGAATCATCTCGTCTCCTTACCACAGCACGGACAGAATGAGCAGCGCACTTGAGAAAGATATATGGCGCCTTTATTCGGTCCCACATCCAAGACAACAAATAGAGCAGATGGCATCTCATATTCCTCGTTAGAGCATCTCAAGACAGGCAATTCCACTGCTTTTCCAGCAATGCTACTTAGCTTCTTATCCAAGCTTCTCAATCCCCTTCCTCAACTCTTCCGGCGTTCTCACATAGATCACGGATTCCGGCTCCGGATTCAGGTCGGCGAATGCCGGAAGTGTAGGCACAAATATCGGAATGCCGATCCCCACAAGATCAGTTATCACAGATGAGTCAAATGCAACAATGGCCTTGGCCATCCACACGAGGTCCAGCGCGCGCCCCTGATTCAGGAATATCGCATTCATATCCCGATATGACCTGAAGTAATCCGTATTATCGTCAGGATGGTTCTTCACCATCAAGAGATCAGGAATCTTTGCTCTCTTTAGAAAGCCAAGCATCTCATAATTGATAGCAGGGAGAGTCGAAAGCACAATAAGAATCCTTTCGGCCAAGGCATTCACCTTGACATTCGGCTTCGGCCAAATCACTTCCCTGAGTGTATTAGGATATGGCATGATCCTTTTCTCCTCCTCCGTGTAGTAAAATTCAAGAACGTTACCCGACACCTTTCCAAACTTTGCCCCTATCGTGGTAACTCCCATATTCCTTGCCTGTATGCACAAGGCCTTCTCCCACGCAAGTCCCTCATAAGTGTAAATGACAGCATCCAAGACAGGAAAGAACCAAAATAGGTTAGCGAAGATCCTCTCATAGAAAAGGCCCTCAACAAGGATGTCCCCAAGAAATGATCGCCTGAAGTCATCAAGAAACAGACAATACCAATATGAACCTGTATTGCTGACAAACCAAATCAATCTCTTCCTAAAAAGAAACAAGTTCTCGAAGTATGCGAGAATGATCCACCGCAGGTCTGCCAATCCAAAAAGCAGAGAATCAACATATTCCATCTTCTTAGAAAGTTGACATCTTCCCCAATCTCTTCTTCTCGGATGGATAAAAGAATATCCGCCATCGGCGGCAAAGACCTTAACCGGATCATAGCCAACTATGATTCTGCCTATATCATAAACAGGCCACACCTTGACCTTGCCTGGCCTCGCGTAAACTATCCATCTTGCCACCATCCTGACTAGCTTTGCAATTCCGCCAAGAACTGTCCTTACTTCGGAAACAGGAATGCTAGATATGCCCTTGCAGTAGTCGTGATAAGACATCGAACGGTAGACATTCTTCTCATGAATCAAGGAATACCACCATATATCTCCGAAAAGGCCCGACTTTTTGGCCTTTGATGAAAGATCAACGGCGCGCTGTATATACTCTTCTCGGCTTGGCATTATCTTATCTTCAATATACTATCACTAATAGAGTATTCATCTTCTCCCCAAGTCAAACTTGGCAATCTCAGACATGCTTGGCAAAACTTCCTCGGGCTTCCGTTCCCAGTCCAGCCGTAAGGAAAATTTGCCAAATGCCTTGCCCCGCATCTTGGACAGATCGATTCAATTTCCTCACAAAGAGAGGAATCATAATAATTCCTTTTCAGCACTCTCCTCTTCCTCAATGACCTCAAGAATTCCAGCGGCCAAGTCATACATGCTATCCGGGATGTACTTCTTGGCTATGTGAGGCTGATACCGATATGGAGTCCTAACATAATGCCCTTCTGGATGCTGCAAGCCGTATACAAGTCCAGCGGTAAGCTCAAGTCCTCTTTTACCTAATGTCTCACCTATCAGTCCGGCCATATCTTCTGCCTTGATTGGCGTAATGCCCGATATAACAAATGTCTCATTGACAAAGCCTTTTTCTACAACCTCGACAGTGCACCGAGCCACGTCCTTGACATGGATGTATTCCCTGATTTCACTGCCATTGCCATAGCAATATAATTCATTCTCGTCCAAGGCCTTCCTGACAAGTTTGCGAATAGAGTTGTTTTCGGGAGCGCCTGGACCATAGACTGTGCCGTATCGAAGTATTATATAGCGAATTCCATATTTCTTGGCATAGAATCGGATGAAGGCTTCGCTCGCCGCCTTGGTTATCCCGTATGGCCCAGAATCCTCGTTATGGGCATAGACCGAAGAGGCGTAAACAAAGGTAGGAGAAAATCTGCTCAAATTCGCAGAAATAGATCTTATAGCATCAAGCGCATTTAACGTCCCCCCTACATTAACCTCCTCTGCAGAAATAGGATCGCTAAGACACTCCTGTAAATCTGAAATGGCAGCAAAATGAAACGCTACATCAGGATGAATACGGTTTACGCACTCCAATACGACTCCAGAATCTCTAATATCCTGATCCCGTCTAGCAATAGCATTCCAATCAAAACCTTCAACTTCCCATCCGCGTTCTTTCAGCTCCTTGCACAAATGCTTGCCTATGAATCCCTCGCTGCCAAAGACAAGCGCCTTCATATCTCCTCCAATCCAAAAAACCGAAGTATATTGTTCACTGCCATTTTTTCCATTGCGGTCCTAGCCTCAAGCGTATCAGAAGCAATATGAGGCGTCTTCAAGACCTTATTTTCCACCCCCTTCACAAGAAAATCAGGATTGACATCCGTAGCAAACCCAGCCAGCCTGCCAGACCTTAATGCCTCCCATACTGAACCCTCGTCAACGCAACCTGCCCGCGCCATATTCACAAGAAAGGAGCCATCCTTCATTTGTCCAATCTCCTCTTTCCCTACAATTAGAGGAGAACCAGAAACATGAATAGTAACAATATCCGCACCAAGAACTTCTCCTCTTAAGATGGAGCCAAAATCCTCATCATATATGAACTTTTTGCATTTGAATCCGTATAGTAAATCACAGACTCTCCGTCCTATCCTTCCAAATCCAATAACCCCCACAGAAAGCTCTGACAGATTTCTGGCGGGGATAGACGCGCGTCTGATAAGAATCAGGATCTGCCTGACCGTAAACTCGGCAACCGCATTGGTAAGTTCAAGACACGGAGTCGTGAACAATGCAGGCTTGTTATTCTCGCTTATTCCAGAAAAATCAACATTGTCTATCCCTACTCCCACGCGCGATATGGCTTTAATAGAAGGAAAGTCTGAAACCCTGAACAGTCTAGCATCAAGGATGACAGCATCAGCGTGGCTTGCACAATCAACTATTTTGACTTCCCCTGGCAAGTGCGCCAGGGCTATTGTTCTGAATCTTTCGAGGACAGCAACTGTAATCATTGAATCTTCCTTTTCTGGTATTCAAGCCAGACCTCCACTTGCGGAATCTGCCATTCGTAATCTACATCCAGTGCAGGTAACTTCTGCCTATATGGCAAGATATTCCGGCCAAGCCATCGCTGTGGGGGCTTTCCCTGAAATGGCAATTCGAGGCAATACGGCTCAACCACAGCACAGGAGCAATCGTATATCCAACAATCCGTTCCGCTGTCCCTATCACAAGTCACGCCTTCCTCCCAAATAAGAGTATCCGAAAACGGACGAAGCCAGCCGCTTTCTATCTTCCTTGCTCGGTATGGAGAAAACATGTTGTACTTGCTGACTGTGCAAATAGAATCCGCCAACCTATGATCTAGCAAGATCGAAACCATGTCCTTGATCATCTCAGGAGTGATGCAAGGAGCATTAGCAAACATAAGAATCACAGCCTCAACAGTCTCCTTGGAATACCTTCGTTTGATCTCCCGATAGGCATGGACGAAGACATCCTCGCCCAGGGCCTCGTCCGTCGCCAGCTCAGGAGGACGCCAAATGATTTCTACTCCAGGTTCCTGAAACATAAGGCAACTCTTGGCGATGGATGCCAGTCTGCTGTCCTCTGTGCTTAAAAATGCAGGATACCCTGCCTGCATCGCAGCAAGCAGCGGATATACCAACATAGGTCTGCCATCGAGCAAATACTCATTCTTCATAGGAAAGCCCTTGCTCCCGCCCCTTCCAATAACCACCGCAGGGATCATGTCTCCTCCTTGTTGCGGGCCAGGACCGAATGCCCTAGCCCTTTTGTCTCGCCCATGCTATTCTACTTCTGTTTCTTGGCCTCGGACGCCTTTTTCTTCTTCTTCTCTTCCTTTTTCTTTTTCTTACGCCCGCCTGCTACTCCGCCCATTCGTATCACCCCCTTCCCCTATAGAAGCCGTACGCAGAAAGCATCCGTCACACGCCGCTATCAAGTGCGCATTGCCTTCCTGGTGCATCCTGCGAAGGAACTTCATGCTGCGCCATGCCTTGTCAATGCCTACATCAGGAAACCTTCCAAGCGCAGCATATAGCCTGTCATCATGGTTACATGGAAGCAAAGTCCCGTCCCATAGTACCGACATGCGCTGCCAAAGCTGAGGACAAGACCAAGAATCAACAATTCCCATCTTCCTCCGTGACATCTCCTTGTAGTCAATATAGTCAACCTCGTCCGCCAGCAAGCTCCAAAAGTTCGCGTAAGCGTCCAGATCAATCCCAGGCAAGACTACGGTCTGCACCCTAACCTTCGTCCTATATCCACCTTCATCCCTCTCGCAAAGAAACCTGTCTATGTTATGAAACAACTTGCTGAAGTTTCCACCCACCTGATGTCTCTCGTAAATCTCTGGATAGTGTCCATTAACTGAGAAGCTGATTCTGTCAAGCCCGGCATCCAGCAGCCTCTTGCTAAGATTCTGGGTCAACACCATTCCATTCGTGTTCAAGTAAACGTCGATCAGGCCTTTCTTCTTTGCATAGGCGACCATCCTGGCTATGTCAGGATGAAGCAAAGGCTCTCCACGGCCTATGGCATGGTACTTACACCCATAGACACCAATGTCAGAAGCTTCGTCTATAGCCCTCTCGTAAAGATCCCAATCCATTAGGTTGCTAATCTGAAATTCCTGAAGGCCAATAGTCTGTATGCAATGCTGACAACGAAGATTGCAAAAAGTGCAAGCCTCGATGTCCAAGAATAGAGGAGCCTCAGAAACAATAAACTTCTCTGGGCATTCCTGCCATTGCCTGCGATACTCCGCATAGGCAGAATCTTCCAAAGATTCCGCAATGTCTTCCCCGTACAACTTATGGATATTCGCATTTGCCTTCATTTTAGTATCCTCTTGGCTTCAACGAAATAATCAGAAAAGTTGTCCTCGAACCATTGCTGCCTGCATAGCCATTCGAGATAGTCCTCAGGAAGATCTACAATATCCTTCAACTATGCTTCCCAATCGACAGGATATCCCGCATCAACACCGATCACTATGCAGTTTTTCCTGAGCATCGCCTCACTCCTAAGAATAGAATTGCCTGATGTAAATCTCTCTAAGCTCAGCAAACACCCTATTCCCATGCTCATCCAGCCTCTCTGCCCTTTCGATCATCGGATACCAAGACTCGGGAAGCCTGGCGTACAGACTAAAGCACCGCTGCAAACCAAGAAACTCCTCCCGCGCCATATGCCTGTATCTGATAACCTTCCCGCCCAAAAGCTGCATGGACTCTGCGTCAGGCTCCATAAGACCTTCACGAACACAGTAGTCATACATTCCAGTGCCCCGGTATGGAGTCATCATATAGCAGTTCATTGTTTTAGGATGGACCTGCCTATTGAACCTAATCGTATCCCAGACCAGATCCCGCGTCTCGTCCGGCCAGCCCACGATATTATTAACCGTGTAAGGAATGTTATACTTCTCTACCAAATCCAAGGCAGTAAGCATTTGTTCATTCGTCTCCTTCCTGTTCAGGTATTTCTCTCTGAATTTTTCATTGCCGTGCTCTATCCCAAACTGCATGTCCGAACATCCTGCCATCTTCAAGGCGAGAATCTTATCCGCATCCACAAGATGCAAACGAGACTGACACCAAAATGGCAGGTCTATCTCATTGCTGTATTCATGCAGCAGCTTAAGCAAGGCAATCTTCGGCCTCGCCAAGAAGGACTCCGAGTTAAAGTCCACATAGTCTGGCTTGTATCTCTCTTTCAGCTCCTTCATCTCGGTCAGCACTTTTCCAACACTCTTGGCCCGGTAATACTCATACCCATGTTTCCTATAGAAACTGCTTATCGCGGGCGCATTGCAATACGTGCATGAAAACGGGCAGCCACGGTCTATCTCGACGTGCAGCATAGTCTTAATAATCCCATGCATCGCCCGTTTTAGCCTATTCTCCTCGAAAATAGAAAAGTCAGGAGTAGGGAGAGAATCAAGATCAATCGGCCTGACAAAAATGCGGTCAGATTCAGCTCTCAAATACCCTTCATCTGCTATACCAGCAAGCCTCCACCAATCTTCCTTTGGCGTACGGCACAACATTTCAAGAATCTTCTCCCCTTCCCCCACGCATACGAAATCAACATCCTGCTCCCGGATAAGCCTGTGCCAATTAAATGTAGCGCCCACACCCCCGGCGACCACAGGGCATTCATAATCCCTTATCGCCTCAAGCAAAGAAAGACCCTGCGGAATAGTGTCCTCGACAAGCGAGATGCCAATAAGGTTTGGCCTATAGTCATTCGCCATCTTCCGCAGATCGTTCTTGGCCTCCTCAAAATCTCCTTTAAATGGAATTTGCATGTCGAACGGCTTTACCTGGAGAAGCCACTCTTTCTTCTTCTCGAAGTTCATCCCCTCCGTACGGTAGAATGTGGTGTCAAAAAGCTCCACATCAATATCGTTCTGCTTCAGATATGCAGAAAGCGAAGAAATAGATAACGGAAGTAGAGTGGCCATCATCGTATTCGGATAGATCAGAAGAACCTTGAATTTCATAACCACACCACCCCCAACTGCACAAAATGAAGGGCCTGGTCAATCACCCCGTACTTCGTTATCTTTACCCTGCCCTCATCTTCCCACGTTCCGCATGGCTCCACGAGAGCCTTAGCAAAGTCAACGAACATATGGCCTATGAACAGAAACAGAAACAGAGTAACTGTGAACTTACCATAAACCCTGAGCGGAACGGACACACATCCCGCCCACATGAAGCAATGGAAGGCCGCCACCAAAAGGCTCTTGCCCTTATACTTTGCTATAAATGGGGTTCTTAAAATCACATCCCCGTACAAGTGAGCAAAAATAAGCCAGATCGCAAGTTCCATCATACAGAGCCCTTCAAGGCCTTGCTCGCCCTAAACTTGATCCTTGTCCTGGGAAGTATGTCAATCTCCTGCCCTGTCTTCGGATTAATGCCCTTTCTCAACTTTGTCCGAACTGCCTCAAACGTGCCTATCGGCAAAAGAAGTTTTTCTTCCTTTGACAGTTCCTGACCGATGGAATTCCATACCGCCTCAATAACCTCCTTAACGTATTTCATGGGGACATCAAATTCCAAATTGGACCTCACCAACTCCGCAAAATCAGAACGATTCATTCCCTCACCTCCACTCTTGATATCTCGCCTTTCATCTCACACCAGAAGTACCTATCAGCCGCATAGTTTATGTCCTCCGCATGACTAACCATGATGATCTGCAAACCCAGCTTCTCAGACAGCATCTTGACCATCTCGCTAACCTTTCCCTGATAATCCGGGCTGACGAACTTGAATGGCTCATCCAGCAACAGTGTAGGCCTTGTCCTCTTCATGGACCATAAGCATACACGCAAGGCAAACGATGCCACGTCCAGTGCCCCTCCGCCGTCGCCATCCACCGGATCACATAGATTTCCCTTGCTCTGGAAGAATAGGTCGCACTCGGTCTGATTCCGCCGCGTGACCATCCTCACAACGAATTCAGGAGGACGAGGGAACACTGCAGATAATGCAAGAGACACTATGGAGGAGGTATAGGCCTCAAGATTCTTCTGCACGTCCCTCGCCGTCTCTTGGATCAACGCCCTGGCCTTCGCCACAGCGGATATCCTTCTCTCTATTTTCCCTATCCTGTCCTTAACAGACTCAAGCTCCTTGGACAAAAGATCGATCTCGATTTGCCCTTCATTGACTTTCTTGGATATGGCCTGGTATTCTTGAAAATCAATTTCCATTCATCGCTTCCTTTAGGCTCGCATACTTAGCGCCTATATCTTTCAAGATCTTGTCCCTCTGCCTCTCAAGAATAGCCAATTTCCTCTTTGCCGATACTACATCAGCACAACCAAACTTGTCCTTGAGTTGCTTCATGTACGTGGCAAGTTGGCCTTCTGCCTGGTCCTTCCGACTCTGGGCCTTGCTTATGGCGGCCTTCATTTCCTCGACTTCTCGTGCTATCTTAGACAGCTCCATCGAATACCTCCTCCAAGATTCTGCTTGTATCTTCGTCGATCCCCTTAGCCCTCTCGGAAAGTGCCTTCATGAAGTCAAGTCCTTCCACCCCCCCTTGCTCGCTACTCATCAGCGTTGACATGAACAGTTCAAGTCCCAGGTTCTGTTCTCTTTCTTTCTCTATTATAGCAAGGTTCATGACTTTTTCTGCTGGCTCTACAGGAACTCTCCTCACATCAATCGTCCTCTTCTCTGTGTCCAAAATAACTACTATAGGTTCGTGATCCGCCTGCGCTATTGTGGAGCGCATGAGAGAGCCACAATTTATGAAATATTTTGGCTTGTCCTTGGTCCCAAAGTTCCAAATAATCGTCTGGTGATTGTCCCCTGCCACCACACAGTCGAACCTATGCTGCTTCATAAAAGGCCCAGCAAAAGTTACGTCCTCCTGCCCTGACCATGACTTCTTGTCCTTAACGAACATGCGATGGATGACAAGAATATTATATTTGTCTTCCTTAATTTCTGGAACATCCTCCCCCCAAGAACAACCTTGCACTAGAACTCCAAAAAATCGCATTTCTGATGAGCCAAGTATTTCTTCCACTTTCCCAGCAGCCTCAAGCACCTTCAAAGGAGTATTCCTTCTGTCTGCTCCATGGAATCGAAGATCATGTTGCCCATATACTGTAAAGATCTCTAAGTCGCGCCCAATCAGTAGGCTCATAAAATCCTGCTTCAGAAAGTCACTCGCCCTATGCGAGTCAAAGAAATCCCCCGGCTGAAGAATGAAATCACATTTCTCCTTTACCGCCATCTCGAATATCCAGTTCAGCTTCCGTCTAACAGACGCATAATAATCGTCAGTCCTGCACCTTGGCCTCTTATCTGTTATGTGCCAATCCCCGGTACAGAGAACCTTCATACTGCCTCCGGCATCTTCTGCCCACAAAAGGGACAGATTTTCAGAGAAGCAATCCTCTTAGAATAAGAGTCCTGAGCACTTTTTAACTCCCTTCCAGCCTTTTGCGCTTCCCTATCCACTTTCTCAATCTCGCCGATGATCCATCCGTATGAATCTATGCTATCAACTACCTTGCAATCCTCATCAAGCATAGCCGATAATCCGTCCACATCCTCACCAAGAGAAGCCATAGACTCCGCTTCCGCAATCCGTATCTCGGATAAGAACACATCGTCAGCAATAGTCGCCAAATTGTCTATCTCAAGACGAACCTTATTTTCCTCATCAAGCAATCCATCAAGTTCAGAAATTTCTTTATGCAGATCCGTCAGCCTTCTACATTCCGCTATATCCCGTTCCGCATCAGACATACTTCCCAAAATAGAGAGAATACCCTCCTGATTCCTCGAAAGCTCCTCGTGCTTACAAAGTGCGCTGTCAATAAGGCTGACAAGCTCCGCAGCAAGAGGAACATAGAAAAGTCCGGAAAGTCGGCCTTCTATCCTGCTCTGTTCCTTTTCCAGAAAAGCCAAGTCCGTCTTTGCCGAAGCACTAAGCTGGTTTACCTTTTTAATGGCCTCATCAATGACAGAAAGTCCAACTATCTCATTCAGTTTCCGAGCGACTTCACCTGGCGAGTCTTGAAGCAAGAAGAACCTATCGTGCTGCCCCTGAAAGTTGATCATTCCCATCCCAGTGACGGACCGCACCTCTTCTGGAACCTCAGCCTTGAATGCCTCGAATACTTCGTCATCAATTATGTAAGAATTCACCGAACCTTCACGCCTGCGCTCGACATAACCTGCCGAGAACCGTATGAGGAAGGACATGGGCTCTTTTAGAGAGGCCAACGAGGGCCACGTCCTCAAAGAATCCCCTTGCGGCTTTCCCTCCAGACACCACCGGAACCCACGCATAATGACTGACTTCCCATCTCGGCTAGACCCCGCTATGACATTGACGCCCGGCGAGAACACCAACTCTGTGTCAAGATGAGATTGGATGTTTTGAATATGGACTGATTCAATCATATGCCGTACCGCATCCGTCTTCTGCACTCACTTGAATCATATTGCCCTTGATGGCATTCTTCCCGCGAGAAAAAGAGATTCCAACATCGGGAGAAACCACCTCTCTAACCTCGTACTTCGCCAGTCTGCGATCCGCTATGCCTTTCTTGGCCAGCTTCTGTAATGCCTTACTCGTGATCATCTCCGGGAAGAAGATACCTGTATCGCGGAATCTCCTGCGAGCCTTCATGGCGCGGCCAAGAGATATCTCCCGCCCCCTGACCTTGGACATCGCGTCCTTCTTGCTGCACACTGCCCTACCGACAAAAAGAATGCCGTCATCGTCCATAATATGGCATATCGTTATGATAGGCCTGCCTTGCTCGTCCTTCGTATACTGAAAATGTGCCCTCATTCTGCCCTCCTTATCACAATTCCGTCTCATTCCTCTGAATATCTCATCGGCATCACCAAGTAAGTGAAATCAACATCACCTTCCTCGTCGAACCTCCATGCGTGTTTCTTATCCTTATCCAACACCTTGACTGATATGGTCTCCCTCTTCTCTAGGGCCTTCAGACCCCTGATAATATAGTTAGGATCGAAGAAAGACTTCTCTCCGATCAGGACCTTCGACACATCCGCCTTCACCATAGACTCCAGCTTGCCCAATTCTGGATTGGTCACCTCGAGAGAGATCTTTCCCTTTTCATATCCGAATCTCACCGCCCTGCATCCCTCGCTAGTCATAGGCAAGACAGACTCTATCCCGTTGAGCATGTCCCTATTCTGGAAAGAGATCTTCTCTCCGTTAAAAAGCAGTGCTAAATAATCCGGATAATCCCCATCAAGAAGATCCGCCACAATCATCCCACTGCCAACGGACAGGAAGAGCTTCTTCTCCGAAATCAGAATGGATACGCTTTCCTGAGATAGGGGCCCTTTCCTTCTTTCATTCTTGCCAAGCATCGAAAAAAAGATAGGAAATGCCTTTTTTGGAAAAATCACTTTACTCTTCTCCAGCCCTAACTCCCTTTCCCTAAGCTGACTGACCTTCGCGCGACAGGAGGCAACAGAAAGCACAAACCCGTCAGTCGATACCATCACCAGCTTTCCAGCGACAAAGTCAGGATCTGCTAGCACACCAAGCGCATAAGGACGCTTCTCGTCCAAAGCGGCCTTGTTAGGCAAAGACACAACATCCAGCATTCTCGCCAAGGAAAACCTGTCAACTGCAATTCCCAAATAAGCCTTGTCCTCAGGAAAGGGAACGGCAGGAAACTCGTCAGCAGAAAACGGAAACAAACTGGCTCGGCTTCCCGAATCCGAGATGAAAACAAAACCTTCATCCATACCAAACGAGACTTGCTTGCTTTTCATTCCCCGCAGGATCTTCATGAGCCTGTCACAGAGAAGGACTATAGGACCTTCAGAAGCTACCTGCGCAGGACACGTCCCTCTGAATGACACATCCAGATTCGTGGCCACCACAGTAACCTTGCCCCCGATGTCAGGAGTGATGAGCACCCCATTCAAGACAGCTAACAATCTTGAACCGGACTTGATCACTTCCGCGGCCTTTCCCAATGAATCCAATAGCACTTTTCTATCTATAGTGAATTCCATATCTCCTCCACTGCCTGCCTGTTACACCAGGTTAAAAAGTCCTTCAGCAGAATGAACTCCAGCGGAAATGACGAGACCCTGATCGACTGTCCCTTGAACTCGCCTATTTGCCCTTCCAACCAGCCCAAAAGCGCCGAATGGATAGCCAGAACCTTCTCCTTGCGATCCCTTTGAAGCACGAGACAGACATATTTCCTGTCCGATTCCCTTCTGTCCTCCTCTGCCTTGGCTATCCACTTACCGAGCAAAGAACTTCTTCCATCAAGCAAGGCCAGCATGTCGATACTCTTGGAATAGCCCCGCTTGAACTCCCACAAGATCAGATCTACAAGAGGCTTCCCTACGGGGTCCGTGAATGTCATGTCCCCATATTCATACTTTGTCTTCTTGCCTTTCCTGCTGCGGGAAGTCGCGCGGGCACCTGAACCGGAAGTCCGCCAAAACACATCATCCCGACCATCCCACCATTGCGAGAACAGCTTGCATAGTTCCCTCTCGAACGGGGGACCCTTTTTAGCACCATTGCTCATAGCAACTTAAATGCCTCAATAAACGCGGATCATGTGAAACTGGCGATGGATAGAGCTGAACTTTTCCTTCTCTTCATCGGCCATAAGTTTCCTGCGCTTGTAGTCAGCAAAGACCTTCTTCCGTAAGGACTTGCCTGAATCCCAACAGAACATGAAGCGATTAGTCTCAAACCTTTCTGCCACATTCAGAATCTGCTTCAAGAACCCAAACAAGACACCAATATTCTCTCTAGCATGAGTCAAGCTACCGGTGGTAAAAGCCGAGGCATAACCGATACAATGACTATCTATAAGAATGTAAGAATATGTCTTGATCTCTTTGCTCCCGACTTCGCCTGCCTTGCTTTGCTTTACTATGCTTGGCTCCGCTGTGCTGCACTATGCTTTGCTGAGCTACGCTTCGCCTGCCTTGCTTTGTTTAGCTCTGCTCCGCTATGCTGGGCTTTGCTCTGCTGCGCTTTGCTCCGCTCTGCTCCGCCTGCCTTGCTCTGCTCCGCTTTGCTCCGCTATGCTCCGCTGGGCTCAGCTACGCCTGCCTTGCTTTTCCTTGCTACGCTCTGCTGTGCTATGCTTAGCTTAGCCTGCCTTGCTTTGCTTTACTATGCTTGGCTCCGCTGTGCTGCACTATGCTTTGCTGAGCTACGCTTCGCCTGCCTTGCTTTGTTTAGCTGGGCTTTGCTTTGCTTTGCTACGCTATGCTTCGCCTGCCTTGCTTTGTTTAGCTGGGCTTTGCTTTGCTTTGCTTGGCTATGCTATGCTCTGCTTCGCCTGCCTTGCTTTGCTGGGCTCAGCTTAGCTCGGCTTAGCTTTGCTGGGCTATGCTGGGCTTGGCCTGCTTTGCTTTGTTCGGATTAGCTGAGCCGGACTGTGCTCAGCCAACCCTGCCTTAATCAAAACGAATATGCCATCGCCGCGTCCCTATGCTGCCTGTCTCAATCTCCTTTTTGGAACAGGGTTTGCCTCAAGTCCCTCTTCCCTGCCCATATCCTGAGAATCCGTCTTCAACATGAACTCCCCCCACCCTTGCCCGGACGACCTTTCGGAAGCATGGCGACCGGCACCAACTCCCACCTGCAATCCAGCCCTCATCAGAAGGTTAGCCACGGTCTCCGGAGAGAAGATATCCGAGTCGTACCGTATCCGCAGCTCCGCTTCCCATCCAGGCATCCACATTCCACGCGCGGAAATATCGGGAACTCCAGACGCCAATATTACCGCCGCCTTGAACATCTTAGGTTCCCCCTTCGTTATCCTGACCAACGCCGTTCCTTCCCTGCTAAACCCATCAGGCTCAACAAAGACGCACATCTTAGCCTTTGTCATATGCACACCAACAATGCTACATGCCTTGATCATGGCGCTCCTAAAGGCCGAGCACGGAATGCCATACCAATCACCGGAATCCGCAAGATGCATAGACCCGAGGTAAAGAGACTCGAAATCCTTCGGTTCCCTCTTCCTCGTCGTCTTGGCTGCCTGCCCCTGCATCTGGGCCTCCTCCATCATAATCCGTGCCTTCTCGGAAAACTTATTCGACACGAATGGAGAACTCCCAATTATCGAACATTTGAAGATGTCAAACTTGGGGGAACTAATAGTAATTGCCACGTTAGCTTCTGACACTGCCTTCCTTGCCATGACATTTCTCCTTCTTGATTCCTGTTAAATGAAACCCATTGGCGATAGGCGACTGCCAATCGCCTTCTGCCTTGCTTTGCTTGCTTTGCTTAGCTGAGCTTTGCTAGGCTACGCTTGGCTGAGCTACGCTTTGCTTAGCCTGCCTTGCTTTGCTTCGCTCAGCTTGGCTCAGCTACGCTTTGCTTTGCTATGCTACGCTTGGCCTGCTTTGCTTTGTTTCGCTACGCTCTGCTAAGCTGCGCTGCGCTATGCTTTGCCTGCCTTGCTTTGCTTGGCTCAGCTCAGCTCTGCTGTGCTCGGCTCCGCTTGGCCTGCCTTGCTTTGCTTGGCTTTGCTAAGCTATGCTGTGCTCGGCTCCGCTTGGCCTGCCTTGCTTTGCTTAGCTTTGCTAAGCTATGCTAAGCTTAGCCTGCCTTGCTTTGCTTGGCTGTGCTTGGCTGGGCTACGCTAAGCTAAGCTCTGCCTGCATTGCTTTATTTAGCTGTGCTTGGCTCTGCTCGGCTAAGCTAGGCTATGCTCCGCCTGCCTTGCTTTGCTAGGCTCTGCTGGGCTTTGCTGGGCTGTGCTGGGCTCTGCTTCGCTTAGCCTGCCTTGCTTTGCTTTGCTCGGCTCTGCTTTGCTCCGCTGTGCTCCGCTTCGCCTGCCTTGCTTTGTTTGGCTTTGCTATGCTCTGCTTCGCTCCGCCTGCCTTGCTTTGCTTTACTCAACCTATCCCTACTCCGCTCTGCCATGCCAGAATCACATGACGCACTGCTTCAGTTCCCCGGCATGCTCCTTGTATGCCAGGTCAATCTCGACAAAGATCTTCGTCAGTTCCGACAGCTCCTTGTACTTGTTCCTGAACGCGATGGCCTCAAGCAACGCCACCCGGAGCAGATAGTTCCTGCTGTCCGCATCCCGCATCGCCCGTTCCATCATGACATATTTTTTCCCGCCTGAACCATTCTTGGCGGGAAGCACCGCCGTCGCCCGATCCAACGTGATCGTCTTCCCATCATAATGAGTGATCGTCACCTTGAGGGACTGCAAAAGGAAACGCGCCTGCTGCAGCCTCCATTCGTGTCCGGCCTTCAGATTGTCCCACTCGAATAAGTCATGCAGAACATTCTTCTCATCTGCTGCCGCCTCCACAACGTCCGCAGGCTCAAGTTCATGCCCATGTAACTTCTGAAGCTTCTCCACTTCCTCGCCCGCAGGTTGGGCATCAAACTTCCCAAACCGCTTCCCACTACCGTCCCTCCATGCGTAAACCCTTTTCGGCTCCTCGTGCATCTTCTTTCTTGACATAATCCCTCCTACCAAATCATTCATACCTCGGCTTCCTGCCCAACTCCAGGCTCGCCTCAATGTCATCCCATGTACCCTGAACAACCTCATTCAGCTTCCCGACAAGACCCTCCTCTATCTTCCTGACCAGTTCACCTACCTGCAACTTGCCAAACTCCCCAGCATTTATCCATCCGCCAACCCTCGCCCATACCTTCTCGGCCAGCAAGAACTCGATGCTAGTCCGAATATCGTCTATCCCAAAGTTGTCAAACGCCCAGAAAGCAATCTCCCGCTTCTTGCCAGTTATCTGATTTTTACTGACCTTGCACCGTATCTTCCGCCCTATGACCCGGCCCTTCGCCTTCTCACTTTCCATAACGGAGAGCCACAACTCATGCGAAGAGAAAAACTTCAGCGCATTACCTCCTGCTCTTGATTTCTTCGGCCCAAACACCGCGCCAACATTGTCTATTGTCTGACTCACAACCATGATAAGGGAATCAGTCTTCGCTACCTTTCCCTTCAGCTCCCGAAGCATACGCTTGAAATACTTCTGCTTGGACATAGCCATAGTTCCGGTCGTATCCTTGCTTTTCTTCCAGGCCTCGCGCTCCTCTTCCGTTTTCTCCAGCTCCTCCTTTGAAGACAAGCCATCCAACGAGTCAACAACAGTCACGAAAGGCGCTTCCCCATCCAAATAATCCAGAAGCTGATAATGCAGCTCCTGAACAGTTTCTGGAGCCTTGCTTTTGTCCTCTTCTGCCAGAGGCGAACGTATGCAAACCCTGTCACAGAAAGACTTCCCGAACATCCTCTCCAAATCGAATGAAAGGGAAGCCTCGACATCGTTGTATTCCAATGAATGGGAATCAAACCTGCTGTCCCTGCAAGCCTCCGCCAATGCGGTCAGGCCAAGGACGGTCTTGCATGTGTCACTATCCCCTATCGGATTGACTATCCTCCCGCAAGGCCAGCCCCCGTCCGCCCTATCTGTCAATGCCAAGTTTAGGAGCGTGCACCCTGTGTTCAGATACAATCGGGGAGGAGTCTCCCTCATACTGACTAAGCCTTCCCCAGACTCGTGGCGCTCCTGGACCTGCTCCGCCAGTTCGTTAGATGTACGCCCCCTTTTCATCTAAACATCCTCCCTTCCCTTGATCCCGTCATATGCCTTCATGCAAGCACTATAGACATCCTCCGGACAGCCACCATCGCCGAAGCAATCCTCCGATTCCCCAAAGTCAAAGCCGAACTTGTGCTTGAACGGACATTCACCAGAGGGGGTTTTTCTGGCTTTGCCCTTCCCGCCCATGACTTTGCCCTCTGCCTTCAGCACGGCAGTCTTGATCTCACTAACATCCTTACGCGCATAATAGCGATAGATCAGCTTCCCGCCCTCATCCTTCAGCCCCCTGTCCTTGGCATAGGCCAAAAGCTCATCCTTGTCCTCGATCAGCTCGGGGCCAGCTTCCTCGGTCTCCTTTTTGGCTTCCGTTGTTCTGCCAATCCAGCCAGCAGAAGACGTTTTCTGCGATTCTGATTCTAGATCCGGCTCGGTCTCCTCCTCTGGCTGGTCCTCGCCCTCGGCGCTTCCCAGATATGCCTTCTCGATGTCCTTGTCCGACGACTTCACCAAAAACTGACTCAGCTCAAATTGCATATCCCATACTTTATCCGGCACCGGGTATTCCTTGCATTCCAAGAAATCCATACTTACAGCCTTAACCCATGGGTTCTTCTGACCGATATCCTTCTCCTCCCAATTCACATCCAGAACAAATCCGTCCCCCCTGGGGAGGTAGAAAGCCGCCCAGATGTCTCCCTGCCGAGGGTTGCGCAAGCGAGCATCCAAAACGTCACCAAATGCGCCGTAGGAGTCTTCGTAAAGGCGAACCTCCCCAGCATCATGAAGATAAAAAAGATAGATTTCCCGGTCGGTCGCCCGCAAGGCCTTTATCGAGTCCTTGTTCCTCTCATAATCTTTGCGCATCGCTGATACATCGTCACATATGATGCACGAAGATGCCTTCCCGAACGATTTTGGACACACAAAATCCAGCCCGTTATCCTTGTCCATCCCTATCCACCCATGCTTCAGGTATGGGCGCTTGTACCAAAGCTCTCCCGGCTCTATCTTGTCCGGGTGATGCCTTTCCTTAACAACGTAAGGCAAGACAGTAATTAGTGTATTCACCCCAGCCTTCTTCTCGAAGAATTTCCCACTATAGGAAACACAAGACCTGCCCCTCCGCTCAGACTGCTTCTCAGCAGCCCTCTTCCTTGCTCTTGCCGACGCCGCCGCCCTGCGTTCCGCCACAGGGTCTTGTCTACTTCCTCTTGCTGGTGTTGCCATCTTTTTCCTCCATTGGCCATTTTGGATTGCTGTCTATCCTTTTAACTTCATCTGCCAGCCTGTTTTTGCATTCCGTTCTCAAGTCCGACCAAGCCGATTCGCGTAACTGAATGTCGTCATCTATGTCCTGCTCCATTGTCACGTCGATACGGGCACTCTCATAATTCCCCGTATTGATAGTTCTGCCCATGCTTATGCCAATCTTCATCTCACCTCTCCGCCTTCCTTTTTTAGGGCCCGTCGCGCTACCATACCTGCCTCCCTCGCCACCTGCCTCGCCTTCTCCTTTCCTGACTCTATGGAAGCCTGCTTCATGCCTATCCCGTCAGATAGATCGTAAGGCTCCTTCGGTCCCGCGATGTAGCCCTGGATAAGCAACCTGACAAGATTCTCCAACGCAGGCTTGCGCATCAAAATCGCCTCGTATGCGGCCTTGACCAACCCAAGACTGTGCTTCGCACGGAGCAATTCCTCGCGCCTCCCCTTGAATTGCCCATCGAGCAAGATCTCAGCCCTAAGCTGATCCACAGTCGGCAACTTCAGCCCTTCTGAAAGATAAAAATCCCGCACCCTGACCGAGGCATTGGCCTCTTCCACATCCGCCGACTCCTTTTCCCAGTCCACACGGCTCTGGGCCTCCGCGACCTCCTCCCCGTACTTGAGCGTCAGATCAGCCTGATGCAACCATTCGAGATCAAGACGGTCCGGATCAATCGAAACATCCTTGCTGTAATCAAGTTCTGCCACGCTTCCTCCATCTTGCTTTAGTTGATTCACTACCTTATCAAACACACTCGTCATTCCCTTTCATATTTATTATAGCACGGATTCCTATTTTTTTTATTCCAGACAGAGCGCCCGGTACACCGACAGCGCCAAGCCTGCCTTCCCACTATTGTAATAAGGCTGCTCAAACTCGCACATCACCAAGTAAGCACCCTCGTCGCCGTCAAGAAGTACCTTGCGGAAATAAGCCAAAACCTGCCTGCGTATTGTCTCCTCGTCGTCCTCCTCAAGTTCCTTCAGTATCCCAGCCAGTTCCTTCCACGCGCTCTTACCGCCACCGCCCTTCAGCGCCAGCATGGCTCGGCACAGCGTTATCACATTGGACGAGCGTTCCGCCAGCCGCTTCGCCGCCTTAGCCATATCAGCCTCCGGCAAGTCGATGACCTTATCCAATATGTTCAAGGCCATGCCAGGCGATCCCATGGAATCACGGCAAATCTGCGCAACGATATCCCTCGGAACAAACTTGCCTTCCTCCTTCATTACCTTAGACAAAAGTACGGCCAGTTCCCGGTCGGAAAGCGGTGACATCTCGAATTCTGTGCATCTTCTACGCAATGTCATCTTGAGTTTGCCGGGCTCAGTGGTGGTCAACACGAACCAACAGTCCTTCGGCGGATCCTCCAGTAGCTTAAGAATAGCTTCCTGCGCATCGGACGTGAGCCGGTGAGATTCCTCAAGATCCCAAATCCTAGCAGGGGATTTATTCAAAGGTCTCCTTGCAGAGTCCTCCCGAATTTGACGGATGGTGTCTATGCCCCGAAAGTCTGAGGCATTAAGCATCTTGAAGTTCCAGTCAGGATGCTTCTTATCATACGCTCCAAGTTCGTTCGCCAGGCAATATGCAATTGAAGTCTTGCCACATCCCGAAGGCCCCGTAACTAGCAAGGACCTGTTTGGGCTATCTTTTTTCAAATGAGCTTTCAGAGAACTCATTACAGATTGATTGCCCATCATATCGGACAGCTTCATGGGTCTATGATCCGTGTGTAATGGCATTGCTTTCTCCCTCTATTCGCTGCTGCCAAGGGCCACGACATGCTGCATTCCATCGGTCTCTATTTTAATAGCTTCCCTTCCAAGGATCACCTTCCGAGCTATCTTGACCATCTCCTTGAGGAATAATGGATGCGCAGAAAATGTGACAGGCTCACCAGTGTACCTCATGCACAGAGTATCCTCGGCCCATCCGTCAGGCCCTTCCCCGCGAATGATCAGCTTCCCGCGACTCAGCTCAACTTTAACCTCCTGCGCAAATTGGACGGCATCATCAGCAACTACGGAAGCCCAGTCCAATGCTTCATCCAGCTCCTTCGGGAACTCTATCTCGACTCCATCAAGTTCAAGAAATCCGCCAAGGTCGGGGTAATCCCCGTCCACTATTCGGACACAATACCTGATACCATCCTTGCAATCGAAATGCGCCCAGTTCCCAGAATAGCCCATCCTCTCAGGTTCATATGACTCCAACTTTCCCAAGTGCCGTGCCACAATCTTGATCGTGCTACCAGATGACATATCTTCGGGAAGCGGGGAATCAATGAGGGAGCACCGCGTCATCCTGTATTCATCGCACGTTTCAATGAAACCATCGCCAATGTTGACGCAGGCCAATATAGGATTCGTCCCAGATCTTGCCGATGAGAACAGGACAGACCGCAAGGACGACAAGAAATCACCTGGAATTGGCTGCCAAGATCCAGGTTCCGAAAGCTCCTCATCCAGGGGCAGCTTTATATCTTTTTCCATCAGCACGCCCGCTCTCTGCCTGCCGCATAACAACTTGAGTTCGCTTTCACCCTGCTCCACTTCCAACTCGGAATCCGCCGGCAGCTTAGACAGGAATGCATAAATAGGGGATGCCAGCACCGCACCTTCGACATCCGTGGCCAATGGCGCGGATATGGAAACCTCGTCGTTGAACGTCTGGACCCTGCCCCCAACGAAGATCACAGAAGTCCCCTGCTCCATCAGCTTATCACTGCTCGCGAGTCCCGGCTTAACCAGCTCCAACGCCCTCTTAAACTCAGATACTTTCATTCTTCTCTCTTTCTTGTAAAAGGAAAGGACAACTTATCTCCAGCAATATAACTCAGCTTCTTAACAAAATTCTCTATTCCAGCAGAAAACAGATCTAAGTTAGGCTGCTGATAAAGAACGGCAGCCGGATGAATGCACCAGCATATCCACATTCCATATTCATTAGACCATTCCGTCGTGGCGTTAAGGCCAATAATCCCACTATCCAAACCTTTGAAGAACTTAACATTAGTATTCCCGAAGGCCAAGGCGAGAACTGGCCTAACGGAGGATATCTCTTCCTTGATAATAGAAGAGCACTCAAATATGTGCTTTTTAGAAGGAGTTTTTGTATTACTTGGCCAGCACTTTACAATATTGGTGATATGAAACATCTCTCTATCAAGACGGTACTTAGCCAGCTCAGGCCACAGCACTTCGCTCCCTGCCTTGCCTATAAATCCTATCCCTTTAAGATCCTCCTCTTTTCCTGGCGCTTCGCCTATCAGCATGACATTATATTTACCGGGAGAGGCTGGAACAGGTCTTTTGCATTCTGATCTTAAAGAGCACAATGAACATTTATCTATATTTGGTAAGACACAAGGATGACTATTAGAAATAAGTTCAATGTTACAACCTTCCAAATCACAGGATAAAAGTTCTTTTCCTATCCAAGCATCGTTAGCCAATATTGCAGTCTTCCGTTTAGGATGATTAGCTTTAGCTAAAATCCAATCACCAGCACAATGCTCTACATCTGCCTTTTTTCTTTGATAAAGCTCTCCTCCAAAAATCAGCATAGTAAAATCTGTTTCGTCCTTGAAATTGCCATACACCCCGCCAAGATTATCTGTGCCAGAAATATCGCCCATTCCGCTCTTTTGTGCCTTTAAGACTGCCTGCCTATATCCAAATTTCACCTCGGTCATTTGCCCAAAATAATAATGCTCATCTGTGCTTGGCTTTTGATAGTCTATGTCTTTCACACAGCTAAGAATCATGCTTTCTTTCAGCCTCTGAAATAATTTGGAGTATTTACCCATCTTATCTTTTGATAGATCAAAATCAAAATATTTGTTTGCTTTCTCCAGTTCTGAATCAGTAAGCTCCTTGTTACCCAAGGCACCAATCTCTTCCAGAACAGACATAATCATGCTGTTTGGCCTACGGCCTTCACCAAACTGAAATTCTCTACTTCTAAAAAAGCCCTTCTTAAAACCCAATTTGGCTTTTTCCAGTTGCCTAGCGGAAGCCTCTCCTATGCCTTTAATCTCTGAAAATGGGGCAAATATTTTCCCATCATCAGCAATAGAGGAAATCCACTCAGTTGCTTTGGAAATACCAACACGCGGAAGTTCTATTGATAGCCCCAGCCTTCTGGCTTCATCTATATAGCTAGCCTTATCATTTGCTCCTGTAAATGTCAGACTTGCACATAAGTACTCTTTTGGATAATGCGCCTTAAGCCACATCATCCAAAAGGTTATAAGAGAATATTCTACAGCATGACTCTTGTTGAATGAATAACTTCCAAAGCTGCTCAACTGATCCCAAACCTTATCTGCCTCTTTCTCTGAAAGAGTCTTCCGTTCTTGGCAGCCATCTATAAATAGCTGCTTGAACCTTCCAAACAATTCATCACCTTGTGACTTACTGATAACCTTCCGAACAGTGTCACATGTCTTCCACCCCAACCCACCAAGCTCGTACATAAGCCACATGACCTGTTCTTGATACAGAATAATTCCCAGTGTCTCTTTAGTTAAAGGCTCAAGCAATGGATGAATATACTTCACAGGGGCTGCCCCTGTCCTTCTCTGTATAAATTCCTCTACCATTCCCGAGCGCAATGTCCCAGGTCTGAATAAGGCTGATGCAAGGACTATGTCGTTAAATTCCTTCACCTTCATTTCCCTACACAGTTTCATCAGACCCGAAGAACCGATCTGAAAAGCACCAACATTATTGCCAGCAGCTATCTCGCTAAGAACCTTCTCGTCATCCAGAGGTATATCATCAAACACTATAGAGACCCCCCGCCTCTCCTTAAGAAGTTTCTTAGTGTAATTAAGTATAGTCAAAGCCGTAAGACCCAGAATATCCAATTTCATCAGCCCTATATATTCGGCATCTGACTTTTCCCAATTAGCGACAACCACTCCTTTCCTATTGCAAAGATGACACCAAAGGCCCTCTCTCAGATCCTCGGAAGAGATGCAAATAGCTGCTGCGTGCTGCCCACTAGCCCTTAGTGTCCCCTCCAAATCCTGTGCTATACTTACAACTTCTGGATATTTTTTATTGAAATCTATTGCATCGCCGAAGGTCTTGCAGGCATCTTCTATCGTATAGGAGGATCTAAAATCTCCGCCAGATCTTACAACTATTGCCTTAGCGCATTTGTCTGTATCCAAAATAGGAACATCAAAAACTCTTGCTACATCCCGTATAGCTCCGCGACCCTTCATTTTCGCAAAGGTAGAAAGTCCAGACACATTGAACTTACCATAATTATCTTCAAGGTGTTTCCTTATCCTATCTCGCTTTATGTCCTCAAAGTCCATATCTATATCTGGCAAATCTATCCTGGCAGGAGAGATAAATCTTGCGAACACAAGACCATACTTTATAGGATCTACGTCAGTTATTCGCATAAGATATGCCACAAGAGAGCCTCCGGAAGACCCTCGGCCAGGTCCAGTCATAATATCATTCTTTTTGCACCAATCTATCAGCTCCCAAACTATTAGAAAATATCCTTGAAAGCCAAGTTCGCAGATAAGATCCATCTCTTCCTTAATCCGAGAACGATAAGCAGGCAACTGATCCCTGCTTATTGTTCCCGGAACAAGGAGGCGCTCCTTAAGGCCTCTATTAACTATTTCCCACATCAGTTCTGTCTCATCCCTATCCTCGTATCCCGAGACTTTAGGCAGAATGACAGAGCGTTTTTCTATTTTATATCCACCACATTTACTTGCTATTTCTGAAGTTCTAACCAAAGCCTCCGCAAACAATCTCTGTGGAATTATACCCTGCCTCAGAAATGCCTCTTCCATTTCCTTCTCGGTCCTAAGATAAAGACCATCTATCTCGAATCGCCATCTATCTTTATCCATCCATTTCGCCTTACGCTGAATAGCCAGAAGAACTTCCTGAACTTTTGTATGCTTAGACAAAGGATAATGACAATCGTTAGTGGCCACTAAAGGCAATCCATCCTTCTTGGACATAACCAGCAGCAATCTATTCAACTTCTTTTGATCAGAATAATCGTGAGGCATTATTTCAAGATAGATATTTCCCCCAGTAGCATCTCCAAGCTCATTAACCAGCTCCCTACCCTTTGACATATAGACTATAGAAGATGTGCAAGCGGTCATAAAAATCAGGCCACCACAATATTTCAAAAGCATGTCCGGACTAACACGAGGGCGCTTATAAAAACCTTCCAAGTTGGCCTTAGTGAGCATTCGCAGAAGATTAGAAAAGCCTTCATTGTTCTTCACCAGAACAGTAATATGATAGCGTTTTTCCTTTGGCTCCTTAATAGAAATATCAGGCACCACATATAACTCGCTTCCCAAAATAGGCACTATATCCTTACCTAAGCAAGCTTTCTGAAATTTAATCAGCCCATCGACATTTCCATGATTAGTCAGAGCAAGATGGGTGAATTCTAAACGAGATGCTTCATCAGCATACTGCTCTGCTGAACCGTATCCATCAAGCTGTGAATACTGATCATGAACATGAAGATGACAAAAGTTCATCTATACTCCGCTTTTCGTACTTGACCAAGACTCCATCAAAATCTACACAAAGAGTCCTTACGCATGGAGCCATCTTAACTTCTTCAAATGAAATTAGAGTCAAACCAAACCTTATCGCTATAACTGTTAATTAAATTCAATCTTGGTATACATCCCCTCGAAGCCCTTCTGCCTACACATCCGGATTCCCCTCTGGATGAAGCTCCAAGTACTCGTCAGAAAGCAGCAGGCCTGACAACCTCTTCAATGCGCTCGCCTTGTCCTTGAATCGTTTTGCCTCAAGGTTCAGCTCTCCTGCGACCTTGTTATATTCTGCTGTGATCCGCCCCAAGGTCATGTCCTCAAGTCTCTTTGTCTCTTTCATCTCTCCATCCTCCTTGTTAAGTTGCCCAATCTCATCTACCACTATTATAACCTCGATTCCTATTTTTCATTCCTCTGATTTTTTCATCCACCACCAGCTCCCCAAATTCGGCATTCCGCGCTGCAGTAACTGAAGGACCGCAACCTGATCAAAAGGATCGTAGTCATCATCCCTAACGAATACTGGATTGATCCGCATCCACCCTCTCCTCCTGTCATGAGCATCCTTGTTCAGGCCGAACATCGCCGTGACATGAGCAGCCTTCCGCTTGTCTTCGCTCGCATCACCTTCCGATATCAGGCGCTTTCGGTAAGTCTCCCGCGTTGACTGTGTGGCCGTCACGACGCAGCATTCCCAATCCTGCGACAGCCTCCTGAGTGCCTCCCATCGCGCGTTTTCCTGGTGCCTGAAGTCTCTGCCAGATCCAGACTCAGGAGCGAGTATGTCCGCATAGTCAATGACGATAATGCCCGGCATCCACCCCATGCTGTCCTTCAGCCTATCCAGTTCGGCATCCACGTCCCGCGCCGTCACCGTCCTCGTCGCTCCCCAGAACAAACGAAGCCTGTTGCCTATCGCCAAATCAAACCTTCTCCAAATTTCCTGAGCCTCTTCCCATCCCAAATCCAGGCACTGCTTTTCCTCCTCGAACCAGGAAGAGAACCTATAATCCGGTCAGTCCCTGAAGCACGGGATATAGCCTTTTTTGGAATCAAACGCGGCCAACTTTGGATACGGCTTGAAAGTCAAGTCATCTACAACGGATACAGAACACAAACGCTCTTCCCTATTGCATTCGTTTGTCTGGTTGAGGAAGCAGTCAGGGACAGGCAAAAGCTGTGTCCTGTTATATTTAGACCTGTTAGACCTCCCAGAAAGCTGTATGGAAAAACGGGATACTTGCTGCCGCTGGCTCAGATCTCCACATTGGCAGTACATGACATTCTGCCTGGCCTTCGCGGCGCTGAAGGCGAGGGCTTGCAAAATCCAAGACTTACCCACCTTCTCTTTGCCAAGAAAAGCCACGAATGAGTCCTTAACAACTTGCTCCCCGACAAGCTCTTGAAACGCCCCACCAAGGCCAACGAGAGATTGTACCTTATGCTCAAAAGCTTCCCTTATGATGTTGGGATTCTCGGACAGCACAATGGACACAGCCATAGACAACTTCGGCGGCTTCATCTCACTAACTATCTCGTCGGCAGCCTCAATGTCCCCTGCCTCAGCAGCAGCCTCCAGCTCGGCAGCCTTGATCAGATAAAGCTGCTGGGCGAAGTACTTCTCGGCCTCCTTCAGCAAGGCTTCCACACTGTATGCATTGTTGGCTTCCCAATCATCCCATTCATTGGACAGCTTTGCCAGGAACCGTTCCATGTCCCGCTTGAGGACCGGGTCTGGAATAGTGGCCCATGCAAGCTGTATGTCCCTGCCTGGGGCCTTCCCATGCTCCTTGAGATGCCTAAAGCACTCGTTTCCCAACCATCCCCATGTGTCTCCGGATAGGTCATCGCGCCAGACCTTACGCAATCCTTTCAAAAACTTAGTATCCATGACCGTGGCCGCCATCAATGTTCTAACAATATCGGGATCAGCCATCAGAAACTCTCTTGTTCAGATTGACCACACGGCACATCTCTCCAATCCTTCGCGCAATCCTGGCATCAACCACATCCGCCAGCTCACCAAGAGAGAAGTTACTAGCGAAATGTGTAATGGCCATATCCTCATAACGTCGATTTACAATCAGATAAAACATCTCCTGAGTCCATTCAGTAGACTTCTCCCGTCCGATATCATCTAAAGCAAGAATGTGCATATTGCACATTCTGTTAACAATATTTCCAGAAGGATCATCATCGTCGTAATCATCCCGCTCAGGAGACTTCTGATCATATGAATCTCTGACGTTGTTTAGCATCTCTATCATCGGAATGCGTAAACATCTCTTCCAGGGTGCCAATTCCCGAACTAGAGCACACATCAAATGTGTCTTGCCTGCTCCAGGAGCCCCACACAAGTAATACGATTGACCAGGAACATAACTAAAACCTGGAAAGTCAGATAATGTCGCATCCCTGTATCTAACTGGTATTCCGGACCTGGCCATTATTGACTCCCCGGCCTGTCGGACGAAGGCTTTCCCCGCAAAGTAAATCAGGTCTGATAGCCCTTCCGAATCCATCTCTGGCGATTTTTCCGTCTGGATAATCTTCGGGCCCATATGTTCTTCCGTTCTCATACAAGACTTCATCCTTGACATAACTCATTTTCTCCTCATACGTTACCTTGGCATCCTTAGAGTGGGGAAGGTTCCTTTTGACCTGAGATTTCATCTGATGCTCTATCCGAGCGAACTTATTCCGAAGATCCGACCCGCTAAACACGGTCGGTACGAACTCTTGGCCATGATGCTCGAACAGCCAGGCAATAACGCCAAATATTCTATCCTCAGATATTTTATCGTTGATCACCATTTTTCCGAGCGGGACGGCATGCTTCCAGAACTCTTGCTTGATAGGCCTGTCCAGGATCATCTTGAGCAAGGCGTAAAATCCCTGACCCCCGTTCGCCATGAGATGCTTGCCAGCTACCTTGACAGGATCTTTCGCCTTTGGCGACTCTTCCTGAGGAACCTCCTTAGAAGCCTCGGGTTGAGTGCCAGAAGTGGAAGAGTCTCGGAGAGGGAAAGAGTCCTCATTCTGAGGAGGGATTTCTTGATCACGGAGCGAGAGAGGCTTCGCCTCTCGAAGCGGAGGGGATGAATCAATCCCGGAAGGCTCTTCCAAATTTGGAAAAGATTGAGAAGGTTGTTCTGGAAGAGATTTTCCATGAGACTCGAAAGAGTCTCTCTCTTTAAGAGAGAGTCTTCTTTCTATATTAATATTCTTATTAGTTAGTATTCTTAGGGGCTGATCACCAATAGATTGGTTACCTAAAGATTGGTAACCAATCTTTAGGTCACAACCAAGCCTGGCTTGGCTCTTCGGGTGCAATCCAATAACAAATCCTTGGCTCATCAAGTCTTCTTGGCACTCCCCGATCTGGAATTGGAAAGGCGTATCTGCGCATGCTAAGAAGGACCCAAGTATTTCTTTTGTTTGTTTGTCTCGGTAGACCATTCGGGCAAGGTATCCCGCCTTCTCAAGTTCCTTCATTCCGGATCTTAAAGCAAGGGGTCCGAGACGACAGATTTTCTGCATCTGGCTCTGGTATGTAGTCCATCCTTCTCTGTTGCTTAGTATGAGCACCAGAATTCCTCTTGCTTTTATGGATATACTCTCGTCTCTGATGAGGTCATTTGGGACCTGGGTGAAATGCTTGCCCATTGAGCAGTTGACAATATCGGGTAGATTCTTGGGAAGTCTTCTTTGGGGCTGGTCTTGGTTAGATCTCTCTTGCTTCATGGCTCTTCTCCTTTCGGGAACAGTTATTGAAGATGCTGCATCTTGCGAGTTTGGGAAACTTGGTATCGTGCAAAGTGCACCTCCTCTATTGGCGTTTTGGAAATGTAGAAGCGGGCGTCGCCAGGTGATAGAGGCACCGAGCACGCTTGCGGGCACGACTCCGCTTGCTGACGCCCGCTTCTACATCAAGAAGGAATGTCATCCGGAACCCTACGGGGATTGGCCTTTCCCCCAGTCCCTTCCGACTGTCTATCTTATTATAACAGAAAATCGGAAAAGTCAAGGATTATTTTTGTAGGACAAGAATCGGGCAGAACCTTCGCTCTGCCTATGTCTTCAGCTTTGCTTTGCCCGGTAGGAAGGCCATCTACCTGGTAACTGTCTACCGTGCCTGTGGCCTTGATCATCTGCTTTCCTCGTCCTCAGCAAGCAACTTGACCAGCTTCTCGGCGACGGCAGAAGATGTAGTCCCACGGTTAATATATACCATCCCTCCCTGCTCCACGGACAGGGAAAGATCCTTGAAATAGATCTCGAAGTGGTCGTTTCTCTGCGAGTAGAGTCCTGCTATGTCAAGGAGGCGTTCATATGTCTCCTCCTGTAGTTGATGTCCCTCGTCGCTCTTGCGCACTCGTTCTTTCACGACGGCGAGGCGCTCAAGGAACTTGGGCAAGAACCGTCTCCGCACCTCTTTGGCTATCGCCTCGGCAGGTCGTTCGGTGCTGACCGAAATCTGAATCCGGTCATCGCCCCAAGATTGGCCTATTCCTTTTAAATCCTTGGGATATTCTGAGCTGAATATGAACTTGCCGTCACTTTCCTGCACGAAAATGGAGTATTCAGGGCCTGTTAGGAGCGCACGGAACCATTTCTCAGGGTCCCCGTAGCGCTTCGTATCCATCATGCCTAGAAGTCCTGCGACTTCCAACATCTTCTTCGCTGCTTCTTGAGAATTCATAAATCTTTCTCCTTCCTTAATCTTTCCCTGCCTATATCGGCAGGGTCTTTGCCTTTCGGGAGCCGGACAATGTTCACTTCGGCTCCGAGCTGCCTCAGTTCCGCCTCTATCTTCCTCGCCTGGATCTTGGCTGGTCCTGCCTCCGCATCGAACATCACGTCAATCCGCTGGAATCTCCACGCCAGCTCCCGGATTTGCTCCGGCCTATGCTTTATTCCGAAGCAGGCCACCGCGCCTGGGCCTATTGCCCAGGCATCTGTCACGCCCTCCACGAGCGTTGCTGAGTCCATTCCCTCTGCCTGATCAAGGCCATATAGTGTGCTTTTTAGTGGAATGGATTCCAATTCGGGCAGACAGTTCAGGTACTTCTGCCGAGCCTTCCCTGTCCAGTCCCGGCATTGGTACGAGATGATCTTGCCGCCGAGCGTGACTGGAGCAACGATGCGATAGCTCAGGTCTAGGACTTTGTCTCCTTTTCTGGTGATGGATCCTGGGCCTGTGGCCAATACGCCCCAGGTGGACTCTAGCTCGCTGATCTTAAACCCCCTACCCTCGAGATACCGGACAGCTCCTGGAACTTCCCTCAGAGGTCGGCAGCCTTGGGGCAGGAAGGCCCTGTAGACCCCCTTTTTCGTCTCTAAAACCAACGATCTCTTCCGGGCCCTACCCTCCCTATAGGGTCCGAGGATCTTGATGATTCTGGCCCGGTCAACCCGCAAGATCTTGGCGAGAGTTGGGATCAGGGACTTGCCTCCACATCGCCAGCAGTTTGCCTGCCCCGTCACAACGTTTATTCCAAGGTGTGCCGCGTGATCCTGGCAGGATGGACAAGGCATGTTGGCCCAGTCCTTGCGCAAATCGAATGGCACGCGGTAGTCGTTCAAGATGCCAAGAATGTTCATAGTCCCCGGCACCAGGTTTTCAGCTCTTCCGCGACTCTTGGCCATGACCCGTTTAGTCTACGAGCCAATGCCTGTCTGTAGCCACACCGCGACGGCTTCCCCCGGCGTGGGGTTAGGATATCCTGTGACAGGACAAATTGGGCGGCCTCTTTTGCGTCAAAGGATAACTTCTCATAGCTGTCCTTCCTGATGCAGGCCATCTCTGGTGACACTCCCCTGTAGGCGATCTGGACCTGATCCAGAGATAGCCAATTCTTCTCGTTCCAAACCCGGAAACTGGCCTCAAAATGTCTTTCCCAATTTACTATGTTCATGCGATATTCTCTCCCTTATGCCTGCCCTATTGCTAGGGCAGGCGATGAAATGTTATGCATTCAGCGTAGCGAGTCCGTACCATTCGCTAGCTTCTCCCCTCCTTTCGCGCTCTTCTATGCGAAGGCTTAAGGGAGGGACGGTAAAACCTCCCTCGTTAATTCTCCGATAATACGGAATCGCCTCGTTGACGAGTCTCTCAGGTAGGACGATCCACTCGCCCCACGGAGCACACATCATTTTGCCGCCGCACTCGAACCAAATGCCTTCCTCCTTGGGTGTGAACTTTTTGCACCCAATGACAAAAGGCGTTCCGTAGTTCTTATCCAGTAAAATGCCCTGGTAAGAGACCACGGAGCTATACAAATCTTCCGCTCGCTCCCCGGTTGCAAGGCGAGCATAAAAGTTTTTTGCTACCAGGGACCAACAAGAGATTCGTGCAAAGTGTCCGTACCGTGAAATGATGAGTCCTAGATCCTTTGTCGCCCCCTCTTTAGGCGGCGCAAGTGCCCAATCTGAGGATTCTGAAGATAGGAAGAACGGCAGCCGAACATGCGCATCATTCGCGTCCAGCTCCGAAAACACCTTGATGGCGTCAACTATGACGCCGTGCCTACAAGGACCACCACACGGAGGAGTTTGAGCACGCCAGAGTGCCCAGGCTACGTCTAACTGATATGCACACTCCGGCACAAAAACATCTGCTACCTGTGCCCACCATGGTGCAGGCACGGGTTTTTCTGGTGCTGGGCATTCAGATTGAATGTCCAACAAGGTTGCGGAATAAATGTTTTCCGCTTCTCTATGGAATAAAATAGGATCAGTGGGATTGCTCCCATGTCCTTTGAAAACGAAGAATGTCTCAGGTAAATCACAGGGCAGGGAGTCTGATCGAAAGCCTGATACAAGCAGGTCAGTCGGGCGAACTTTGTGCTCTATTATGCCCGACAATCCTGTCCTTGAGGAGTGCGCTACACGTCCCCGAATATACTCTCCGGCGTGTAGCACAATTGATGTGCACTTAGCGTTGAACTCTCGTCTGATAATTTTTTCCATCTCTTCCTCCTTCTCAAAAGCTAGAAGAACTTGCTCCTTTGCCGCTTGACGTTGTGCGGCTTTAGAAGTTCCGCAATGGCCTTCCGTAAATGTAAATACATCTTTCGCATCCGTTCTTTTTCAGGCGCTTCTTTAGGTCAGCCCGTCGCTCTTCTTCATGCCTCCTCCTTTCACAGGACGCAGTTCCCGTATCCATGCGCCAGCATTCTGCGTATATCATCCCGCAAGTCCGCCTTTGCCACGCTCCACATCAGGTCTCCTTGGCATCCATTGTTGTCGAGCACAGAGAACATGTAGTGCTTCGGGCTCCCTGTCGTAAAAACCATGAATTTGCTGCCGGAAGAGGCTTGCACTACGGCCACAAACTGCTTTATTCCAAACTCTTCCTTTCCCTTCATGTCTCCTCCTTTCCTGTTGTAGGGTTCAAGAATCGGGCAGGACTCCCCAGGCCCTACCCTCATCCTCAGCCCTACTTCTGTCGGTAGACGTTCAGGCCTACGAACTCGTCGCGGCCTGGAATTCGGATGTTGCCCTCGCTTGTGGCGATCATCTGGGTCTTGCCCGATTTGGACGGCCCCAGGTCGATCTTCAAGTCCACCGTGATGACCAACTTGTCTCCCTTTACCTGTGCCTCAACGTTTTTCATGCTCTCCTCCTTTTAGCTCTCAATTAGAGATAGCGAAATCACTACCGGCAGAGATCACATTCCTAGCACTTGTGTTTTGTCTCCTTTCAATTCTATCTCTACGTTTTTCATCTCTTTCCTCCTTAATCTTATCACCAGATTGTGGACATCTTAGCTCCTTATGACGACCTGGTATTTGTAGACAGGCGCCACTTGTAATTTTGTCGCGAACGCGAAGGCGTCACCGTAGCACCTAAACTTCGCCACTATCTCTGGCTCGTCTTGGTTCTGCGCCCAGAAGACGCCTACCTCATACCTCAGCTTCTTGCCTTCTTTCCTGCCCTTGTCGGACAGGTCTATCAATGACTTTTCGTATGTCATGTTATCTTCTTTCTTTGATCTTCTTGCCAATGACTTCGAGGACGGGCAGGACTTCCTTGGTTTCCTGCCCTACCGTAAGGCATTATGCAATTGCGCCCTTCAGTTTGGCCATTTCGGACATGAGGTGCCAAAGTCCACGATTCACTCGCAGGTCTTCGTCTATCCCTCGAATGCCCTGGACCTTCTTGGAGTTCTCTCAGCTCTGCCCCTATCCAAAAGACTAACCTCCGAACTGAGGGCCCTTCGGCCACTGCGCCAGGAAGGCCCTCGCCGCTGCTTTAGTTCTGCGAGACATCGGGACGATCCTGCCCCCGAACCCCGCATACAACTCTCCCATCGCGCAGGCTACCACCAGGTCGGCGGCGGTCAGGCCAGAAGGCATCCTGTCTGCAGGGCCAAGATCAGGAAGAGGGTCCAAAACCTTAGACCCTTCTAGGCGCAGGACTGGGATTCCGTAATGGGAACTTGGCGACTCCGTCGTGAGAGTCGCCGACGTCTTGCCACAAACGTAGATCTTCGCTTTCATTTCCCTTCTCCTTTCGGCCAGTCATGCCTGTGATTGCACTGGAACTGCGAGATAATGAATTAATTGCCTTTATTTTTTCAACACTAACCAGTAAGAATGGTATTTTCTTGCGTGTTTTTGTGTGAGCTTGCTATTCCAAATTCTGCCACCCTTAAAAGCCACAATAAACAAATCCTCTACTCTAAATCCCCGTTCTAATGCCCAATTATGAACAAAACAATGAGTAAGCGTAGTCCTGCTATCAGTATAATCTTGGCATTTGAATGCAACTATTCCACCCTTTTTTAGAACAATATAAAATTGCTCAAGAGATTTTTTGTACATACTTTCAAGTTCCGCCCAACTATCAAACATCATAAATCTCTTGGCCATTATGTTATTTTTTGCTTGCCCGTGTGGTCTAAACATAAAAGGTGGGTCAAATACAATACTTTCCATTGTATTTGCCGAATATGGTAGCCCATTCATAATATCATTTTGAATAACTTCATCATCTTGCGGGATTTTATCTAATTTATGGAATGGTCTTTCTAAATCCTCATAAAACTTGCCAACAGAATAACAAGGGTCTAAATCAAAGTTTTTGTTGTTTAGATATAATTGTCTTATTGCTGCCAAAACATCTCTATCACTATTTTGTATAGATTTTACTACTTGCGGTTTTTCTTGAAACAAAGTATTCATAGTTAATTTTCCCCATACTTTTATACATTCGTGAGGGTCAGATGAACGATATAAACTCCTTGCCCAACATTCATATTGTTGGATTTTTGCAAGCAGTTGCTACCTCCTCAGGAAGCTGTTTGTGATACTTGAGTAGGATTCGCCTCCCGAGCGCGGCCTGCTTCGCTGTCAACTTGTCGGCGTAGGCCAGATTGCGCCCTATCAGTGTGTCAAGCCGGTCAAATCCCATCTCGTCCTTCTTCCTCGCCCCGTCGCACCGCCCAGCCAGCAAACCGAGTGCTTTGTGAATAGCGCTGATCTGCTTCTCGGACATGTCCTTCGCCTCCCGCTCCACGGTCTTGCGCGAGGGAAGATCGGAGGTGGCGATAGGCAGCACAGGCTCGGACTTCTCTTGCTCCGCAAACTCTCTGTCCAATGCCCGGTCGATATTGTCTTGCTTAGCAATCAGGGTCTTGGCCATTGTCGCGTCAAGACTGCCCTCCAGAACTAGGTGCTGTACCAAGATGCTCCCTGCTTGCCCGATCCTGTGAAGCCTGTCCTCGGCCTGGGTCACGTTGCCGGGCACCCAGTCCAATTCTGCAAATACAACATGGGCAGAGGCCGTCAGAGTTATGCCTAGGCCAGCCGCGCCTATCGTCCCAACAAATAGCTGGACCTTGGGGTCCGCTTGGAACTTGTCGACGCAGGCCTGCCGCTCGGCGATCTTGTCGTCACCGGTCACTGTCACGCAAGTCCCGTCGAACTCCGCCGCGACCTTGGCCGCGACATCTTTGTGATGGCAAAACAGGACCACTTTGCCGGATGCCTCAAGGGCTTCCTGGATGTGCTCGATGACCATGGGAACTTTCGCGAGTGCCGTCTTGTGACGCAGGACGGACATCTCCGTAAACGCAGCTCCTGTGCCTCCCCGGAGTGCTTTGACGGCCGCTTCATACTCGCCCTCGTCTTCTGACGCCTTCGCCAGCTCGACAGCGGCTTTGAGTCTCAGAAGGTTGCCCTCCTGCGCGGCCCAAGCCTTTTGCTCCAGAATAACTGAAGTCACGCCGTTAACTGGCAGCTCTATCACTTGCCGCCGCTTGGGTGGAAGTTCAGTCAGGACATCTTTTTTCAAGCGTCTGACCATTACGGAGGCTCGGAGCTTCTCCTGCAATTCCTCTAGATTGCTCGCTCCGCTTACATCCCATCCGTAGCGATTCCGGCGGGCATTGCAATACCGTGTAACGTATTGCTCCCATGACATCTTCAGCCCGTCTGCCTGGATCGAGCGGATGACGGGCCAAAGCTCGATAGGACGGCCATTTGTGATGAATGTCCCGGACAGGAACAGCTTCCGTTTGGCTTGGATAGCTGGAATGGCCTTGGCTGGGTCCCGATCCCACTTGCCCAAGATATTTTGCGTTCTTTGGGCCTTGGGATTTTTGCAGTTGGATACTAATACCCCATCCGCAAAAAAGTTTTCGTTATCTTGGATGCTTAAGCAGTAAACATAATTTTCTCCACCACTAATTTCAGATTGTTCAGAACCTCCTCGTTTGAGAACCTCAACACGGACCACCCGAGAACTTTTAAGACTTCCGTCTTCTTTTGATCCAATTTCTCCATTCGGGCAACTGAATGCAATCGCCCGTCTATTTCTATTGCTAACTTTCGTTCTGGGATTGCAAGATCTATCTTGTGGCATGACGGAAGATTTGGGATCAGTGATTTTATGGGAGCAGTCCGTATTGAATACTCTGTAGGTATTTGGAGAAAAGGTTTCTTGCAATATTTGCAAATTCTTTCCACAACTCTTCGAGGCTTCCTCATATTGAGCCCCAGTCCAAAGCTGATGATCTTTTGTGCAAATCAATTCTCCTTTCTCGTGAACAATTTTCACAAGTTCCCCATATTGAGGGTGCTTGTGAAAGTGCGTTATTCGTTTCCATTCTATTGCACTATTAGATAAATTATAAGACTTAACTAACACGTCTATCCTATTGTTGACTATTTGAGATATAGAAATCTCGCCTTCTGACGTACTAACTTTTGTATTTTCCGGAAAACAATAATGAGCCTCATCTATTACAAGAAGATCCCACTTCCGGGCGTGAATTGCTGAGGCGTGCTTGGCCAAAATATCGTAGTTAATCACCACGATATCTGAAGACGGGAAGCTCCCGATGTTGGCGATCTCGACGCAAAGCTGTCTAATGAGCCATTTGTCCAACTCCCTTTTCCAATTGATTTTTAGGGAGGCAGGGCAGATGACCAGGACGGATCTGATCTCAGGCAGGGAATTTATGACTCCGATAGCCTGGATGGTCTTTCCAAGCCCCATCTCGTCGGCCATGAGAGTCGTTTGGTGTTCGATAGCATACGCGACTCCGGCCTTCTGGAATGGTAAATACGCGAGACCATCTGGTGCGGGAATTTGGATGCCAGCATCCTTCGCTCTGGATGCTTCAATGGAAGCCTTGCGCTCCCGCTTGGCAGCCTCCAGCTCGGCTCTCACATTGTCGTCGGCGAACTGGGCTAGGCTGTTAGCCTTGGCCAGGTCGCTCGTCCACCAAAATCTATTAGCGGGATCCCAGCGGAACCCCGCCCCTTTTGGGATGTCTTTTTCAGCGTAGGTGGACACGGCAACAAACTTGTCCCCCTTCTTTATTAGCTTCATAACGATTGATCTTCCTTTTTTCTTGGGTTCGCCGAGTGGCAGGATTCTCGGTCCTGCCCTACGGTGAATTCAAGAATTGCCCTTCGCGGGCTTTTTGCTCATTGTCTCACCTCCTTTCCTTCTGCCCATCGGGCATCAGATCACAAATGTTTCATCCCCGGTCCAGACCGCTCGCTTTGCTTTCAGCTCACGATTGATCTGGTGCAGCCGCTCGCCGCAAGCGCGAAGAAATTCTACGATTTCTTGGAAGCGGGCTTCTTCCAAGAAATCATCTACACAAATCCAGTCCCTGTCGACCTGAAGGTACCCCGGGTCCTCCCAGAGGTACGCCGAGGGTTTCTGGTTGAGATAAAGTGTCGGCAACTCTTTCCTCCTGAGTGCCGACACCCCCATGATTCGGCGTCCTTCCACGCCGGAAGATGATATCTCTTTCCTGGTTTGAATTTTAATCTTCATTTTCTGCTCCTCCCCTGCCCCAGTAGGGGCGTTAGAATTTTTGGGACGTTCCCCTCGCGATTGTGGCCAGCGTCTCGAAATACGCCACGGCCGCCTCGTACTGACGACGATAAATACTTGATAGGTCAGGGTATTCCTGACCAACTCTGGCCCTGAATTCGGCCAGAGTATAAGTTTGGCAGCCGCAGTATATACGGTCTGCCTCAAGCCAATACGTTGTCCGCCGCCTGGCGGAGCCAATCCCGTCTACGGACCAGATATGCTGATCCGTTATGGCGCCGCTCAAGTCGGCGCCTGTTAAATTGGCATCTGTTAAATTGGCATCTGTTAAATTGGCGCCCATCAAGTTAGCGCCGCTCAAATCGGCGCCATTTAAACAGGCGCCGTGGAAATCGGCCTCGCGCAGACAGCTGCCGCTTAATTTGCCCCAGTGCAAATCAGCGGCGCTTAAGTCGGCGCCTATCAAATTGGCCTCCCGCAAATCGGCATCGACCAACCTGGCACCTACCAGGTCGGCTTCCCGCAAATCGACTCCATTGAGGTCGGCGCCGCACAGGTCGGCGTTGGTTAAATCAGTGCCATTTAAATTGGCGCCGTAGAAATCGGCGCCGTTTAAGTTAGCATCGCTCAAGTCGATGCCGCGCAGGTTGATGCCGCACAGGTCGGCGCCATTTAGATCGGGCGTATGCCCGATTTGTCGCGCCTCTCTTACTATTCTCTCAAGTTCTTCCCGATCCATCTCACTCCTCCCTCAGGCATTGAAATAAAAAAGGCCACCCAGGGAAAATTCCCCAGGCAGCCTCAAATTTACCGTCCGGCGGATCGCTCGTCGGCGATTCGCGTGTCCCGTAGCCACACCAGCCGCTCCTCTGCGAGGAGCTGGCAGGCGGTGTCCGTCGTCGCGATGTCCTCTCGACCGCCGAACCCCTCCTGGCTCAAAATCGCCAGGAGGGCCTCTATCTCCTCCCCGCGAGCGTCAAGCGCCTCAATCGCGGCGGAGAGATCTGCATAACCTGTGCCTGCGAGCGCGCAGGCAGCGCAGCAAAAAAAAGTCGCTGTTCTGGCGGTCCAAACTTCTGTCTCCGGCAGCGGGCCCCCGCACTGAGGACACACCTCGCCAAAACACTCACTTGTTCTCCAAACTCGAATTCTCATTCTTTCCTCCTTGTCCCCGTAGGGGCGTTAGAATTTTTGGGACGCTCCCCCCAGGAGGGAGTGACACTCTTCCGGGTTGAAACTGGCCCCGTTGCAGGGCATCGACCTTCTCGCCGATGCCCCGTCGCTGGGTCAGTCTCCGAGCTGAACTCTAATGAGTTCACACTCGGAGCACCGGTATTGTTGGATACCGGTCCATGCGCAGGCCTCGCAGCCTGCCGCGTCTGCTGGCTTGCAGCAGGCGTCGCAAAACGCACGACACCCGCCCTCGGCCTGGCCCTGAGAATTTTGACAAATTTTCATTCATTCCTCTCCTTGCCCCCGTAGGGCCGTTTCCCTGGCCAACCAGGCCAGGGCCCGCCCGCGCCATGTTTGCCCGCGGCGCAGGCTGAGGCGCGTCATTGAGCTGAACAACGACCGGTATGCTCGGTCGGGCGCGTTTATCGCGTCCAACCGGGCGATTTCTTTCTTCAGGTCCGCCGCCGTCATGGCTCCCCTCCCTTGCCCTTGCAGGCGTTTCTGGCCAGGCCCCGTGCCTGGCCTTATGCAATCCCCTCTAATCAGGGCACTCTCCAATAGCGAGCGCCCTCCCAGGACCCGCGATTGCTGCGGGACCCGAGTTCGTAGCCATCGGAACGACGCACTTTCACGTCGTTCTCGAGGATCAGAGTCTTGGCGGTCACTTTGACAATGCGGCAGCGGAAAAGCCCGCCGTTCCGGCAAATATCACGGACAAGAATGTGCCCGATCTTCGCGTCGTCGTTCATTTCCCCTCTCCTTCTTTTCTAAATTGGGACGCTCCCCCCAGGAGGGAGTCGCACCCTCCTCACATGCTCTCGGGGTAAGAGCGTCCCTTTGGCCAGCCGCCCGCCAGGGAGTTGCGCCCTGGCCACCTCGGTGGAATACTCCCTCGGGTTGAAACTGGCCCCGTTGCAGGGCATCGGCGAGAAGGTCGATGCCCCGTCGCCGGGTCAGTCAGTCACAAGAAAAAATTCAATCTCTGGGAGGTTAACCTCCCAATTCTCTACCGCATCCTCCACTATCGTGGCGTCCATCGCCGCAATAGCGCGGACAGCCGCTTCCCTGATTTTCTCTAAAATGTCCATCTCCTATCTCCTTTAAGATTATCAGTGTCAAGATCTCAAAAACCCTCACCATCATTAAATAGAAAAATACGCCCCTTTTTAGGAAAAGTAAAATCCGGTACGGTGGTATTAGAGCCGATTAGGAGAGATTAGAGCCTTGATTCACGTGAAAGGCTCTCGTTTTGATAGATTCCCTTGGATTTTTGTCGATTCTCGCGTAACTAGCCGAAATGATTGGAAAAGAAATTTTTGGCGGACTGAAACTTTTTTCATGGGTCAGTCCCAGTCATCCTCTCCTCGGCGGACAGAACAGAGTCCGTCGAGGAAGCTGGTCAAGAAAAAATTAACATCTCAATTTCTGGGAGAGCAACCTCCCAGTTCTCTACCGCGTCTTCTAATAAAGCCGTGTCCATCGCCGCAATAGCGCGGACAGCCGCTTCCCTGATTTTCTCTAAAAGATCGTCCATCTCCTGCCTCCTTTAAGATCGTCGGGGCTTTCTGTCGCCCCAACTCCGTCAAGCCATCTCAAAAACCCTCACCATCCATCTCAAAGACCCTCACCATCATTAAATAGAAAAATACGCTCCTTTTTAGGAAAAGTAAAATCCGGTACGGTGGGATTGGAGCCGATTAGGGGAGATTAGAGCCTTGATCCGTGTGAAAGGCTCTCGTTTTGATAGATTCTCTTGGATTTTCGTTGATTTTCGCGTAACTAGCCGAAATGATTGGAAAAGAAATTTTTGGCGGACTGAAACTTTTTTACGGGTCAGTCCTATATATATAAGGAGGATGGGTAAGCCTCGAGAGGCTCTTTGGAACACCTCTTAGACAGCGTAGAATCGTTTTTAAGAGACTCTCGGTTTAGCCCTTATATCGCTCTTGATCCGATCCTGTTTCCTCGCTTAAGAGGCTTACACTAAATTGCTAATCAAACTCACTATTTACAAAGGCTTGCGTTTCTTTGATTTTCGGGGAATTTCTTTGAGAAACGCCATTTTTCGCGTAACGTCTTGAGGATATTGGACATTCTTGGCCTGGTCGCAGAGAACCTTTTCTGCGTCATCCAGACTGGCGAGTAGGGCCCCCTTTTTCGGTTTCAGCCCCCGAATTTTCCCGGAGAGGTACCAGAGCCGGACGGTCTGATTCGATTTCCCGACCTTGGCTGCCACCGCGGAGATAGGAAGCCACCTACCCTCCGGCAAAGGCCCTTCCGAGAAGATAGGAATCATTCTCGATCTGAGATAAGCGTAGTTCATGCTTATATTATAGCGTGATTTTACGAAAAGTAAACTGTCTATATGATTTTCTTTACCTGAGCCTCCTTGAGTTGATTCCGGCCCCAGGCTGTTATGCCGAGGATAGCCCCAGGAACCGCAAAAAGAGTTGTGAATGCTCCTATAATGACCGGGATCATACCTACTGCCGTAGGGTCTTTCTCTACTATCGCCTCGTAGCAGAGGTAGCAAACGAAGGAACAGACAACGAAAAAAGTGGTTCCAGAAATAAATCCCCAGTAAGGACGCCATGCCCACTGAGCCCAGTGCTCACTCGCGGCTTCTATTCTTATTGTCTGGTTGACTTCTGATAGAGCTGCCATGTCCTGCTGCACTTCGAGGCGCTGCTTTTCGACATCAAGCTTAGCATGCTCTAAGACAATCTTTTCCAACTCTATTCGATTATTACCCTCAAATTCCCTGAGCTTCAGTAATGCTTCCGGATTAGCTGAAATAGTCGCATCTATCGCTTCAGGAGTTGCTTCACAACCAAGAAGACTTGCGACAGTCTTGACCAGGGTTCCCGCAGCTCCTCCAAGAGGGCCACCAAGAATTGCTCCGAGCATAGGAGCAACTCCTGCTATCTTTCCTACGACATCTTGCCATCCCATCTTTTACTCCTTGTCTTGCATTTTGATAATAGCCAGGACGACCTTGGACAGTTTCACGAGATAGTCCTTAACGGATTGCAGGTCGGTTACGTTTGACTTCACGTAAGATTCCAGCTGTGCATAAGTTAGACTAGATAGTTGCTCTCTGACTCTGACGGCAGCCTCGTAGTCCATGTGAGAAGTCCTTGTGGCTGTGGAAGGCGCAGGAAGCGGAATCAGGTCGGAGACTTTCTTATCGTACCCCAATAAAATTCCAAAATCATCAAATATCGGATTGGCTATGTCATTCGTCCACGTCAAGATCCAGAAGTCCTCCAACTTCTTGGAAGTTAGTAGTTTCATGTTTGATCCAATAAGATTGTTGTCTTTCCTGATACAATCAATCAAAAAATTACTAATACTATTATTGTCTTTTCTAGACAAAGCACAATTCATCAGACTTCCTTCACAGTGACATTATTACTAGAACCAAGATCTCTAAGTCCTTGTGTTGCAATTACATTATCTACAGTATTGTCATAACCTTGATAATAATCGCCGCCAACTGGAAGATAGATTCCATAATCATTGGCTCCAGTATTCGTCATATTTATCCAATTACCTGAAACGATTCCTCTTGTACCCCAACAAAAGATACCATAGTGATCTCTCGTAGCATTTGAATTAGCTATAGCTATAGCATTCCCTTGTATAGAACATCTAGTAGAGGAAAAATCATAAATTCCATAGGACTTGTATTTATTGTTAGATGAGATTTTTATGATATTTCCATCCATCTTACATGTGTTGACCGCCACAGCAAAGATTCCTGTATGAGTTGCCGACGATCTTGTATCTGCCATCGTGATGCTGTTTCCTATTACATTTAGGTAATTTCCAGCTAAAAACATTCCATACATATCCGTCGATCCGGAAAAGGCATCATTTCCGCCTACTATGATATTATTAGAAATGTTGCAATTGTTTGGACTGGCCGCTATCGTGATTCCTGTCCAGCGAAAATCTTGAATCACATTTCCAGAGATGGTTAAATCTCCTCCCCCCCATAACAAAATTGCTCTTTGCATCTGGCCAATAAATTTATTATTTTCAAAAGCATAAGTTCCCGTCCAATCAGTTTGACCATCCTCGTAAGTTCCTCCTCTAATTGCGTCAGCTCCTCCTTCAAACATACAAGCAGAAGCTTTAATTACACCAGCACTGCCATCATGTATTCTTATTCCAATCTGTCCAGTTGCTCCATATTGATTTGGATCGCGAGGATTAAAATGAATATCTTCCATGAAAAGACTCATAGAATTATTGACATCTCCGTAGCAATGTATCAGAGCAGGCGAAGGAGACGGGGATGCGGCATCAGCTCCTCCTATTATCTTCATAGAGGACATTTTGAAAGTCTTAGTTTTATTATAGAATATAAATCCTGTACTTCCAGATGGACAAGTTATCTGTGTCAGACTTCTACCGGCTCCCACAAAATTGATTGGCTTGTCAGGCACACTTACGCTTGATGTTAATGTATAACTGCCCTTTGGTAGGAAGAGTCTGCCTCCTGACACGGGAGCATCATCTAAGGCAGTCTGGATAACAGGCAGCATAATTGCTACATTGGTGGAAGGGGAGAGACTCAACCCAGCCTCAATCCCTTTTGAGTTTATTGCCACTGCCTTCACATATAACGTATCCCCTGCCTGGAATCCAGCCACAGGACCGACGACATAGAATCCGCTGCCATTTGACCCATCATATCCATAGAAAGAATAGTTTACCCCATCCGTTCCGACGTAGATAGCAGAACGGCTGTAATCAAGGGCATCAGGAGGCGTATATGTCACCAGAACTCTTGGAATATACTGTCCGTCAGAATTCCAATAATAAGTAGCAGAAGCAGCCAAGGAAGAGACGTGCTCAGTGCATTCGAAAGGATTAGGCAAGTATGACATGTACCCCTTCTGAGGCTCTGCTTCCTCACCGAGATAGATTCCTTCATAGTAAGCCTCAAGCTCGAACACGCAACGTCCCAAAGTATCCTCCTGCTTGGACCTGACAATGAAATCCTTTGCAGTCCATCCAGGCAACGGATGCGTTACGGTCACGCGGTCATATATCTCTAAATGAGAAGAGTCACTGAACCCGCCAAGCCGGCAGCAGGCGTCAGTCATCGCTCCCTTGTCATGCACAAACTGGCATCTCCTCCGAGCCATGGACCCGTTTGCTATATACCAAGCCTCCTCCTCGTACAGGATCTCGCCGTTCTGGGATATATCATCGTCACGCCTCAGCTCCACGCAGTCCTTCTGCCATTTGTTGTATGACTCTATATAGTTGATCCTGATGATGTTAGGCGCTTTCGGACGCCACCAGGAGAAGCTGCCCTTGACTATGTTAGCGAGTGTGAAGTTATGAGACACATTCTTCGCCGACTCCCACACTGGCCGGATTTTGCCCTGGCTCCGTATGCAGCATCCGTTAAACGAGCGCCATATAATCTTCTTAGCGTCATTTGCTGTGATCTTGGAGTCGAAGATATAGTCAAACGTGTACCGCTTAGGCATATACCCGTAAATGGTGATCCTTCGCACGGCCATGGAAATAGCTGATCCCCAGTTGTTGGCGAACTTGAATGAGATGTAACGATAAGCGATGGTGTTGCTAAATGAGAACTCCTGCGGGTCTTCCGTGTCAGCGGCTACATGCTGCTGTGCTGTCTTCCCTACAGCCACGTCTACCCAGTTGCCCGTCGAGGCCCATGAGGCATCCGCGAAGTCAGCGGGTTCGTTGCTTCCCTGGATGGAGAAGTTCTGGACTCCGTAAGTAAGATTGACACCAGAAGTGTGGGCATTCTCGATCACGACCTTGTTGATGACATAAGCCTGGCCCATGTCAACGTTGATTCGCTGGTTAGTCGTGCTGCCCGCGGCTGAGAACCACTGCCTGTTGGAGCTGTCTCCGGTCAGAGACCTGCGATTGTCGAAAGAGAACATATGCCGATTCAATCCTGCAGGCCAGTATTCCGATGTTGCTTTGACTGTATTTGTACTGAGTGGGGGCATTATCGGAACAGCATTTCCAGAAAGTGTGTCGTCACAGTACGTCTCAAGCTCTCGAAACTTGTCGTTATCCATCTCTTCGACTGAGAACCCCTCCACATTGACGTACCAGTCGTACATCACGACAGCAGGATTGTTAGACCATATCTTGGCCCCAGCTCCCTTCGGCCCTCCTATGGGCGTGCATTTTTGCCAATGTCCCGTGACGGTGACATTGGGCGAATTGCCTACCTGGTTCGTGTCCTTCGGGAGGGTAAATGCTGTGTATGCAAGACCATGATATGGGGAGGAGACGCCGCTGACAGAAGGGAATCTTGTATCCGCAAATTGAGAAGTGGTGCCTGAATGGAAAGTGTAAGTTGTAGTTCCCGAGATCCCAAGCCCGTCCCACAGAACCTCGTTAACATCATATGCGAGAGGAGCGCTAGCCTCCCCCATGCAATGGGCGACTATCATGCGCAAGTCTGCATCTGTTGCCTCGTTGGTCCTGATAACATTCCCGGCGAGCCGAAGAAGGCCATACGCGCGTCCTATCGGGATGCCCTCAGCAATGGTGACATAGAGGAAGTCTTTCCCGTATGTTGGACTTGCCTGACCTACCTTGGGTAGTTCAGGAATAGAAGTTAAAGCTCCTACTGTAGTTGCTGCCATATATGCAAGACCACCAGCAGCAGCAAATCCTGCACCTATAGAAAGCCCTACTGCGGTTTCTGCAGCCATAAATCCCCCGAAGAAAGGAGCCAAGGTAGGGACCGCAAGAGGACCAAGAAAAACTATTGAAGCGACGCCAACTAAAGCGCCAGCAATATATTCTGCTCCTTCTTCAAGAACATCAGTCATTTTGTACTCTCATAGTCATTGGGATAGTTCCCATCTCTTTGAATCCAAATAGAGCTGCAGAATTAGCGGCACTTCTGCTGAATGGAGCAATGTTTATTGATCTGACTCCTCGTTCCTTTGCCCATTCCATCATCATTCTAAATGCCTTGACTTTAGTTTCTACCTCAGTGCTTTTTCTGAAATCCGGTTCCAGAAAAGCATACAAAATCCTGGCGGTCCTCGATATTGGATAAAAAGAGACATCCTGCATAATCTCATATCCGAGCACTCTGTCAGAATCATAGAAGGCAAGGATAAGAAACCTGTCTTCTTGTCCTCTCCTCGATATCCACCTGTACCATCTGTCGAGAGAACATCCTTCAAATGCCTTGTTTATCGCTGCCCCGTCATCGCTCAAGGAAGACAGATTCATGATATCATCTTCTAAAGTGAGGCGTCGGATTGTAATCAAATTTCTCTCCTCATTATTATTCCAAATGGCTTGAAATCAAGCTCTTTGAACAGGTCTATCTTTCCTGTAATAGCGAATAGATTCCTTCCTCCATTCCTGTATACGAAAGTCTCAATAGTCCCCAGAAAATCTTCAATGCAGTCAATAGGCCAGCAGTACACAAGAATGAAGGCATTGACCGATAAGGGAGGCATCACATTATCCATAGCAACCGCATACCCGATAAGTTTTTCAGCCTCATACCCGAGCCATACGTGCATTTTCTTGGTTATTGTTGCCTGATTTATGAGCCATTGCACCCATTCCCCTTTTTCACCTGAAGAGACGATATGCTTGAATTCCTCGTCAGGCAAGGTAAGGATCTGCGGAATGTCCTCTATCTCAGCCTTTACTATTTCCATAAGTCTCCTATATCGTTGTTAATTTGTCTCTGCTGCGGCCTATATGGACGAACCCTCCGAAGTTTAATGAGTTGTTCTTGTATGGCCCATAAGAATATGTCCCCGAGCAAGCCTCCATGGTTCTTGGGCACCCCTTCTGAATCTCGTATCTGTAAGTGCTGTCTAGTGTCACGGGGAGGCCTAAAGTCCATGACACTCTTGACGTGCCTGACACATAGTCATCAACCACCCGCGTGTAGGTCGTTCCCGACTTGCCTATCCTAACGGTCCCGAAGTTCCAATAGTCATCGGAATTGGGTCCAACCTGCGCTGACATGCTTGGGTCCGTAAAGTAGTTCGTGCTGCCTGTCCTCACCTTGCCACAAGTAGTCATAGGAGGAGTATGTCCAGAAGCAATTCCCTGATGAGAGTAAAGGCCAGGAGAGCCTATGTTATAGACAGTCAGTACCTCAGTAGGGGTCAGCCCCCTACTCCACAATCTGAGGTCATCTATGTCCCCATCCAGGTACATGCCGTTAACTCCAGGTTGAGACACTCCCACGTACAATGGAGCAGCGGGAAGGGAATTGACAGTAGAGGCAAATCCCCTACTCACTGTGCTCACTTCCTGCCCATCGCGGTAGATTTGCATCGTGACACCATTCCAGGTCGCCGCCAGATGATACCACGTGTTCAAAGCAAAAGAGCTCATCACTAAGGAAGCGGCTGAGGAAGTACCAAGAGAGACACCGCCAGTGGACAAGGCGAAGGATATGTAGTCAAGATTCTTGTTCCCCCTGCCCATGATGTTGACTCGGTAGGAAAAGTTTGCTGGTACCTGCGCATTCCCGCTTGCCTTGGCGAGGAAGTACTCGCTGTCAGTAGGGATGGCAGAATTCGCGTGGTCCATTCTGGTCCAAAAGGCCACGGAAAGCTGTGTGGTCGTATTGAGCGTAGCTCCTGCCCCTGCGCTGCCGTATCTTGCGCTCCCGTCAAAATGCAAGCTTCCTGTTCCAAACTTACCAGATGCCCTCGTCACACCGCCTATCAGCGTTATGTTATTAGCATTTCCGCTTAGGTCATATGCGGTAGTTCCTGTCGCCTCGTTAGCTGACCAATACCCCACCAGCCCAGGCACAATGCTCCTGCCTATGTAGTTGTAGATCTTAAGCACTTCTCCAGGAGTCAGTGCCCTGTTGTAGATCCTCACGTCATCGACGTATCCCTGTATCCCGAGATAGCCAGATCCCGTGCCCCCTATGCTTACATTCCCCGTATTCGTGGCGTTGTAAGCAAGCCCTGTCAGGTCTATGGTGGTCGCGCTCAATACGCCATCCTTGTAGCAGTAGACCTTCTCGCTGCCCCCGTTTAGGGTATCACTTCGGTCTACCACGAAGACATAATGATGCCATGCGAAGTCATTGGTCTGCAGGGCGAGATCTGTGAAGGTGCCACTCTTGCTAACAGCCCCCTTGACTATTATGAAGCTCGGGGCATTCGAGGCGAACCGGCAGTTTATCAGGTCCGGGGAGACGAATTTGGAGACTGGGCATCCTGTGGTCCCTGAAGCAGCAGAACTAACATATTTCAGCCTGCACCAGTAGGATATCGTGAAGCTCCCGTAGCCAATGTTTATGAGAGGAGAAGCGTTCCCGCAATCAATCCTGTCGGAGGCGGTGCTAGTCCTCCCATTGAATACGAAGCAATTGCCCTGCACGCCAGGATAGATGTCGCCTGCGTCAGTCCCCCCTTCAGGAGTCCCGTTGTTTCCGTATCCGCTCCGGTCTAAGGCAACCCCGCCGTCTAAGGCATCTAAAGGCCAATAGCCTATAAGATTTGCTATAGAGTTCAAATCAGAATACCATCCGGCGTTGCAGTTCTCATCGCCAAACAGGTTGTTGCAAGATTTCTGATACTGACGAATCATTGCTCTCTTGTAAAGAGGCTGGCCTGAGTTCGCCTTGACCTTGAGCCAGCTCTGGTCGATAGAAGACGGGGTCTCCATCTCGCCCCGGAAGTACTCATTATACAAAGTACTTCCGCTCATAGCGTCAAGGTAAATCCGCTTGACTACCAAAGGTTTGTTCTCGAAGGTGTCCAAGATAGCATAAGCAGCCATGTCTCGTGTGGTATTGTCGAACTGGACGGTTATTCCGTTGATCTGGCCTTCTGCGGATTGCTCAACCTGAGAAATAGCAATAGCCTTATGTGTGTAGGTGCGCCCAGCGAATACCAGGCTTTCCTTAGAATCAGTGTAGTAGAGCGTGGTCCCGGCTATGCCGAGCTCATACAAAAGAGCAGGGCGCTTGTTCTGCGCCACGATCTGTGCTGATACCGCACTTGGGAAGTCTTTAGGCATACTCTACACCACTTCTCGCGAGGGGTCCTGCTCGAATACCATCTCAACGTCCCAGGAGCGCGACTTGGGCTCCCATTTTGGCTTGCCTACCCACCGGCCCCAAAGCGAGACTCCCGATCCGTATCCCCCATCAATATAATTCGGGACCGTAGTCCACCAGAAGGGATAGTACGTCCCCGACACGCTGCGCCAGTGGGCGACAATCAGAGCGAATGTGGTGTCGGAAACGTCCTTGCATGTGAGTCTGTATTGTCTCTGCGGAGTGGCGGAAAGCAAGTAATATTCCTTATACATGTTCTCGGCCTGGGTAGTGATGACGTTGTACTCCTCCCCATCTACAGGATAGACCCAGGTCGCTGTCACGGTCTCGAAGTCTCTACCTGTGCTCATGGACTACTCCTTATGATTCGTCGCATGCTTCCGTCTGCATAGTAATTGTCCTCTACTGCCCCAGGAGCGACTTTCCGCGCTACCATTTCTGCTATCTGGAAGAAGACCGCCCTCTGCGTCTCCTGATCCTGGAACACGGGATTTGACATCTGTACGATTGTGATGTTGCTGCTTCCTCTTCCTATAGATACCGGAATGTTCTTGCCCTGCGCGGCGGATAGCGGAATATGGGCCTCCGGCACGCCTGCGTAGTACAAGCCAGGCGTTGTTGTTATGCCCCCAGTGTCCATTGAAGGAGGCTTTGCAGACATGATAGCCGCGACCTGGACCATGGCCATGGCATAGGACATACCAGCCATAATATAGCTAAAAGGTGGAGAACTTGATTCTAAGGCTCGAAGAGCAGCAAGATGAGCCGAAATCATAGCCTGAGCAATGGCAAATGCTTTATACATAGTAAACATAGTTTCATTATGTTTACCGCCCACTTGGGATATCTGCTGAAATACTGCCGCAGTATTGCCAAGCATTTCAGACAGGTTTCCAAGTTTTATCTGAGTTATTTCGCGTTCGGTTTTGATTGTATGTGCTGCTATTTCGGTCGCGGCATTTTTCCTTACCTGAGCTAGCCTCTCCTCCAAGCCGGCAATCTGTGCCGCCCCTTCCGCTGTTATATCCAGTTTTGCGTCTCGTATAGCCTTTTCCTGGCTTTCAGTTATTTCCGCAAACTGTTCATATTTCTGCTGCATGATTTCCACTTCCAGATGGGCTCTTGCTCTCATCTGGTCCACGCCGACCATAGCATTCTCAATCATGTAACTTTGGTGTTGGTTCTCTATATCTTGCGTCTCCTGCGCCCAGGCCTGCTTCGATTTTAGAGCCATCTGGTCCCCCGCTATCTGCGTGTTGGCTAGGACCATAGCAGCATTTGCCCTCGCCTGTATCGCCTGAGGAGTATTCTCGGTTCCATAAGGCTTGAGTTCCTCTGCCATTTTAGCTTTTATGTTCTCGACTTCGGCCTCCGCCTGCATTCGTGCTGTGAAAGGAAGGCCGGAAGGCAGCAGTCCCAACTGTGAGGCAACCCGCATCTGCTGAATCTTCAGGCTGTGCTTCTTCTCTTCTGCCGCTATCCTGTTCAATGAGGCGATACGTTCTCCCTCAATGGCCTTGATGGTTTCTGAATTGAGGATCCCATCCTTAATAGCATTTTGTCTAGCCAGCTGGTATTCAAGTTCCGCCTGCTCCCGCTTCCCTTCAAATGTAAGCCTGTTCTCCTCCTTGGCGGTCCGAACATTCAGGGCCATTATCCTCGACGCTCGTAGCCGCGCGGCCTTTTCCGCTTTTTGGTCGCCTCCCTCTAAGGCTTTTGCTATATTCGCCTGTACTTCTTCCTCAGTTAAAAGAGGGGGAGCACCTTCTTGGTGAATTACCGTGCCGGCATATTGAGTGGGCCTGGCCCATTTCTTCGCCAGCCTGTCGAATTCAACAGAGCCTTCCATCTTTAGCTTTTGCAGCTCTTTCTGAGCAAGTAAGGCTTGCTGGATGTCCAGCAATTCTCCCCAAGTGCTTCCGTGTAACCAAGAGAAAGATTCCCTTCCTTTGAGTCCTTGAGCATTTAACTCCTCTATCGCTGATGTATATTCTTCTATTCGTTCCTTATGAAACTTTATATCTCCTTCTATCGTGGCTAAATTAGTGATATTCCATCCCGCAGTACTTTCAGGACCTTCTGCCTTCTTCAACAGACCCATCGCGGTCCCCATCAGGGAACCTATGAGAAAGCCTTGCTTGCCAAACATCAGGTAGCCTATCAAGCCAAACTCTGACAAGTCCTTGTTTGCCATTATGAAGTCAAAGACATCTTTCGCCCTTTCCTTCACCGTATTGATCCATTCTGGCACCTTTTGCTGTATGAGTTCTCTATTGCTGTTTAGCCAATCTCGTAATTCCTTGTTCAGCTCCTTCAATGCCTTTGCTATTTCGGACATGGTGGCCCCGCCCATGACAGCGGTCTGAAGGTCATACCAAGTATTCTTCAGCCGATTGAGCTGCCTTGATGTGGTATCAAGGCTTTCTGACAGCCCTTCCGCGAATGTTTTGCGCAGATAGTCAGTGAACACGAGTACGAATGCCTTGGAATCTATTGATCCTTTGGCAAGGGCTTTGCTAAAGTCCTGAACCGTCATCTGCATGGCCGCTGCAGCATGGGCAAACGCGCCTGGGAGTGACTCGGAGAGTTGCTGCCTCAATTCCTCGGTGGAGACCTTGCCCTTACTCATGGTCTGCTCTATGGCAACCATTGTATGCTGCATTTGCTCTCCGGTCATTTGCATTGCAGTACCAGCCTCAGCCAAGCCAAGCCATATCATCTTTATCTCATCGGAAGTGTACTTCAGAGGAATGCCTGCAGCGGAAAGGCGCTGAAATCCACTTATTTGATCTTGGAATACTGTTCCGAGCCTTTCGGACTGCTGCCTAAGAAACTGGATGGAATCAGATGCCTCATTCATGCCGCCTGTCGATGCGGACAGGCTTTTAGTCATTGTCTCAGCCGCTATCCCGACTTGGAGAAAATCCTTGGACAGACGCATCAGACCATATCCGCCTATTGCTGCAGCAATCTTCGCGGAGGCGGAAGTCCAATGAGAAACGAGCTGGCTTGCAGCAGTAGAGGAGGACCTGACGATCTGATCCATCGCGTAGGTAAACTGATTTGTGTTGGCCCCAACCTTTACTACCAGCTCTTCAAGCATCTATATTCCCCTGTTCTTCTGCATCTTGTCAGTCTGCTCGGCTATCTTCGCTTCTTGCTTCCTGTAAAAGTAGTCATCCCTGCTCCTCTGCATCTCCTCGTATAACAGCCATTTTTCCTTCTCCGAGGCTGGCAAGGACATGAATTCTAGGTGAGGGCACTTGAGGTACTCCGCGCATATACGCATCTCCCTCTCTAGGGGAGTCATTCGCTCGAAGTCTGGCTTTCCTCCAAGGCCCATTGCGGACCGAAAAAACGGTTCCTCTCCTCATCAGACCATTGTGTAAGAGAAGTAATGTCCCCTATGATCTGGGCGAATTGATCAGAGGACATTTTCGTCTTCTTCAATATGGCAACCTTAGCATCAACATCCTTGACTACATTCCCAGAAGCGTCCTTTATATCTACAGCCAGCCCACGGCTGAGGATAGCCATGCCAAGATTGTTGTTGTGTTCGTCCTTCGCCTTCAGGTACGCCGCATCGGTAAGGTCTGGGATCTTCATCCATTGGCTCTTAGACAGTTTCATCTCCTTCCCGATAGGGTCGTCCGGCTTCACCAAGATATTGATTGCCGGAGGACGGGGAGCGTTTGCCTGGAATGTCTCGATTAATTCGGAAATCCCGGTAGATTGTATCGGAATCTCAAGGCATACGACCTCCCCATCTTGCGTCATTTTGACTTTGCTTATTCCTGTGCTGCTGAATGATCTCTCATTCTCCCTAAATTCGTCTATTCTAAGCGTCTTCATAAATCCCTCTGTGTTAAAGTATTTGGGTGAGTCCTGCCGTGAATGACCATATTCTCGTAACCTCTCCGTAGATCAGGCCTTTCACATTCAGAGTTAATCCGTCCTTGCTTTCCGTTATGGTGCTCTGCCCAGGCTTGAACCATACCTCGTTGTACTTCATCCCAAAATCCTGTACCCCATCCCACAAGACTTCGACATGATATGCCAATTTGGCTGTTACGCCACCAGAGTTCTCGTTGAACTCTGGCAATGTGTTGCCGTCGATAGAAGTGGTCCCCTTCATGGTGTACAGCCTGGTAGTCCCTGACGCCGCACCTCCTGTATTGAGGTTTGACACACCCGAGAACAACTGCGCTATTCCGCGCGAGTTGATCGTATCCGCCAAGCGGCAACTGAAGGACATGTCTAATGGAGCATACCGTGGCTCGTCATCACTTTGCACATAGTGAGCGTCACTGTCGAACCTCCCCCTGTTCATGATCAGGGTCTCGTCTGTCCTGGGCCTTGCTGTTGGCGCTGTGAAGTTCATGTCCGTGAACAGAATTTCTGCATACTTTGTCGTCCCACATTGAATCCTAAGTTTCCCATCCTTCCCCTGGAAATTCATTTATCCTTTCACCTCCTTGTATTCTTTTCGGCCTAATAGAAGGCCGTTCCCGTATAAAAAGAAAGTATTCTCGTCACATCTCCATAAACCATGGCCTTGGCATTCAACGTCAATCCGTCCTTGCTTTCCGTTATGGTGCTCTGTCCAGGCTTGAACCATACCGCGTCATACCGTAGCCCATAGTCATTCGTCCCGTCCCATAGCACTTCCACGCGGTAGACAGGCTTGCCGTAGGTCCTAGACTCGAATGACGGAATGATATTTCCGTCTATCGCGGTCTCAGCATATCCGGCCCAACTATAAATCTGCGAAGTCCCACCCACGGTGTTAGTGATACTCGTGACCCCGGATAGCCATTCGTGCAGTATCCGCGTGTTGATTGTGTCCCCAAGACGGCAACTGAAGGACATGTCTAATGGAGCATAGCGTGGTTCGTCGTCACTCTGGACATAATGTGCGTTGCCATCGAACTTGCCCCGGTCCATCACGAGAGTCTCGTCTGTCCTCGGCCTTGCTGTTGGCGCTGTGAAGTTCATGTCGCAGAACAGGATCTCAAGATAGTAAGTCGTTCTCGAAAGGTCTGCCCCATATTTGTATCCGTAGGAATAAACCCTAAGCTCCCCATCCTTCCCCTGGAAATTCATTTATTCTTTCACCTCCTTGTATTCGTTTAGAGGCTCGGTTATGTCTTTTGCCCCTGTTTTAAGTTCCCTTTTGAGCACTGAGATAAGGTCCACAGTAATCTCGTTGACCCTATTCGTTGATAGTCCATGATTCCTGAGAACTTCTCTGATGACTTCTTCCACGTCTACACCTCCTCTAAGTCCATATCCCATGCCAAGATGTGCCTATGTGTCTCCGATTCAGGGAGAGGCAGGTCATTGACAAGCTCCCTTACCCTTGCTCGGCATAAGGTAGTCCCGCTCACTGCATAGAAGATGTCCTTCCCGATAAGGAAATACGCCTTTACCTTGTCCTTTAACTGCCATACCCTGTCCGAGGATGTTGCCCCTGACTTTTTAACCACGACATCCACTTGGTAGAGAAAACTCGCCTGACCGTCGGAATTCCTCATAGCCAGATCGAATAGGCCCATGATTCTCGGCTGTATCCACTCCGAGACTTCCAAGTTATCAAACGGCAGGCCCTCAAACGATGTGGGAATTCCCTCTACGTCCGTCAAATTATCCTTGACGTACTTGTCCAAGCCTCTCTTCAAGTTGATGATATGATCTATCATGGCTTGGCAGTCAGCTCCGTGAAGTCCATCTTCCATTCCATACCATACTTATTTTCCTCCTGAGTCTCCGGCAGAGGAGCATCCTCAATGGATTCCCTGACCCGGAGCCAGCATATTGTCGAAACGCCATCCCCAGCATAGTCAACAAGAGGGATGTCCTGCCCAATCCGGAAGTAGTTGGCCACGATATCCCGCATCGCATAGTGCCTATCCGATACCGTCACGCCCGACTTTTTGGCGTAGGCCTCCACCCGGAAGGATACGCTATCCACCTGCCCATACTCTGTCGCAGAACCTTGCCTGTAGAATGTTCTGTTCTGCGAAGTGATCCTTGGTGTTATCCATTCCGATACGCCGGAATTGTCGAAGGGTAGTCCCTCGAAGTCGGTCGGTATTCCCTCTGTGTTTTTGATATTGTCGTAAACCCACTTGTCCAGGGATCTCTTGAGATTGACGGACAAAGTACTATCGACAAGTTGCCCTGCCTCAGCGAGAATAAACGGAGAGCCAAACCCTCTTGTAATAGCTATCACGACCTTGTCCTCTCGTATGGATTGAGGTATGAGGCAAATCCATTCTTGTCGAGCAAGGAAAACCGTGCTATCTCAGATACGTTGTTTGCCTTGTAGAAGACCATCTCATTCGTCGTGGTGTCTATCTTCCACCGCCCGCCTTCTATATGATAGACAAACTGGAGTTGACCATCCGCAGTGGCCTCTGTAGTTCCTGTTATTCCAAGAGCTTCCCTAATCTGTGCCTTTTCCGCTGGAGTCCAATCCGCCAAACCCCCTGATGCCGTGACTTCGCTTAGCACATATCCTACGCTTACGGATGATTGGTCATAGGCGAGGCTGTAACCAGTCTTATCCGCATTGGTCCCGACTGTCACACCAGTTGCCAATGTTACAGCAGACTCTATGCGGGAGACCGTGACCCCTGAAGATATTGCTCCAACAGTGCTTGTAACGCTATTGAGAACATAACCGACGCTAACGGAGGACTGATCCGCGCTTAAACTATAGCCAGTTTTGTCAAGCACGGAAGAGACAGTAGTTCCGCCCTTGTCAAGATTTGTTCCTACAGTCACACCTGTCGCCAAAGTAGCACCAGAATCAATCCTTGACACTGTGACTGTCCCTATGGAAGCTGTGACATTAGTGGCTAAAGTAGCGCCAGAATCAATCCTTCCTACTGTAACGCCCGAAACAACAACGCCGATGGACACAGCCGATTGATTTGAGGCGAGGCTGTATCCTGTCTTGTCAAGGACAGAAGACACGGTAGTTCCGCCCTTGTCCAAGTTTCTTGTCACTGTGGCTCCAGATAGGAGCCATCCGAATGAGACCGAACTTTGGTCAGGGAACAAGTAGTATCCAGTCTTGTCAAGATTTGATCCTACCGTTACTCCTGTAGCGAGCGTGGCCCCTGAATCTATCCTCGTGACCGTCACGCCAGAGGATATAGTAGTGGACACATCATTAAGCACATATCCAACAGTGACGGATGACTGATCCAAAGCAAGGTAGTATCCAGTCTTGTCCAAATTAGTACCTACCGTGACGCCTGTAGCTAAAGTCGCTCCTGAATCAATCCGAGACACCACTACTTGCCCGATTGAGGCTGTTACGCTCGTCGCAAGGGTTACAGAAGATTCAATACGGGATACAGTTACTCCAGAGGTTATCGTTCCTACAGTCGTTGTTACATTGTTCAGGACATAACCAATCGTTGCGGAAGATTGGTCTAAAGCAAGATAATATCCGATCTTATCAAGGTTAGTTGCCGTCGTGACGCCGGTGGCCAAGGTAACATCTGAATTTATCTGAGCCACAGTAACAGAAGCAATTGATGTAGTGACCCCTGTGGCCAATGTAGCCCCTGATTCTATTCTTGCGACCGTCACGCCAGACGCGACAGTTCCAACAGTAACGGAGGATTGATCAGAAGCAAGGCTATAGCCAGTCTTGTCTAAGCTAGTCCCCACTGTCACTCCTGTAGCAAGTGTAGCTCCTGAATCTATACGAGAAACAACAACAGTCCCTATAGAGGCTGTAACACTTGTTGCTAAAGTAACTCCAGATTCGATACGAGAAACCGTGACTCCAGAGGAAATAGATCCGACTGTACTCGTTACCTCGCTGAGTACATATCCAATAGAGACTGAAGACTGGTCCGGTGCAAGATAATAATCTGTCTTGTCAAGATTGGAACTTATGGTAGTTCCTGACTTGTCCATGTTCCTCGTCACGGTGACGCCGGACAGCAGCCAACCAAGGGTAACAGAGGACTGGTCAGGAGCAAGATAATATCCAGTCTTGTCCTGATTCGTTCCTACTGTCACTCCTGCTGCAAGTGTAGCACTAGATACGATGCTTCCAACAGTCACAGAAGTAGGAAGAGTAACAGTCGAAGGAATCAAACCTACCGTTATTCCTGATTTGTCCTGGAGAGTACTGACGATGACTCCCGTCGCAAGTGTAGCACTTGAATAGATCCAGCCCACTGTTATTCCTGACTTGTCAGTAAGAGTAGCCCCAGATGCTATCCAGCCTACAGTAATGCCTGACTTGTCTGTTAGAGAGGATACCGTAGTTCCCCCTTTGTCAGAATTTCTTGTAACCGTAACTCCCGTTGCAAGTGTAGCACTTGAATAGATCCAGCCTACTGTTATTCCTGACTTGTCAGTAAGAGTAGCCCCAGATGCTATCCAGCCTACTGTTATTCCTGACTTGTCTGTTAGAGAGGATACCGTAGTTCCCCCTTTGTCAGAATTTCTTGTAACCGTAACTCCCGTTGCAAGTGTAGCAGCCGATGATATTGATGAGATGCCGAATCCGGTCTTGTCAATGACAGTCACACCGCCTGTACTACTTATGGTGGTCCCTCCAAACTGCGTGGAATTGACTTGTTGCAGGACATCGCCATGGATTGAGTCATAATAATTCGCGCTAACGACATGAAATTCCTTCCAGACGCCAAGGAAGCTGTTCGACCCAGCCGTAGCCCCGGAAAGGAACACAAAGAGAGGCCCGGTGACGTCCACATCTGTAGACAGAAGGCCCATCTGGTAGAATCCGGCATCAATGTGCTGCCAGTTCCTTCCGCCCAAGGATACGGATGTCTGGGAGTTGCTCTTGAGCAGGCCAGCAGAGGTTCCAGCAAGGACGACAGACAGAAGGGGAGTGCTGCCAGATGTAGCATTGACGAACTGGCCTATCGTTATAGTTGCGGCTGTTGATTGCCTGAGATAGTCCATTTACAATGCCCTCCTTCTCTGCTGATATGCCCAAGATATGGGACTAATAAAAGATGAATAAACAGGTGCGTCTAGCCATATCCAGCCGTCATTTCCGCTTACATTCGTTGAATGCGAACCTGCGTACCAAGACGCGCCTCCACTAGCATGAGAGTCGGTCAATGAGAGATAATCACAGTCAACAACTCCACCTGCTTTTGAAAAGATGTAGAAGTTTCCGGGAGAATCTGACACGAACGTTATCGTATGCCCTGCATCGCCCTTAGCATCGAATGTGCCCGTAATGGTCTGGGTCGTGCCGCTAGCGATGGTCAAAGTGGGCGCTCCACTTTTATCAATAGCAAACGTTGCAAAAGTGCTGGAGCATGAGATCGTTGTGTTGGCAAGGAAATTTACTACGTTAAAAATATATCCCTGTGCCCACAGACCATATCCGTCTCCTACCATGTTGACAGTACTGCCTGCCAATATTACATTCTGATTTGATCCGTCAAAACTTACCGGGCCCGCCACGCTGATTGTGGCATTTGTTAGATCAACTGTCCCACCAGAGTCTGAACCAAGACTAAGTTGAGTGCATGACACGGTATAGGCGTTTATATCGAAAGTGCCAGTGGCTCCCGTGTCCATATTGATGTAGCCACATATCAGGGCACCCAACAACTCTATGATTCCAGCGCAAGTGCTCTCGAAATAAATGCTGCCCAATGTCTTACCGCCAGGATCAAGGTTGATAGTAGCGCCAGCTTCCGGGCCCAGATATAGACCACCAGTCCATGTCACAGTTCCAGCGAATTTGCACGCGACGGTACCCGATGCGGGAGCGAGCCGAATATGGCTGTCACTCGAGAGGGTCCCTGTATAACCGGTCATGTCCCATGACCTGAGCACATTTGTATTGACATTCATCGTCAAGTTGCCGCTGGTGGCGTCCATCACAACGTCGTCACCGGCATTAGGCACTCCGGACGGGCTCCACGTTCCCGCGGTCCCGTAGTTGCCTCCGGCAGGTACAACGGTTTTAGTTGCCAAACTGCGCCTCCAGATCGGCCTTGATCTTGGCTATTTTCTCTATGAGTTCTGGTGTGCGTTTCAATCCGGAAACATACTGCGCAAACTCGTTGACAGGATCAAGAGTCTTCGGAGCAGGCGGCATCTGCATGTGCGCCACAAAAGCGGCCATGCGCTCCCTTTTCAGCGCATCTAGTGCATCCTTGCTTATCGCTTTGTATTCAGCCAGAGATAAATTAATGGCGTCCCTAAATTCGCCATAGGCCGTCTGCTCCGTGAATGTAATGTAAACATCAATCCTATCGTCCATTTTCTCTCCTATATGCTGTTCCAATCCTTTATCCACTGCTTCGACAGTTTCTCCGGCAGTAATCCTCTCATCTGCCTCATACTCACACGCACCATCCCGGCAGGAGCCTGCTGTGAGTGCCCGTACTCTAGGTACACGATGTAATCCACTCCGTTTGTCATCTCGATCCACTTGTCCAGCCAACCGAAGTGTTCCGCATATGAGCCTTCAGACTTACCCAATGCGATTGCCGCCGAATCCTTCCCAGCATCAGTCCATCTCGTTCCCGTTCCCATAGCAGAAGCATACCATCCAGCCCTTGCCCGGCCAGTATCCACAGGATGCTTGCTGTTAGGCGGTGCGCGCAGAATAAGAGAAAGCAGATCCATAGCATACTTCCTGAGTACAATGTCGGCAGACAAGTTAGTCTTTGCCATGAACTTCGTCATGCCCCTGTTGAACGCGGCAGTCTCTAGTTCCACCTTGACCTGCATCAGACGGACCTCCCCTGAATGAAGTAGCAAAATGACAGCGGATCACGGCTAATAGACTTCACCTGGTACGTCGTCGCGGACTGGTACGAGGTAGCAGACGCGACTACCATGTCGTCCACGGATAGTATCCCTGTCACGTCCGACGCCATCAAGACGAACTTCACATCCCCATATTCGATCAACCCCCTTGATTTGTTCACCTCGTCCAAAGAATAAGTTCCCTTGAAGGCGCTTACTTCTGACGTAGTGTACATGTCTGGGATCACGCCAGTCGTAGGATCCCAAGTCGAGACGGTTGCCCCAGTCATCTTGTATGTAATCCTGGTAGTCAACGAGGCGTCTTTTACCACGCTTCCTATCGTGGACTTAAGGGAAGATATCAGGGAGGATGAAAGTATCGTCATCAGTCAGACCCCACATACTCGCTAATGTCAATCCCCGCTCCCGAGATCTCATAGTTGAAGGAATCTGTGTATTCTGCAGTCCCTCCTGTGGTTGCCTTAGCCTGGTACTGCTGGGAAAGCTGGGAATACATTCTCGACTTCTCCCGCAAGTCCAGCGAAATATCCCCTTTGCCGAGGCCCAGGCTTATAGCCTCAGCAGCGTACTTGGCCGACAAGGCCCGGCACAGGTCTGACGCTGCGTTCCATAAGTCGCTGCTGTTCTGGCTAATGACAGCCGTTATCTCCTCGTCCTCAAATTGGTAATCTGTTCCTTGGACAGGAGTAGTCGCGGAAGTCTTATCAAAGATCAGGGTTCTGACAAGGCCCTCGTCGGAAGCCGGATCATGAGTGTATGCCATCTTACGCGCTCCTGACCTTCTTCGGTTCAGGTCTCTCCACCTTGCCCTCGAAAGATCCTTGCGTGACAAGTTCCTTGAGCAAAGAATTTGTCTGTCTTAGCTCGTCAATGACAGCAAGCAAGGCATGCGCCGTCGTCACAGCCAACGTATCCTTCTGAGTGATTATCCGCGCCGTCGCCTTCTGAAGCTCCCTGCTGAACCTATCCTGCTTCAACAAATCATCAATAATCATGGAACTCTCCTTTCTATGCTGCTTTCTCTTGCTCTCCGTTTTGCTGTATCTGCTTAGGCTGGATCACCGGAGTCCTCGCGGAAGGCATCTCGATGACCTTCATGTCACCCTGCACCTCTCGTGGCGATAGGAACACGCCTGTCTGTACATCAAATGGCCAGTCAATCGGGATGTTCAGCCTCAGTTTCTCATTGAGAATGATATTCTCGATTGAAAGCTGCACGTTGATCAGCTCTCTCTGGATCTCCTTCTGCATGCCGTCCGCCCTCTGCTGATGCGCCCTTATCGCAGTCAGGCCCTCATCCGTCATTTTTTTCATCTTGATCCTTTCTCTTGGCAAGGGAATCTTGGCCCATATCTTGGCCATCAGATCCCTCGCTGGCTGAAATGCGGGATAGAACACGAGTGAGTCTCTAAGAAATCTCCCCGCATCCTCCCACCTCTGGTTAGCTATCGCCGCCATTGCCGAGTTGTACGCCATCGCCCACCCCGGCGTCATACCATCATAATGCTGCCGCATGGCCTCCGCCTGCTGATCAGACTCATTCGGCAGTGAGTCCATGTATCCTATAAGCATATGAGTCCGGAAGATCGTTTCCTTCGGACACATATCCATGGCCTTATTTAAGTACTTCTCCTTGTTATACGAATATTGCGAGAAGTTCGCCTTGGTAAAGTACCAATTCCCTAAGTTTGGCTTTATCACCCCTTCCCAATTCATTGCCGCAAGACAGGCCAGGACAAATGCGGGGAGCATCCAGCCCTGCCCAAACGACACAACAGAAGAAGGCGCGATATAAGACTGAGCTAGCGCCAGGCTTGTCCAAAACATCATAGCAGAAGGCCCAAGCCGCAGCGGGAAGAAGAAGCAGGCATCCACCAGGAACCCGACTATCCCTGCGACCATCCCGGCCATAGCAAGATACCGCATCATCGGGATGCCAGAATTCAATGCGCCCGCACACGAGTAAAGCACAGTCCCCACAACAGCGAGGAAAAGCAAGCCCCCTGGGAAGCCGCCTTCCACAAAGTTCTCTATCAGATCGTTATGGACCTCTCGCGGCTGGGGCGTCTGGTACCCGTAGCCAAGGAATTCGCCCTTGGTTTGCATGTCCAGCATCGCCTGAGCGTAGTAGACTTCCTTTCTGTATGTCCTCAACCCGTAACCTTGTAGAGGTTTCCTTTTGATGAGGTACCATGCAGCCCGGATATAACGCAAGCGATACCGGAAATGGGCCACCCAATGGTCCTGGTGAGTATGCTCTATGTCAAGAGTTGTATTTATCGGATCATCAGGATTTGACAATGAACTGAGCCACTTCCCCTTCCTAGCCTTCTTGAGCAAAAAGATCCCGCCAGCAATAATTATGACGCTCAGCAAGATGACTGACAGGATGGGCATATCCCCAAATGCCCAAAATAGTATATCGAACAAGTATCCTCTCTCCGACGCCAAGACTAATCCGACAAAAGCTATCGTAAATATCGACAGCAGTCCTGCTCTCGTGTGCGTAGCCACCATCGCCCCTACCACTACAAGAAAAGACAGCAGGAACCAAGGAGAAACCTCAAATGATAAGAAGAATAGGAATGGTATGGTGCTTAAGAAGAACCCCGCCGCGTAGTTCGTGTTCCCGAGCGTCGATATCGCCCGGCTGTCTACGAAATTCTCATTTTGGAAGCATTCCGGGATTTTCTCTTTAGGCTTGTCCGCGTAGGCATCTTTCCTTGACTTAAGACGCTCATGGAATAGAGGGTCGAACCGGAATCTCTGCCCTATCCCATACAGGCACGTGAACATCGACACACAGAACACCGCCAGGGCTATCCCGACGAGTCCTACATTGCCAAAAGTGGAACCTATGCAAGAGGCAATTATAAAAGAGAATACGGAAGCGAAGATTAGGGGCACATCCCTCAGCGAGTTGTGGGGAACTGTGCTCCATGAGTTTGCTATCATTAGATAGGAGAAGAATCCTAGAGCGAGAATGCAGGAAAGATTAAGCGGGAACAGTCCCTGCCAAACAAGAAACACAAGAGCCAAGGAGATCCCGAACGAGGCGATCCCTATTTGAGGCAGAATGTAACCGTCGAGAAAACGCATAGGAGCGAACACCACCGGAGCAATAAGCAAAGTTGCTATAAAGAAAAGCAGCACCCAATCCAACCAAAACCTCCTCTAGAAGAATGTCTGACTCAATAGAGCATGAATATCTGCGCTACGCTATCACAAGTATCAGTAGCAGGTCGTTATTTTTTAGGTCCATGCGTCATGCTCTCAATGTGAGTTGCTCTTTATCAATCGCCGCAGCTAGCTTTGTCAGTTGCTGGTGCAGCGATTTTATGGCCCGGCATCTTTTCCGCTTTTGTTTATCAGGTATTTCAAAATATCATCCAGCTTCTTCTCGATTCGCAACTGATCACAACGATAAGATTCCAGCGAAACGTATTCTTTGTGCAAATTTGCGAAAGTCGATTGATGCCACGCCGTCATAAGCGTTAAAATGGTCAACAAAAGGCCAACAAGCCACATTAACGTTTTCTGATTCATTATCAGACCCTTTTCTGCCTCACCAGGGCACATAAAGCATAATCTCGGCAAGACCGATGAGAGACAGCAACACAAGAGCAAACCAGAGTGCTTTGCGAATCGCTGTCATTCCGTCCTCCTTCTGTCTTATTTATCAGGATCTCCTATTTTCGAGTCTGTCCAGTGCATGAGGTGCCAGATTTCATGGCCTAAAGCACATGGATCGTCTACCATGATGAGACTCTTGTAAATACTTCCGTGAATCCAAATCTGCTTCTGCCCATCCGTACTTGCCATCGCCGCGTTTGGAGCGTGAAGCATTGGCCCGCTGCCCTCGCCTTCGAGATGAATCGTGACCTGGGGCAATGTCACTATGTGCTCTTGAGCCAGAGGAGTTGCACAGCCAGCAAGAAGTAGAAATAGTATTAGCCACCAAGGTAGATGCATTTTACCCACTTGACGGTCTCGCCAGCTTCCCATTTGACGTTCTGCGTTATCTTGGCAACTGTCTTGTTGCGCACAATATCATCATCTTGAACCTCAACGCAGCCAGCCCTCGCTGAGGATATCAGAAGATCTCCAATTTCAAGATTTACGCCAGTGTTCACCACCTTGACAACTCCTGTGCCTATCGCAAGAACCATATCTCTGCCTTCTTTGTCCCTGCCTCCCCAGACGCCTATGGCCGCCTTACTGCCCTTAGTCCGGCAGATGCGACTCTTGAAAAGTTGTGGCTTGGTACTGGCCTCGTAGTAGGTCGCCGCAACAAGTTTCTGCACAGTCTCTCGTTTCTGAACCATTACTGGCGCAGGATTTGGCCCAGAAGGCGCTTGCTCTGCTTCAAATATAACCTCGCCCTTCTCGTTTCGCTTCTCCACCATCACTGGCTTTCCATTCTCATCGTAAACCGGTTGCTCTACATTCTCGAAGTGCGCCGCATCTTTCTCTCGCTTGGGCCAGTCGAGAACCGTGATAGGCTCATCAACAGCCTCCAGAAGATCGCCAACTTGCACCCTATCCTTGTCAGCATCAATGAGGCAGGTATAATGACTTCCCGTGAAAGTATTGTAGGCAATAACCCCTGCGACTTCAGTGCCGGCAATGGACCCCTCAGATCCTGTGGTCGAGCGGAAATCAACGTATGTGTCTGCTGTCGTCACGCTTGCCTGAATCGCATTTGCTTTTATTGTTATTCCAGTACCGTTGTCAGCCATCGTAAGTCTCATCGGATTCGCTATTGCTGTAACTGTTCCAACCGATACCGTGCCACTTACATCCAAAGCAGAGGCAGGCGCCGTCGTCCTGATGCCGACGTTGCCAGTTGCTCCTGCATAAATTACAGGCGAAGTATTTGCCGCCGTCCCACCTACTCCAACATTGCCACCAGTTCCTAAAAACAGTGGCACATAACCAATAGTTGCATCCCTCAAGATAAAACGCAAATTTTTATCTTCTAAAACTGAACAAGCAGCATCAGTGTTGAGTAGACTCCAATTTGGATTAAATTCTATATTTTGCCCCTGACGTTCCCATCGTTGAACACCAACAACATGCATAGTTCTCTGCGGACTCGTCGTCCCGATGCCGACATATGCCAAAAAGCTGGCCCCCTGACTGAATACCTGGGGCTTGGTGAAAGTATTGGGTCTATTGAGAATAGTATCCCAGCCTGGTTGGGCAAAAGCCATAATAGGAAGAAACAGGAGAAATAGAAGAAATAGAAGAACTCTTGAAGATAATACTTTTTTCATCTTTACCCCACAATCATACTGCAAGATAATGCTGCTGTGCATGGCCCTATGCCTGTCGCGTATGCACCTATCCTAATCCAGGGAAAAATTGACGGCCCGAATCCAGCGAAGTCACGCCCATCCCCAGCAGGCCCGGAAATGCTCGTGCCGGAAGTCTTAATGTAAGTCGTGGACATCGTGAACGTGCCCGTAGAACTTGTACAGCCAGACCAGGCGAAAGTAACAGCCCCGCCAGAAGTTATGTTCCACTCCAGGTTGAAGTAGCCCAGGTCCGCATGCCTCGTGATATCCAAGGCATCAGACCAGTTCCAGCCGCCTGAAGTGGCGGAGGTGATTACGTTCGGAAATATCTTCATGCTTCTCACCTCCGCTATGTCCCCACAGCTAGCCAGGCCACCGTGACACCGCATTCGCATGTCGCGGGAGCGCCAGCAGCGTTATAGGTGTAGATCGTCACGCCAGAGCCAGAGCTCAACGGAGCCCACACCGCAAGAGACGATGACGCCGCAGGAGCTCCGCCCTTGGTGCCCACCGAGTAGATATAAGGCCAGAAGTATTCCACGGTAGTCAATCCAGGCGTCACGGTCAAGACGATGCTATTTCCAGCAACTGCCCCAGCATTGGCAGTTGAGTAGTCAGCCTTGCCTTGGACGATTGTCCGGGTCTTGGCTGAATATGCCACAGGGTACGACACCTGCGAAGTCTCGGTTATTCCCCTAGCATCTATCGTGACGCCAGAGGGGACCACCGCGAGAGTAGTCCCCGACAGCACCCCATGCCCTTCCCTGGTCCCTCTCCCAATCCCATATCTCGCCATATCCTACCTCCCTACCTACCAGCCGAAGGCGGTCCAGGCGATTGAAGTCCCTTGGTGTGGCGTGGCCGGACCACCGGCAGCGTCGAAAGTATTTATGTTGCACACCGATGTTGTGCCAGTCCATGTGGCCCTCGACACCGTGCTCGTCGCAGTCCCGGTGTACTTGATCGAAAGCCATATATCAGATACGCCCGTTAGCCCAGTCGTTATAGCGAGCGACGCCCCTCCCGGACTCTTGTTATTAGCAGCGTCCGCGATGCCAGATACCATCTTGGTGTTTGTGCCCGCGTGCCGTATGAAGTAGTAAGAGCCAATCTGTATCCCCCCAGCATCTATCGTAACACCGGAAGGGGATACAGCCAGCGTTGTCCCGGACAGGATTCCATGGCCCATCCGGGTTCCTCTGCCAATTCCTGATCTTGCCATCTTAGTTCCTCCTTCTTTCGGCGGGTGAAACTATAGCCAACCGCCTTGCTTTTTGAGTAGATAGCATAACTACTTGTTATTGCCGCTTTTATGCAGTATTCTTGAAGCAATGCTTTACGTCAAGTGCGCCAACGCCACCATAGAACCGAACCTTGGTACTTGACTTGACATCCCTCTTGAATTCGTCATCCCCGCCAGGCGGCTTCGTGATCGTCTGCAAAGGCCAGACCTCAAGCCACACAAAGTCCTTGGCAAAGTTGCCCCAGTACCAGGTGCTGTCACTCTGCGCAGAAACGAATGGAGAACTAATCGGCGTAAACCTTCCCTTGAAGTAGTTCTCGGCATTCTCCGCGCTCTCAGGAGTCTTTACGCTGTTGGCCAGCTCCCAGGCTTCCTTCTGCAGAAGAATAGGCACCAGAACATAGACATTGTTCAAGTCTATGAACACATATCCGCCTGTCCCAGCCCCGAGGGAGTCGTTCTTCATGAGCTGAGCTTTCTTCATCACTTCCTCAAGCCCTGACTCGCAGAACGGATTGGCTGTGATCAAGTTCCCGTTAGTCGCAGAATAAAATGCTGTAGGAGTGCCAGAAGGCCTCCATACATCACCATTCAAATCCTGAACGCCAGCAAGAATTATCTCCTGTTTGTACTGAGCAGCCTCTTCGCCTATATCATTAGCTCGCATGAGGATTTGTCCAGTCTTGTCAAAAAAGATGGTCTCCTCTGTGATATCGATTCTCCGCCCATATTTCTTGTTTGGAATATCGACATATTTCTCGGACCTGGTCGAGTCCTTGTACTCGCCCCCTTCTGCCACCTCTTCCGGAGCCTCCGCAGAAGTCAACCCCGCAAAACGTTCGATCTGCATACGACTCGCCACTGTCGTAGTAAGCATTCCGCCAATGTCCGGGATGGCTTCGTATGCACTAATGACCTTCGCGTTGATAAGTTCGCCAGTCAATTTAGGAAACATAGAGCTGGTTATTGCTTCATTTACCATCCTTCCCGGCTCACAAGCCTCCCATATCTCCTTCAAGCTCATGTCCTCGGGCCGCAGCCTCTTGGACTTGAAGCTCTCGCGGAGTACCTGGCACGCGCCATCCTCTCCCCTTGCCTCGATGAGGTTTTTCAGGGCCTCACCTGTCTTATTCCGAAACATCCTTTCCTTTCACCTCCATTAGGAGATTTTTTTATCAGGCCCGAATGCAGTCCTGATCACGGCTTCTGCCGTCAGAGCGGAGTCCTTGTGCTCCGCGAAGTAACCGAGTGCCTTGGAGACCTCGGTCGTGTACATCACGTACTGATTGTACAAATCAGATCCTGTGGTCGTCCCGCTCGCCCCAAACATGTAGTTCGCTCGGACATTGTGCCCGGGCTTGAGGCTGAGGCGGTACTTCCCACCAGTCCCGACGGATACGTTAGAATCCGCGCCATCCGAGATTCCGTCCTTGTCCGACATCGCTATGCCCAAGAAGTAAGCCTTTGCCAAGGCCTTGTTCAGTTCCAGCGAGGATCCCGATCCTCGCAAATACGATATCGGATAGGTGAAATTTGTCGCTGTCGAAGCCCCGTTGTTCCGCAGCCCATCCGAACTGTCTAGGAACATTAGATCCCCAAGCTCCACCGTGACCCCTGAATCGGCAGTCACGAGGATGACTTCTGGATTTCCTTCTATCCACCTGTTGACGTTCATTCACTAAGTCGCTACTCCGGCAGGCCCGAACGCAGTCCGGATCTGGAAGTCCACATAGCTCGCCCCACTTTGGGTCTTGGTCACATACCCAAGATACGCAGTAGTAGCCTGGGCATCGCCCACAATAGCGACATGCTGATCACTAACCCCTGACGTACTCGTTGTCGCAGCGGAACTTACCGCACTGACCAAAGCCCCGACCGTGACCCCAGCCTTGTGTACCAAGGGGAAGCGAAATACGCCACTCTTGGTCACCGTGATGTTCTCGGTAACGCCAGACGGCGAACTTTCCATTGCTACCCCCAAGAAGTTGCTGATAAGAGCATACTCCCTAGCCGTAGCAGCAGTCGTGCAGGTTAAGCTCGTAAACGGATAGCCATAATTGTCGGCAGCCACACCATAGACGATTCCTGCCGTAGTGTTCAGAAACATCAGGTCTCCGGCCTCCACAACGATGTTTCCATGGATCGCGACTAACCCTTCCTCTGCATTGCCCTTCAAATATCTGTTATACGCAGTCAATCTCTCTTCTCACCTCCTTTCTTGTCTAACTTTTCACCATCGAAATAAAGTCCTCCACAGCCTCAGATACCTCCTGAGTACCGGAGAACGCCTTCTTGGTTCTCCCCAAGTCCTCAACGAACTGGTCCCCCGAGCCCTTGATCTTTCCCTTGCTCAAGGACAGGATCTTCTTGCGGTCCTCGACGCGCTGCTCGATCTGCTCCTTGATCGTAATGACCGCATCTCCATCACCCTTTTTCTCCTGGACGGCCCGCAGATCCTCAAGGAAGATCTCGGTCATGACCTCTTTAGGCAGCCCCTTCGTCGCCTCAAGGATCATCATCTCCTTTTCGGCCAGCCTTTCAGCTACCTCCTTCTCGTCGAGCCTGGTCTTAAGCCCTTTGATCTCCTCATCCTTCTGTCTTACGGACTCGGTCAATTCCATGACCTTGCCGTCCCGCTCCTGGATCTTGGCTTCAAACGCAGCCTTTTCCCTGCTCGCGCTTTCCTTCTGCTCCGCGAGGAGCGCCTCCACGATCTCAGAATGGTCTTTCCTCAACATCTCAACTGTGATTTCCATTGCTCCCTCGTCACCTCCTTTTTCCGCCTCCTTGCTTGCCTCAGACTGGGGAGAGCTTCCGACTCCAGTGCCCGCGTCTGTCCCCGCCTTCGGCACCCTCTTCTTTACCTCCTCTGCCAGTTCGTCGAATACAGCCATGATCTTGGACTTCTTCTGCTCCCAAGTCAGGCCCTTCTCCGTATCCTGCAAGATGCCGGTTATCATGTCCTGCGCGGTCCAACTCAGGTCACTGATCTCGCGCTGGATCTTGTCATTAGCTATCTTGTCCTTAAGCAGGCTCTCTGTGACCTGAAAGCCTTGCTGCAGGAGAAGCCACTCGGCAAAGTACTGTACCAACCCATCCTTTTCCTCCTTGGAATTCTGCTCCAATGCAGCCTCAAAGAGAGAAGTTGTAGTAGCTGCCGAGGCAACTAAATCAATGGATTTCAAAGACTCCACATCCGCGACGTTCTCCATTCCCTTCTCGTCACTAGCTGTCTTCACACGAGCATTGATGGAATTGCCAACATTAGCAGGCTTCATAACAGCTATGTCTTGCACAAGCGGGAAGTACTGCTCTCGCACAACCAGGTCAGCGAATACCTTGTCCCCCTGCTTACGTGGATTGACATAGACTCCAGCCCAGTCTCGCAAGTCGCGCACGCCCTCACGTTCCCTCAGCTCAGTCTTTGTAGGGTGATTCAGGTAACACTTCGTGCCATCGGCAAGCCTACAGATAGACTCTATAGCTCGATCTTGGTAAATGCGCTTGTTGGCAGACTCACGCCTGCCAAACACACATACGCCTTTGACGGTCCGGTTGTCCTTGTCTATAGAAGCCTCTGTCACGCCGTCAAAAAAGTCCGAAAAGTCCTCTCTCAAATCCGCTGATTTGACCAATCTCATTGCATACCTCATTTTCCAATCCTCATTAGAAGCTCTGGAAGCACTCATCTACAAATCCTAGAACCGCTATCTCTGCGTCATACTCATTGACATAGGATTCCCGCACACTTTCCTGGCCGATGTTGTACTTCTTCAGCAGGGCATCCAGCTTTGTTTTCACTTCGGAAGGGACATCCATAGGCGTGCCCGTCCTCGCCCCGGCTATCGCTGCTGATATCGCTCGCAAAGCACCGAGATTAATGTTCCCTTCTTCATCCTTATAAGGCAGGTGCCATTGATCCTTCGTCTTGCCATCTCCCTCGATCCACAAGAATGCGGACTTGGGCAAGGAAGACTTATCAACAGAAGCCCAAGACTTGGTGCTCACGCCCTCATAATAGTCGTCAAACTCGAAAATGGATTCCTTCCCGGAAGGCTTGCCAGACGCAGCCTCAAACGATCCGCCATGCGTCTTGCAATGTGCAGAAGCTGAAGCAGCGGTCCATACGTCCTTGGGATATCGGTAGGCTTGCTCTGCAGAAGACCCGCCGTCCTTCTTAGCAGCATACAAGACAGAATATTCCTTGCCGTCATGCTTGCGGGTATCTTGCCCATAGGTCTTAGGATCAAACTCGCTTGGGTCAGCGATTCTGCAGGTATGAAAATTAGGATAAGGCATTTCTGATTCTCCTTTTATATTCTCAGGTTGCATCGAGCCTTTCAAAATATAAAAGGAGGTCTTTCAGGACATAACTTTTAGGAGAGCAATGATAAAAGAAAGAGGATCAGGATTGTGCTTTTTTGGTGAGTTCGTCAACGGTAAGAACATCTGTGCTCGTAGCCATCTGGGACAACTTGATCTTGCCGGATTTCCATAAGGCATAACGCTTTTTGCCAAGAATATCTACGACTTCCTTGTCGTCAAGACCTTTCAGCCATTCCTCATATGTGATAGGAGCCTCCAAGGGCTTGCCCGCGAAGTAATTCTTCCTATTTTCAGGGGCTATATTGGGATTCAGAGACTTGTCCCCAAGCTCTTCCCAAGACTTCGTGACGGGCGAGTAGATACATCTGCACTGGGGATGGATAGGCAGAACCGGCCCCTTGTGATCCCCATTGGGCAAGAACGGGAAGATCTTGCCGTCCTGAGCTCCACATATCAGGCAAGTCCTATTATCAAGAGTTGCCACATACTGCGCTCCCTTGAGGATATCCCGATTGTTGAAGAAAATCTGTCTGGCGACTTGGTTGCTGACATAGAGTATCTCGGAGCGGGCTATCATCATGGCTCTGCGCTTGATCACATCGGCAGCCGCACCCTCAAGTCCCTTTCTTACAGGATCAATGAGTCTCCTGGCAGCCCTAACTATGTCCTCGCCCTGCATTATGCTCTGTGTTAATTCGCCGAGCATCAACTTTACGGCCTGGGAGTTGCCCCACAAGATCTTTTCTCCTATGGACTCGCCGCGCAGCGGGCTGTTCAGGATCGTATCTACTTGCCAGAACGGGATGGAAGTGACGTTGACGCCAATCGTGCCGAAGGTCTTGCTCAAGGAATCCTGGATCATTGCGGCATCATGATTGGCCACGTTAAGCATGACACTTCCAAGTATGCCTGTAGCCTCAGCGGCGGCGACTTGCAGCACAGCGTCTATCTCGGCCATCTGCGCTCGGAGCCTTTGCAAAGCCCAGGGCACATCCTTCCCCGCTATCTTCCCCTCAAGGGACACGATCTTGCTGTAGATCTCGTCCTTGGCTCGCAGATATGGAGCAAGCATCTGCTGGATTGTGCCATTCTCAACTTTGTAGAGGTAATGGCTATGCTTCAGGAGGAGGTCACGGAAGGATTCAGATGCGGATTTGGGAGGCATCTACTCTGCCTCGTAGACGACATCATTATCCTGACCGGGATATTTCTTAGCGTGAATAAACCTGTTGACGATAATATCCATAGGTATGTGCTCGAATGCGGAGCAGGAATTCCTGCTCTTGTAATGCTTGCAACTATCGCATTGAAACTCCCCGAAGAAGTCCTCCGGATCTACCATGTTTGAGACAGCTCGCCTTATGGCTTCCTGTTTTTCTTCCATGTCTATCCTTTCTCAAGGATCTCAGGACCCGACAGGAATTCCCCGAAACATTCGAATACAAACCTATTCACAGCATCCACTATGTCCAACCTGAATATCCTCTATATATTATACTACGCTTTCGAGAATTCTTTAGGGTCGAACCCCAAAAGTTCTACCACATCAGGAGGCGTCTTATCCAGTTCCTCATCGTCAGGGTCCGGGTCAAGGTCTGCATACTTCCGCCAATCTATGGGCGGGCTGTTCAAGTATTCTTCCCATTCATCCAATGTCATCTTATTCGACATTTGCGCTCTTCCTCCATTTTATAAAGACTTTTGGATTGATGTAGGATTGCAACGCTATCGTCGGGGTATTGCCTAGCTTCTTAGATACAACTTCAGCCACTTGTCGAACAGCAGCCTTGTACTGCGTAGCGTTTTTTGGAATTGCCATTCCCGCTATCGTATCCTTTGCCGTATTGGTCCCGACATAAGTCCGCAGGTCCTTCGTCTTGAATCCTCCGCCGTCGAACTTCTTGATATAGGCCAGGAGCGATTCACCAGATACTCTGGAGAACAATCGCCCTGTCTCCCCAGCTTGCTTGGCCTTCGCCTTCAGCATAGAAGCGACTTTTGAATCTGTTATCGGAATGTCCTGATTGACTCCCTTCTTGCCCACGAATTTCAGGGACACATCGCCCTTGGAATCAACGTTAACGTGCCTTCCCTCTAATGTAGTAGCACCATAGGCCTTGACCTTAGCGTGAGTGTCAACATCATAGCCTGGCCTTATTGCCGTATGCATCACCAAAGAGGCACAGTCCGCATGTTCAGCTATTTTTATATCCTTTGACTTCTGGTTTCTCGCATTTTCCCCAGTGATAGCATTGAACTTCTTCTCAAGTTCATCAACCCTGTCAAACTTGACCTTTGCGGACAGCTTAGTGCGCTCGGCCTCAGCCTTGAGAATATCAGCAGCACCAACTGTCTTCTTTCCCACCCTCTGGCCGATAAGTTCAGAAGGTCCGGCTAGCACTCGGCCCTTGTTTGCCCCCCTGTCTCCAATATAAACATGGCGACCGGTATGTGTTGTTATCCAATGCCCGCCTTTCAAGCCCGTACCGGGGACTTTCTCCTGAATATAAGCGGAAAAAGGCGAACATTCGCTCGTGAATTCCTCAACGGCCTCATAAACTTCTTTCCTATTCATCTTCTTCTGGCATACTCCCGTACTGATTCACCGGGGCCTTTGGCATGTTGAATCCTGCGCCCTGCTGCGGAATCTGCCCAGGGACAGGCCCCGGCACAGGCGGAACCCCCAGTTTGCTTGGAATGTTGCCCTCCTCCGCATCCTCCTCCTCGATGTAGAGTTTCTCCTGATCATTGTCCAAGCCCATCTTGGCCCGCCATGTCCTCTTACTCATTATACGGTACTTCTGCTGAATTTCGTATGCCTCGGCCATTTCCTTCAGGTTCGCTGCTATCATTGGTGGGAACTCTACCGCGCAGGTGGTTTCCGTGTCGCTAGGGAGCATCCCGGCATCGATCTTAGTCTGGATCACCAGTTCAAAAAGCTCCTGGTAGAATGACGTAAAGAAGTCCTGCCAGTCCTCAACCTCGCGGACCCAGGGATTCTGCGCAACCATCGTGGATGCAAAGTTTGCATTCTCGTAGGAGGAAGTCAGTAACATCTCGGGAAACCCAACGCCCGTAGCGATTGATAAGAGCATGGAGCGCCCATCCTCGGCCACGTCAGAAGCGTTGATGTTGGGGGATAGCATCTCATAACTAATCCCCTTACTCGCCGTGATGACCGTCCCTCGCTCCAGCATCTTCTGTCTCTTGTAAGATTCAGGCATCCTTGTGGATAGTCCTTCCTCCCGGATGCTTTTCACGGTCCCGGCAGGCGCATCAACCTTCTTGACGAGGGTTATTGCAGTGCGGATCTTGTTCAGAACAATCCTGTCCAGCAGCCACTCCTCATATTGCTTCAGCCTCTTGGCGCACACGCGGTAGATCGTGACCCCTCGCTTCTGGTCTGCGTCGCAGAACACTTTTATGTGAATGATCTCATCGGCGGGGATGGCCTCGAACTCACCCCTGCCAAGGGACTGTCCTTTCCTGTCCACCTTCTGCTTGTAGTACACGACAGGCGTCTCGATGTCATCCGGGTCAGTCTCTATACCAAAAGACTTCCCGTCATCCATCCCTCCGGAGGGATCAGATATGAGGGAGGCCCGTATGAAGCGGATCTTGACCGTGCCGTCCGTTTCGTCAACGAACTTGCGCAGGAACACCTCGCCATCCCGGAACGTGCGGGATACTATCTCCTTCTCCCGCTGGTTCATCTTGTTGAGCTTGCGAAACTCTTGCCAGGTCTTCTTGACTTCCGGATTGGCATCATCAGGAATGATAGTCGGACCCTTGCCCAGGACGAACTTGGCGAGGTTGCGTACAATACTGCGGGCAAACAAGTTCTCATGGTACAGTTTGTATGCAGAAGCCTGCACAGTCTCGTGCTCAGTCTCGGTTGGCCGCTCCCCTGCCTGACCTACGAGCATCCAGCCTCGCTCCAAATCCTCGTCAACCACGATATTCCTAGCCTCAAGGACGAGGCCTAGCTCCCTTGTGGCCACCTCATACTGTTTAGTCTCATACTCATTCCGGCGAAGCTCAAGAGCCTCGCGAGACTGCCTCAGAGTAGAAGACTTTCTTATTTTGCTGTTGTCCATACCATCATCTCCATGGTTAAAGATCTCAAAATATAAAAGGTAGGGCCAGGAATGCTAACTTTTAGCGCGTGACACCACTCACGCCCAGGACGGAGCAAATGACAGCCTTGAATCCCTTCTTGACATGAAAATAGGCATTCGTGTTCAGGCCTGGCCGAGCCGTTACCTGTCTATCATTGCGGGAGCACAAGGACAGCAAGGCGTCGTCCCAGACTATCTTGTAAAGTTCTGGCATAGCCTCCCGGAACTGGTATAAGGACAGTAGGTTCTCGAAAGGCGCGGTCTCGGCCAACTCGGAGAGAGCCAGCGTGTTCTGCAAGTCCTCTATCGGTAAGAACACATGGTCCTTCTTGGCGTAATGCGAAAGCAGAAAATACCTGGAATAATCGTAAAAATGCTTGGGCACGGGAATGTCGTAATTCCGATAGCGATCCAGACAGAAGCAGAATGCATCCCAACTCGCGGAAAGGCGCTCCTGGTATGACTCGAACCTCTTCCACCGGGCAAGTATCGTCGTGACCCAGATCATCATAAAGTCCGACATCAGGGAATAAATCGCATTGCGGCATTCGGCCACACAGCTACCGTCAGCCCCAGAAGACACCAGTGCCGAATAGCGCCGTATGCCGTCCTTAACCTGGTCCTGGATCTCATAGGACATCGGCTTGCGCTTAGCCAAACCAATAACCTCCTTGCTCTATGTCCTCAAATTCAGGCGTGAACAGCTCTCGAAAGTACGGGTAGGCACTCTCTAGCACATACCTATCAACATCCATGCCATGGTCGTGTGCCTTCTCAGGTTCCTTCCTGTTCACGCGCCCATCCGCAAGCCGCTTGTACTTGTATCGCCCGAATTCCACGTCCGTGCTCTCAAGTTCCTCATCATCACAGTCTAGGTACCCCTCGTGGATGAAGTAATGTGCCTGCCCAGCGATAAACTGCAGGTGCGAGCGGACAGTGCTTATCCCTGCCTCCACCGCGTTCACAGCAGACAATGTGGGCAAGCCGTAAGTCATCTCCAAGTCCATCCTTTCCTGCTTTGCCGACGGATCAGCCCATATTGGCATGTCCACCCTCCAGTACTGCGAACCCTTGATCTTGGAAACGTGCTCTTCCAATGTAGCAGAGCCCGACCTGTACTCGTAGACGAGATGGAATGTGATCTTCTCTCGAACCAGATCGTCCGTCCCTGCCTCCTCTACAGCCTTGCGAAACTTGCTTACGTCACACATGAAGACCTTGAATACAAACGGATGCCCAGGACTGCTCCCGAAGTCTATCCCCCCTGCATGCACGATATCCTTGCCCTTCAGGTCAATTGGGGGAAGGAAATGCTTTTCCCTGTCCCAGTACCCGCCATATACATAGATCTGACGCGAAGGCCTCAGGTTGAACCATTCCGCTTCTAGCACATCCCTGTCCAGGGTTATCACTTTGTCTATGAAGTCATCTATACGGTAGAACCCACTCCCATTATGTGCCCTGCCCTTGCATACCTCAACTATCGGACAGTCCCCGAACACTTTGTCGCTTGCGCATAGGCGTGTACACTTCTGGATGATATCCAGGATGCACCACTCGTAGATGACCAGCCCGCCTTGCTTGCGCCTGTCCTTCGCTGCAAGGTCTAAAAGACGCTGCATAGTTCCAGAGTCTGTCTTCCTTGTAGAAGAAAATGCCATCTGAGACATTATCTCCCGGCCAGTGGCCACGGACTGCGAAGTCATGGACATGCTGATCCCCTGCTGAAGCACCGACCAGTCCATCAACTCCACCTCATCAACGCGCAGCTTATTAGGATGGCTGGAGTTCAGGCCCTTAAATGAGCCTGTTATGATCTCTAAGGAACTTTGGTTTCTATACAAGGTCAGACTCCTGGTGGGCTCCTTGAGGAGCAAGTCCTGCAGGAAGTCGTTAGAGTTGTGGAAACCGAGGAAGTACTTGTACATCCTGCCCGCCTGATCCCTGCTGGCCCCCGCAGAGGCTATCTCGCACCCAGGCTTGAATGCCATATCCAGATGATTCAGAATAGCCATGTCAATCGTCTTGCCCCCCGTCCTGTTGGCAAATGCGATAGCACTCCGCACTTTCTCGAAGAACATGTCAGCGACGAACGTGAATGGCGCTACATGGTTGCGGCAGAACCGCGAGCCCCCGCGCGGGATCACGTAGCCTAAAAACGCCCGAATATAGAAATGCAGTACATCCTCATGCCGAATACCCTCTCGCAAGAATGATTCAAGCACCCACTCATAATAAGATGCTTTATCATCCCGGCGCAGGACTTCCTCACATACCCGCGCAAATGTGTCTCGATTGGCAGCTACAGCCTGGAATGCTCTGCCCTCCGAGTTGAACCGGATGATGTTGTGAACCAGCTCCTCGGTGGATAGCAAATTAAGCCTCATCCCGCTCCCTCCATATCATTATATATATATATGAAGACGCGCCCATATCATTATATATATGAAGACGCGCCTTGCTCATCTGGCCCCCAGCCTTTCCTTGATCAGGTCGATTACTAATTCTGGCTTGTGCCACCGGATCTCGCTCTCCCATAATTGATCTACCTCCTTCTCAGTCTTGCCCCTATACCTGAGCACAATCTCGCCGTCTTCCAACGATATGCTTACGCCCGATGCTCTTATCCTGCGTAACCTCGTGCCCGGCATGACCTGGGGCATCTCCAGTGGCGAATTGCGGAACATTTCAATTCTCCGTCAGATCTTCCTAAAATTGAGACTAACTTCACGGAAAAGCATCCCATTCGTCTCGCTGCCAACCTAACGGTACGCTAAGAAAGCAGGGAGGTAAATAGTAAGAATAGAAAAACCCGCACATCCGCAGGCATTGCTTGCCTGATGCTATCCCATATATAGGCCTCCAGCAGCATTGCAGACATAGAGCACAAAAGGGAGAAAGGCCGACAGGACAATCAAACTTTTCCATAAGCATTCCCAAGAATCAGTCAGGAGAAAGAAACTCCGATATCATACGAGAAGTCTCTAAAAGAACTCCTGCCATAATTTTTATCTAAAACTGAAAATAGCAATTCTAGCATTGTATGGAAACCTCAAAGGAATGACCCAACCAAATTTTTCTGATTTGACAGAGGGATTCCAGTACCAAATTTTTCCCAGAAAGCCGTACTCGGAAAGGAATTCCGATAGCAAATTTTTCCCAGAAAGCCGTACTCGGAAAGGAATTCCGATAGCAAATTTTTCCCAGAAAGCCGTACTCGGAAAGGAATTCC